TTAATAGCCCAAGTGCGGGCAGATTTGGGATCATACGGAGGATTTGAAACGATTCAAGGAGGAAATGCTTTGCATCATTATAATTCATTGACTCTCAGAATGAGACGAGGTCCCAAAGCAGATTGGCCTATGAAGGGCAAAGATCCTATTGGATTCAGCATGGTTATCAAAGTGGAAAAGACCAAATTGGGAGCAAATGAAATGGCTCAATTCAGAATTCCATTTATATATGGCGAAGGCATATCGGTATCCAGACTTGCCGTTCAGGAGGCGGTATCAAATGGAATCATTAAAAAGCAAGGCAGTTGGTATATCTATGGTGATAGAAAAATTCAAGGATACGAAGCATTTTTAGATTCTTTAAGCGAAAAAGATATTGAGAAACTGTTGGAGGTAACAGATGAAAAAGAAGATTAAAGATCCTGAAAAACAGATCGAACGATTGGTGAATAAAGTAGAACGATTGGATGCTCAGCTTTCTATGGCAAGATCAGAAGTCCAAAAACTCCGTGGAAATGTAATAATTAGTTGGGATCCGCATGAGAAAGAGCAAACGTGCGCCGGCAGTTATGGATTAGGTCATTTCGTGCCAGGCGAAAGAGTTATGATTATTGGCAAAATTATTAGATCATTTGCAGAAATTGATGAAAAATGTGGAAATAAGCGCAGTGGGATAACGTATAAAGTGTTGGAGACCCGAAGGATCGGGGAATGAACACGAAATGTCCTAAAGATTAGAAAAAATTGATTTCTGCATCAAGTACAGATTAGAAAGGAGGTAATAATGGAAGAGTTTAGAGAAGAACTTGAGCGCCTAATTAATAAGTATTCATGTGAGAATGAATCGGATACACCTGATTTCATTCTGGCGGAATATCTGTATGATTGCCTTAACGCTTTTGATTCGGCAGTTAGAAAGCGTGAAACGTGGTGGGGTCGTAAACAGGAAGAACCATCAAAACAAACAGTAGAAGAGGCTAAAGCCACAGAGAGCCTTGTTAAGAACTTTACCAAGGAGGATATGAGAACTTACTTGCGGATCAAAGAAGAATAATAAATAACCATTAACAAAGAAGGAGGCATTGTAAAATGCAAACAGGTCCAAATACTATGTCAGAAAGAGAAAGGCTCCGGCAGTTGGAGCAATTCAGAGATATGCTCATGCCAAATTTGTCCAATATGGAAAAAAATATTTATGGAGCATTGAATCAAATTTCCTTCAGCATTGCAGCAGTAGTCGAAGCATTGAAAGCTAAGGGCGCACTTACTGATGAAGAAATAAAAGAGCAAGCGGAGAAGCTTAAGAAAGTTATTGAAGAGCAACAAAAACAAACAGAGAATCAAAATAAAATCGTTGTTCCAGGTCAGTCGGAAGGACCAAAGATAGTATCTCAGGAGGAATTGGCCAATTTAAAAGCCGATTTGCCAGCTCCGGACAATGAAAAAGGTCCAAAACCCGAAGGAAAAGATAATACAGCCTTGGCAAGATGATGAATAAAAATTTATGAATTTCAGGTAATATAAATTAAGATCAAATTATCTGGTTTTTGGAGGCAATATGCTGCCTAACACGTTTCAACAGGCATGCATATTTACGGCAGAGAAATATCTATCAGCAGTGGAATATAATAATTCTTTGAACTCAAAGGACTATTTAAGTACCGCGGATTCGATTTTATCAAAGATTCATAGACACATGGAAGATGATGAGTCGGGCAAGCGTCAAAGATTCTTTGGATGGTCAAAAATGGCCACATTGGCACTTCATTGCCTGATAGCCCAATCGGTGATCAAATCCAGGCCTTTTGAAGAAGTAAGATCTGCCGTCATATGTAATGCTTTAGAATTAATGTTTAAGAAACAACATGATTATGGGCATGGAAATATTATGAAGTTCGGAGAATTTGGCGTATTGGTAAGGATCAATGACAAAATTGCTCGGCTTCAGAATTTATATATCCGAGGAGATGATCCACAGAACGAATCTCTTATTGACAGTTGGATAGATCTGTTCAATTATTCCATTATTTCCCTTTTATTGCACTTAAATATATTTACTCTTCCATTTGATGAAAATTTCGATTGGAAAACTATATCTGAATAGGATAGAGTTTACCAGGGAACTGGGCGCATCAATTCATACAATTGAGGATTATGGTTCGAATTACGGATCCTCAACATATTTTTATGGATATTTGAATTATATGTATCTTCATTGCATTGAAAATGGAACAGAAATTAAATTCAGAATTCCATTTGAGGATGGACAATTTAATTTTACAGAATTGCAATGTTATTTGGGAAAATATAATATAAAGATGTGTCCACCTGTAGAATATTTGGAACTATTTTTATGAGAGATATCTATATAGGACAGTGGTTCAGATGTCAAATGGGACTTGGGAAAATAATATCCAAATTTGATTTATGGCATCATCCCGAATATCTCAAGGGAACTTATAAATGTGTCATATTTGGGAAAATAACTCATATTACATGGTTTCATCGGAAGGAAGTTAAACTGTTCAAATTTCTAAATTGCCCAGAATATTATAATATTATGATATTATATGGAAATAGTAATTAAACATCAACGATCATTTCGAAATATTCAATCAATAGGTTCACCTAACGTAGCGACGCCCGGATTTGCGGTGCCAGGATTTGCTGAGGAATCCTGGATAATAGCAGATCAAGGCAATAAATTTGAATTTCTTAGAGTTGGTGATGAATTGGTGCTAACAAAATGCACCATATTTTCTTCACCATCTGTAGGATTTGGTGCATTTATAAGTTATTTGGATTTATTTTATGATATTTCTATCGATGATATAGGTAATTTGAAAGGAATTAAATGAAGGTACCTTTAACCGCATATTATACCCATCAACTTTTAATAATGCATAAGAAACGTCTTACAAAGATTCCTGCACCTATGATGCCATATATTTTAACAACGAAAAAATCAAAATCTGCGGCCAAGAACTTGAAACTTATTGATCTGGGTTCAAAAACCGAGAAAAATGTATATGTATACGAGTTCAGGAGTGATGCGGATGCAGCGGAAAAAGCTATCAGTTTAAAGAATTTGGGACATGATGTGAGTTATCTTAGGTTTCTCGAGGCGATGTTTGTTGATCATCCAGATTTTTTTAGAAAGTATGAGAATGGGATGCCAGATGTTATGGCATTTGATATTGAAGTTCTTACCAACGGTTCCGGAATTTTTCCGAATCCAAATAATAATCCTATTATATGTATTGGCGCAAAATATATGGATGAACCGGAGGTTGTATTTGAGATTTCATTGAAAGATCTCAAGCGCCCATATCCTGATGAGAGGATCATAATAGAATTTTTAGAATATTTTAGGGAAAAGAATCCAGATATCTTGATAACTTATAATGGCAGAAGATTTGACATTCCATTTCTAATTACTAGATCGCAATATTGTGGTATTAATTTGTCAGATTTTTCAAGAATTCCATCGAATTGGGAAGATAAAGAAACATCTAGGATTCCAGGTCATGTACATTATGATATTTTCAATACTGATACTGATAGAGATCAATCAATGCTGGGCATAAAAAATAAAAAACTGAAAACGGTAGCTGAATGGTTTAAAATCCCCCATGAAGAATTGACTAATGACGAACTTACCAATACCGAACAATTGATTGGAACAGAAAAACTTAGAGAATATCAGAAATCGGATGTGAATCTTCTATGGGAATTATATAAAATCTATATGCCTTTACATTTAAGTACTGCAGAGATTATGGGAATTCCCCTTGAATTTATTATAAATGACTATCCTTCATTTGTGCCAAAAATAATGTCCGCGAGAAAACTAAGAAGCGCTGGATACATACCATTGGATTCCAATTTCAAAAGATATCATGAATTGGAAGGTAAGTACCAGGCCGCATATGTAGATATTTTGAAACATGGATTCATAAGTAAAGTTTATAAATTAGATTTCTCAGGATTTTATCCATCTACAATGGTGAATTTTGGACTCAGCCCGGAAACAACCAAATTAGTTAAGATGATGAAATTTACTAATGAAGATGATTTTAAATTCAAATTGAAAAATAATCAATTATGGCTACAAATCCCAGATAAAAATCTTCAGAAAAATTTAATCATTCGGGTTGATCAATCCAAGCCAGGATTAATTTCAGATGAGCTCCGATTACTGATGGATAACAGATTTAAATTGAAAGCAAAAATCAAAGATGCTTCTTTGGATGAGGCAAACAAGATAAAAGCCATTACTGATACGCTCAAGGTTCAAATAAACAGTATCTACGGGATTCAGGGACTTGGTAGTACGGAATATGGAGATTTGAGCACAGCTATTGCAATTGTCGGGATTTGCCGATGGATTATCAAGCAATTGGTTGATAAATATCGTGATAAAGTTATTGAAGTGGATAGTGTCACAGGGCAAACGCCAATATGTATCAGACGGGATCAGAAATACGTAGATTTCGTTCCAATTGAAGAACTGATTCCAAAAGGATATCACAGATATTATAATATTCCAAAAAATATTGAAGTTTTTACTCGGAATGGCTGGAAGGGAATAAACTATGTGAAAAGACATAAAGTCCAAAAGCAGATATATAGGATTAATACAACCAATGGTTACGTTGAAGCAACGGAAGATCATTCGCTTTTTCATAGAAATGGACAAGAAGTAACACCGAAGAATTTATTTCCTCAAGATGAAATTGAAATTAAGGCGTTGCCGAAATCTGAACTCGATACTGATATATCTGAAGATTTTGCGTGGTTTCTGGGATTTCTATTAGCAGAAGGATCTGTAACGATAGATAATCGCCCAAGATATCAAGTCGTATTTTCGAACCAAAACTTAGAATATTTGAATCGAATAAATAAAATATTCGAATCTCGGTACATGGTTAACATGCATTTATATGATACTATGAAATCATCCAATTGTTACAAATTAGAGAAGGATCATAAGTTTGCGGCTACTGAATTGAAACATCTTTGCTACACAAAAGGAAATTGGAAAAAGGTTCCTTTGCCAGTTTTAAATGGTACCGAAAAGATTAAAAAAGCTTTTTTGAAAGGATTGTGGGATGGAGATGGATATATTAATATTACAAAGAAACAGCATATCGAATCAATAGATTCTATTCATCATACACTATTCGCTGGGATTCAATACATCCTAAATTCTGCAGGTCAGGAAAGTGGTGTTATAATAAGAGATGATAAAATTAATATTCTAACCTTAAGAAAGAAAATGTCTCGATCTCACAATGTTTCTGTCAATCAACATTTGGTGAAAAAAATCAAAAAATTGACTTCCGAATCAACTGAAGTTTATGATATTTCAACAGAAGATGGTACATTTGTATGCGGAATCGGTGGAATAGTATTACACAATACTGATGGCGTGTACATTGATTCCGATATCAATGTTAAAGACGCAGAAAAGTTTATCTACAATTTGATTCGGCCAATTACTTCTGTGAAGGATCTTATAGTGAATTTAGACCGAGAAGTTTATGGTTCGGGATATTTTCATTTATCTAAAAATTATTTATATAGAGAACTTAAAGAGGGTAGAATTATATTTCATGGCGTTGCCTTCAAATCATCGCGACATTGCTTGTTATATGATAAGATCTTGACCATGGTTGCAGATATGATTTTGGAGGAAGAAGGCAAAGATATAATTTGGGAAGCAGTATCAAAATATATGGATTTGGAAAAATATCCATTAAATTATTTTATTATGACAACAAGAATCAATAAGCCAATTTTTGATTATATAAATGAAAATTGCCTACAAAGAAGATTGGCAGAGCAAGCCAGGAAAGCTCTTGAGATTGAACCCTATTTGGGAATGCAGATCGAATATGTGGTTACGAAAGGAAAAAATTATAACATATCCGCATTGGTAACTGATAAAGCTAAAATCGATCATAAATATTACGTTCAAGAAATATATAAAGCATTAAAACTATTTGGATTAGAAGAAATTCATCAAAATGATTTATTTGGAGGGTCATAATGGATCAAAATTTTGTAGAAGGAGCTTTACCAACAGATGAGCAATATGAAGAGATGATGGATCAGTATGTACAGGAAACTAAGGAAAGAAATTCATCCTCAATGATAGTCGAAATAAATGGAGTTCGAGTTTACCTAGAATCAGGAATGGGCGTTACAATTTCCAGGTGGATAAAATGCATATAGAAGAATATATCAAAAAACAAATAGAAAAATTTGCATCTTCCAGTTTAACATTAGAAGAGGAGATGACCTTAGCAATAACAATGGAAGACTGCAGGAATAAAATTTTGAAACGAATTTATGATAAAAGATATTTCATTGATAATCTTATAGAGGATATTAAAAAAATTCATCCGAAATCCAGGTATACATTACTGGATGGATTTACTGCAAAGACTATGCAAACTAAGGAGTTAATTGGATTAATCAAGAGATATGTTAATAATCCAAGTCTGCAATTGGCAAACAAGATTGAGTTTGATTATGTTTATATATCAAAAATTGCAGAAAATGAATCCAAAAGTCTAAAAGTTAAATCAATTTTGAAATCATATTACAATGCTAGGGATAAACTTATAGAATCTAATGTTAAAAAGTTACTTCCGATCTGTTATCAATATGTGGGAAACACTTCATTTGAAGATATATATCAGACAATGATATTCGCAATGATTAAAGCAAGCGGAAAATATTCCAGTGCTATGGGCTTTCATTTTGGCACATTTGCCACTTGGTGGGTAAGACATGAATTACAAAAATATACCAGAAGGGATGTGACTATTGAGATTCCATTTAATAAGTATAAAGAACATAGTATAAATGAGCGGGAACTGAATAGGAAAGAACAAAAAGAATGCAGAAATATTCTGAATCCTTGCAAGCATCCAACATTTATTTCTGAAATAGAAAATGAGGAAGGTGAAATGGTTCCGGTTTTTGATATGATTGATCATGGAAATACTGGCAATGAATATATTTTGATTTTAAAAGCTATAATAAAACGAAAAATGCAAAATTTGAGAAAAAATCATCAATATATACTATCAAATCTAATTGGTTTAGATGGTCCTCCGGTGGGGGTAGATAAACTTGCTGCTGAATTGAATATCTCGCCAAAAAATGTGGTCAAGCAAGTCAAATATGCCCTACGAAAATTGAAGCTAAGTGCTGAAATAAAATTTCCAAGATGAGGAAAAAAATATGATTAAAAATTATGACGACTTTGTAGAAAAGGTAATCCGGACTTATGTTGAGGCTTATGCTATAGACATTTGGGAGAAAATCAAAAAAATATTCGAACAAATGGAACCGAGAACAACGCTAATTCATACAATGAATGAAGTATTGCGCAAGCATCGACAAGAAGCTGAAACATTCGTAAATAGTGTTTTAAATCAAATTGATGGATTAGCCAAAAATGACAAAGATGAGCTAGGTTATGAAATGCTTAATAGATTGACGGAACGTATGAAAGTTACATTGTGGGAATTTTACTGGGATGATCAGCTGGAGAATCTAACTAAGAATTTGGATTTAAATTTTGCGGTGCTTGAAGATTAAGAAAGAAAATATGATATCAATTAGCCATCTTTTTGGCATTGATTCTTGTATATTGAAGAAATCCATTGAATAAATTCATTAAAATTTAAATTCATTTTTGCTCTGTTGCAAAAATAACAGATTATCTTAGTATTATCAAGAGATAAGGTCGGCTCATTATTAATCCTATCTAATGTTGGGGAATCATGAAGTTGTCGACCCTTGTTTTGGAGGTCCCAATTTAGTAATTTACCACAATATTGACAATGGGTAGTTTTTTCGGCTAAATTTTCTAATTCGTCAATTGATATATTAACTATAAATCTATGGTATCTATGAGAAGAAATTGAACTTATGGCCCAGCGTCGATATGGATGATCCAAACTCCATTGTTGATTTTTCTGTTTAACCATTGGATTTGCTCTATAAATTTTCATTCGAGCGTTTATACATGATTTACATATATTTCTAACCCCATATTTGCAACCTTTAGCTTTATGGAACTCAGTAATGGATTTAATTTCACCACATTTTTTACATTGTTTGGTTATATTATCCATCTTTTTGGCATAAGTTACGAAATAAACAGTAATTACAATTCCAATCGCTTAATGACTTTCCAGATTTTATCCGGTGTTTGGCAGTCTTTGATAGCTTACCAAGTTGATCTAAATATTTAATATGATCTTTACTATATACAGGGCGGTAATCCCTGGGAGGAAGAGTATTTGATTCTACATACTGATCAAGCTGATTATATCTTTGCATAATTCTTGAAATTGAAATATTTATATCAGATTCGCCATTAATTATTGCGATTTTATCATCGGTATATTGATTGTTCCGATTTGTTCTATAGGATTTGAGTTCGATTCTATGTTCAACAATGTTCATGTCTCCGCGATCAATATATCGAATTTTTGAATATGGAACATTATCGAAAATATCCAAATATAACATGAGTTGAAGGGTATGATTCAATTTGGGGCGTCCAACATTTCTCATGTTTCCTTCAAGATCTCTTTTAGCCAAATAGCCATAATAGGATTTGATATCGATAATGATTTCATCCCCATTATCCTTATATAAAGCATCAATTTCAGCACTAATCCAGATGGTTCCAAATTGTTTCTTTTTCTTGATATTGTGTCCGATTAAAATATCAGCTTCACGGGCATATTCATGTTCTTGCTGCTCAATTATTCTACCAGTTTCAATTTTGCGCATTTGATTAGGAGTCATGTGATTAGTAACTTTGTACTGCTTAATTCCATAGAAGCACGCGCGGAGACATTTCCCATGGACAAATGGATTTCCTAATTTATCCGGCAATACTATTGAAGCTTCACTGGGCCAATAATTATGAGCATCTCTGGGTTTAGATTCTCTATTCACAATTCGATCATATATCGCAGAATCTATAATGTTTGTGAAATTGATAATATCCTCCTTTTTGAATTCATTCATTCCTTTTTAAATTCATTGATATTCCCGAGTGCAGTGCATAGAACAAGTGATAATTGTTTTCCTATCATTTCTTCTAATCCAATAAGTTCTTTTATTTGATCAGTATCAGGTTCTTCTTGAGCCGCATGTAAATCTCTTTGCACCTGAATTTCAATTAACTTATTACTTAATTTTTCATATTCGATCAAACAGGATTCGACATACGTGATTAGTTCTCGCAATTTATTATATTGTTTTGCATTTTCCATAGTTTATTTCCTAACTATTAAATTTGAAATATATTAATCTACAATATTCTATAAATTCATTTAAAGTTCTATTTTGTTTAGTCGAATTGCATTTATGGCATACAATCCAAACTGTATCTTTTGATATCACTTTCCCATTGTCTATTCTATCCATAGTTGGGCTATTACCAGAAAGATGTTTTTTACCTCGAGACCAATTAAGTTTTGTTCCGCACAAAGGACAATTGTCCACAGAATTCGCAATTTTAAACAATTCATTGGTTGTTATTTGAATATCAAAATCGCGTTGTCGGTGACTATAAATTGTTTCCATACACCATAATTTTCTTGGATTTGAATCTTTATAATAATTTTTCATATATTTCTGATCACACCATTTGCATGTATGACGGAGACCATCTTTTCTTGTGGAATCTTTGTAAAATTCAGATTCTTCCAAAAACCTTTTACATTTAAAACATTTTTTCAAATTAATCTCCTTACTTATTGTCGTTCTTATTTCTATTGATAGATTTTTACTCCTTTCGCATAAAAAACTGTCTTTCTCATTCTACCTATGTTATAGTTCAAAATCAAAAAAAAATCCTTAATTTTTTTCGTCGATTTTAGATAATTTGAACTATAACATACATAGAGAATGGAAACCTATTAAAGTTAAGGAGAAATCATGGATAATTCATGTTTTTGGGATGTTCAGGTATCTACTAACAACTTAGAAAAACCTGTTGATCAAAGGTTTATCAAGAAAAACTATAAAAATCAGAACTATGTGCCAGCATCATTGACTATCAAAGAAGCAAATACGAAATTGAATAGATGGTCATGCGAAGTAATCAAAGCGTGGTCCGAAAAATTGTTGGACTATGATATTGTATTTTTTGCTTTGGTTCGAGTAACGGTGCCTGGTTTAGGATGGAGGGAATGTATTGGGGGGGCGTCTTTTAGAGACCATGTCTATGGAAAAGGAATAAAAAAATCACTATCTCAATTAGAAGATCATGATTTGCAATCCGGACAGTCCTGTGACATGTACAAAAAGGCCGCGGTAGATGGGACGAAGAAAGCACTTGGTTACTTCGGTATCTGCGAAGAGGTCTATTGGCCATCAGATAACGACAATAAATATAGCAAAGCTCCAGATGGAAGTGTCGTTTTAAATGGAGAGAAAGTTTGTGGGCCCGCAATAGTTTTCGAAAAGAAATATTCTGAACTTGTTGATTATCAACAGCTTGGAATTCTAGGAGATAAAATGGCGAATATAATTCATCTCTTCGAAATGAGCCGTGCAGATCTCATAGAATGGTGCAACAAGGCTGGGATTCAAACTCCAATAAATAATGCAAACGTCGCAAAATTCAGGGAATTTATGAGAGCAGAATATGCAAAACGGAATCAGGAAAAATGAACAGAAAATATGATACAGGGATGGCATTAGACCCGGCTATGAAAGAACGTCGGACTGAACGCCTGGAAGGTAATAAATGGAAGCCTATCCCATTTTCCGAAATCAAGATGGGCGATACTTTTCGCCTATTTGATGATGGTGATGATCCATTTGAAGTTGGCAGACCTTACGAAGCAGGCAGTGATGCTTTTCTTAACCCAAACGGAATTTACGCAGTATACGTTGAAATATATACCGAGACATAAAAATGAATGCTGAAAAATTAAGAATTCCTAAGCAATACAGTAAAATAGCTAAGCATTATTTGAAAATAAAGCGACTTACCAAAGATGAACTATCAGATATGATTGATGCCATTGATGATATACACATATCTTATGATGGGAAAAGCTTTGTCACAATACGAGGATCTAAAGGTTCGTACATTGGTGAAAGAAAAGATCATCAAATAGATTGGAAGGAGCTTATAATTAAAAGAATAAGCGCTCAAAAGAAAACAGAGGAAAATATTGAACCAAGAAAAACCAAAAGATTTTATAAGAAAAGAACATTTAGGAGAAAGCCAAAATGAATCGAGAAGAAATGATGGGATTGAAACCCGGAGACGTTGTTGCAGTTAAATATGCTGATGCGGAACTTCCAACTATTGAAATAATAAAACGATCTGCAACAGAAGATTATCTGTATACTGATTTTGAAGCAGGTTATTGTCGGAAGGTAAGTAATGGTTCACAAATGATCAAAATAGGTCATGTAAAAAGAACTTTCGAATTTAATTAAAGAAGGAAAAATGAAATTTGTTAGATTGTTCAGAAATTCTTATGAAAGAAAATTTTGGGATATTTTAAATCGCGATCCCGAAAAATATGAGAAAATTATTGAAAGTTTGGAAGAAAAATCTCGAAAAATATTTAAGGCCGGAATGGAAATCCGCACATATGATTTTGATTCTATAATTGGAGCCTTGGAAAAAGATGAAATTCTTGAAATAGCAGATTTCAAATTGGCTTTCCGATATAGCGATTTAAATAATATAGTTGAATTATAAAGGGGAATCAGAATGTTAACGCAAGATGAAGCTAAAGAACTGATAAAGCGGAAGTTAAAAGAATATCTTGTTGAAAAGGGTATAAATATACCAATCAATGGAAACTTCAAGTGTCCCATTCCCGGATGCGTTCACAAAAACAATGATCGTACACCTTCGGCAGGCTTTGTACCTGGCACAGATGAGACATTAGTTCATTGTTTCACATCTGGACAAACTGCAGATATATTTCATTTGTATGCTTTAGAAAAAAATCTTTCATTGGATGGTGCGTCGTTTTTCAATGATGTGCTTCCCGCTTTGGCAGGATACTTCGGAATTGAATATCAAAAAGAAAAGCTGGATAAAGATACCGAAGAACGATATAAAATGATGCGAGCATATGCAGATGCGGCAAAAATCATTACATCCAATGATAAAATTATTCAGCAGAGACTTCATGAATTTTCGGCACTCAAACAAAATTTTGTTCTCGAGCCGCCTAGCCCTCTTTTAACTGTCAGCGGGGAAGCGGAACGCCTTGAAGTTTGGACATTGGAAACTGCAAAAGAATTAGGGATTGGCGCAATAGAATCATTCAATACATATAAATCGCAGATGTTGGAGAAGTGGGACGAGGAATATTTGACGAGCATAGAACTATTAAATTTCAAATTATTTAATCCAAATAATTTAATCTTTACTATTTGCAATGCAAAAGGTAACCCAATAGCATTTGTAGCAAGGAATTTGAAATATGACAAAGCAAAAGAAGATTCTCAAAAGTTTTACAACTCGCATACATCCCAAATTTATAAAAAAGGTGACGTCTTATATAATTTTCACAATTGTAGAACTAATTGTGGGCTTGGTCCAATATATATTTTTGAAGGCTACGGAGACTGCGTTACCGCATGGCAAGCTGGCTTGAAAAATTGCTGTGCGATAGGTGCTACAGCATTTACAAAACATCATTTAGATTTACTGATAGGGACAAGCGCCGGTAACTATGTATTGATTATGGATGGTGATGATGCAGGAATTTCTGCCGCTGATAGAGTTATAGATCAATTTTGCCGGGGCGGAGCAGATTTGACCATGCGATTTGTATTCATTCCTGATGGGATGGATGGCGATGAATATATTCGACAATATAATTTGGAAAATTTTCTGAAATTGAAACAATTCACAGCATTTGAATGGGTATTAGATCATTCAGATATCGAAGACAAAACAAAGTTCATGGATGCGATGGTAGATAAAATAGTTTCAGATGTTGATAATGTTCATCAATATCTTTTCGCTAAGATCTTGTCGGGAAAAGTCGATATACCATTGCAAGTTATAATGAATGAAATTGATCGGAGGAAATTACTTAAGGACTCTGCCAAATCCGTCAAAATAAATTATGTAGTAGATGGAATGAGAAACAGAATTCAAAAGGGAGAGAACGCAAAGCTGGTAATAGCTGATTCTTTGAATAAAATCGAAGAGATTGAAATCTCATTTCATGCGAAGAGAGACCCATTGCTAAATTACGAGCAGAATATAGTTCTTTTGAAAGAAAAATTATTGACCCAGCCAACGGAGCTTGGCTTCAAATTTGGTACCACTATTAATCCAGCAAAACAAAATGTTGATATATTTCCTAAGCTACATAGAGTTCTGGATGGATTACCGACATATGGATCCCTTATATCAATTGGGGCCAGTCCTGGCGCTGGCAAGACCAGCTTCCTTCGTTATTTGATGTTTAATGTTGCAATTGCCAATCCAGATGTAAGAATAATCTTTATGTCTATAGATGATAGTAAAAGCAAAATTCTTCAGGGGATTATAAGCGTTACACAAGATTTACCATTGGCAAAAGTTCGAAAGCCGCGACGTTTAAATGAACAGGAAATGTATAGATGGAGCTACGGTTGGGATCTAATACGGGAAATGCGACATAGATTCATAGTTTTCGATGCTGTAGACGGAACGACAACAGATCATCTTGAACACTATATTAGGCAGAGCCAGACTAATTATCCGGGCAAAAAGATAATAGTTATTTTGGATAATTTTCATAAATTAACCGATTATCTGAGTCATGATCCGAGAATCAAGAACACTATATGTTCGGAAAGATTAAAATATATAGCAATCAAATACGACGTGCCACTATTTATGACGGTGGAATTGAGAAAATCCCAATCCATATATGACGAGCCAACAATTTTGGATTTAAAAGATACAGTTCAAATCTCATATGATACTGATTATGTTTGGTTAATGCATAATGATCTTCATTTGAATAAAGATAGTAAATGGACTTGGGATGATCCAGCGGAATCTTCACGAGATATATTATCTGGCATATCGAAAAAACGCCCAATTCTAAAATTGATAATAGCAAAGAACAAAGAGACAGATTATAAAGGCAATATTTATTTCAAATTCAGAGACTATATGGGACAATTTTATGAACTGCAAGAAGATGAAGAATCACAATACCAGTCAATTAGCGGTCCAAATATTGGAGGATTCAAAAATAGGGAAAAGCGGCATGAATCGTTTTAAATTGGGAGCAAATAAAATTTACATCGGAGGAACAAATGCAATTACATGATGAATGGGATCTCCGAAATTTTATGTACTGCCCAAATTATTTTATATTTGCCAACGAGAATCCAGAATTAAATATAAAAAAGATAATACAAGAAGATCTATGGAAATATTTGAAACAAGCTGAACCACTCTTTCTATCAAATATTGCAGTGGAAAAAAACAGAATATATGAATTCATTGCCGGATTAAACATAACCAAAATTCCGAATCTTCCAACAGGATATAAAAAATATGCAGATGTCATGGCTATGACCTTATATAATATTATTTCTAAATTTGCCGACGGGCACAATGATGATTATGAAGTTGGTCCATCGGTAAAAATTACTCTTGAAAAATTGAATGATGCAACTGTAGAGATTTGGACAGATTTAATATTTGTGAGATCGGATAGATCATTGATATTTATCAAATGCTTTCCATTTCCTGACAGTTCCAAAATTGAAAGAAGATTTGCCCAATTTGCACCATTGGCATTGAATCAGTATTACAAATCATTATATGATGTACCAATGATAACATATATGGTTTATTCGTTTAAAAATATGATTTTCCAGCGAGAATATTATGGGGAACCTAGTCACAAAGCATTCGCAAGCTATGTACATAAATATGGCAAATTCATACAAAATTCAGATTCCATTCTGCAGAAAACAAAACATCATCGGTGCTTTAATTGGTGTCCATTCAATAAACATTGTCATATAAAATGGCGCAGGCAAAAGTTTACTTATGAAGAAGAGAAACAAATTTGTAAAGAATATGCCACCATTCGTGTAATAGATATTTTGGAAAAATGGAAGTGTTCAAAACAAACATTTTTCAATATAATAAATAGACATGGATCTAATAAAAATTAAAGACAAATCTGGGAAAGTCAAATTTATTCTCCGCGGAAATAAAGTGTTCGAAATCCTGGAAAATGGAAAAGAAAAAAGAAGGAAAGACCTAGATCAGCATGAATCATTTGATCTTTGCAAAAATATTAAATAAGATCCCATTGCCGTGCTTAATTATATTATGGGACAAAATAACAAATAAATCATCTTTTGATAGTGTTGGTAAAAAAATAGGATGGAGTGGAGAATGGGTTCGCCGGCACTTCATTTATGCTATAAAAAAGCTTAAAGGTGGCATATGCGAGAAGTAATGCTTAAATTAAACCCAATTGAGATTTTCTCGGCTAAAGGAAAATATAAAGTGTATGATCTGTCAGAATTAAATGATATCAATGATGTGCTTATAGTGCAAATGAATACTAATGATATCGATAATGAAACAACTGATTTGGGATCCCAATTATCCGGAGTTATGAATCGCCCAGTAGTTATTGTAACAAAAGATATAAAATTTTTCAAATTGAAAAAATTAACCTGGTTTAGTAAATTTAAGTTATCAATTAAAAAGCGTTTGTACAAATAGGGGAATTTCATGAAAAAACATAAAATTTTAATGATAACAGACGCACCACAGCTCACCAGTGGATATGGTACCATTGGACGACATCTAGCTACTCATTGGCATGAACAAGGACATGAGATTCAATACATGGGTTGGTGGGCCCGAGGAGACATGGAAAAAATGCCATTTAAGGTTTATAATGCCACCGATCAAAGAGATAAATGGGGTCTTAAACTGTTTCCAAAAGTGATTGAAGAATTCAGACCTGATATTGTGTGGACAACTGGAGATCTTTGGATGGTTTATTATATTTCAAAATTCAAAGGGAGAAATTCATTTCAATCAATATGGTATAGTCCAATAGATAGTGAAGGATCTCCCAAAATAATGCGAACCCCATTCGAAACTATTGATTGGATTCGAACAATGGAAGAATTCAATCACGTTGTTGGTCAAACAAAATTCTGTAAAGACGAAATTCGAAAACTTTGTGGTCATGATCTGGTGAAAACCGTAATCTATCCGGGATATGAACCAGATATATTTAAGCCATTGGGCGAAATAACGAAGAAACAACTCAAAAAACAATTGGTTGGTGACGAAAATGCATTTGTTGTGTTATTTATCAGTCGAAATGGGATGAGAAAAAACCCATGTGGAGCAATGGAAGCATTCAAATTGGCAAATATTCCAAACTCAAAAATATATTTTCATTGTAATTTCCACGAAGCTCGCGGATATGATTTGAAAGAATTTGTTAATCGATATGATTTAAACGATAAAGCTGTATTATCAAATCTTAAAGTTGGTCATGGTATTACGCCCGAACAGGTAAATTTAATCTATAATGCTGCCGACGTTCAAATTTTGCTGTCTTCACGAGAAGGATTCGGTATCACTGCTTTAGAAAGTGCAGCATGTGGTGTGCCAATGGTATTTACAAATGCTAATTCGTTTAAAGAATATGCATATCAATTTGGTGAACCTGTCAAGGTTAAAGCGAAGTATCCCGAGATAATAACAGGACAATTGATGCAAATACCCGATGTCCAATATGCTGCGAAAAAATTATATAAATTATACAAAAATGAAAAATTGAGAAACCAGTATTCAAAGAGTGGAATTGAATTCGCCAAAAATCATACTTGGGAAAAACAATATGAACGTTGGGATGAATTTTTAGAACAAATTGATACTTCGAAAAATACTGCCTTTGTTTCTCCTATGATTCTTGAAAAGAAAAAATTCCCCAAATACAAAGTTCCTGAAGAACTTAAGGTCGGAGTGATGACAACATGGAATGAGCGATGTGGAATCGCACGCTATAGTAGAAATTCATATCAACACGTCGAACCTAATCCTATCATATTAGCGGCTGATACAATGGATCCAAAAGAACAGAGTACACTTAAAGCCATTCCATGTTGGTCCAAAAATCCCAGCGAACTTATAAATACGTATGAAATAATTCGAAAAGAAGGAATCAATGTAATTCACATCCAGAATGAATGGGCATTATATTGGGCGAATAAACCTAGATTTAGAGCATTTATATCTGCAATGCACGATATGGGAATACCGATTTTTATTACTCATCACACATGTCCAACTTCAACTGACAGCCAAAATATCCAATATTTTGAAGAGATAATAGAATGGTCTAAACACTCTATTCCAATTGTGCATAATCAATTCTTTGCCGATATATTAGAACAATGGCCTTCATTTAGAAAGAAGGTGATGGTGATCCCACATGGTTGCGATTCATATAAATCTGACAAAGAAAGATTTTCCAAGTTCACAATCATTAGCTCAGGATTTGCTCATCCATCAAAAGGATTTGAATTGGTCGTTGATTGCGATAAATATTTAAAATTCCCACATGAAATTATTCTTCAAACTTCAGTTCATCCAGGAGATAAATCGGGAACGCAACAAAAATATTTGGAACATATAAGATCAATGTCAAAGAATACAAATGTAAAACTTATCGAAAATTTCCTATCTGATCAAGAAGTATCAGAATTATGTGCCAGATCTCATATTGGTTTATTTATGTATGCCATTATGAAATGTCAAGGAGTTTCTGGCGCAGCATGCACATGTCTGGGCGCAGGAACTCCAATAATAACAAGCAGTTCACCAGCATTTTATGATGTTAAGAATTTCCCTCATGGTAATTTTAATTCTATAGCTTTGGCAGAAGAGATAACAAAATTATACGAAAACCAACAAATTTACAATAAAGAATTGGATAAAGTTAAAGAATATCAAAAAACTAGATCTTGGAAAATTTTAGGACGGAAATATTCAGAGATCTATAAAAAAGCACACGAAGAATGTGTAAAGAAGCGGGCGAGCCAATCTTAAAATATAACGAATACATTCATAAATATGTCAGACTCCTTGGCGGAATGCTCCCAGATACAAGCGCCGATACTACATTATTCATAAGGCAACTTGAAGAAGAATGCATTGATATTTCTGTAATGCTTGATTACTGTTCGTCCCGAGATATCAGTTTAGATCTTGAAAATATTATGAAAAAAGTTCTTATTGAATCTGATAAAAAACATACTAATGAGAAAAAGATATTGAGAAGCTTCAGAAGCGCCGTAATATCTTGGTTAAAACGGCGATTAATATTACATCAAAAGTAAAAGGCGAAACAGATGAAAATAGGCATGCTGTCCGCTTGGAACACAGATAGCGGAGTTGCTATTCATGCAGAATCAATTGGAAAAAGCTGGATTGAAATGGGGCATGAACTTACCATCTTTACCTTTATTAAAAATGATTTTCATGGTACCCATATTACTAACAAAGATGAAAATTATGTAATCCGTTGCATAGGCACCCAACAAACCAATTTTCTTGATCCAGCACCCATTTTATCTCAAGAATTCGATGTTTTCATAATTCAAGATATTATGATATTTCCAATGGAAAAATTAATAAAAATTATTCCCAATATTTATAGACGTAGCAAAATTATAATTCAAATTGTTCATGAAAATCAACTGCCAAATAATCCTAATTTTTATCAATTCCTTTGGGATGGCGTAATATATTTTACTGAACGTCAGGAATTTCTAAAGAAAATTTATTCAAATGCTCAATTAATTCCTTTTCCTTGTTTTCCAATAAGAAAAAGAAATAAACAAGATGCCAGGAAAAAATTAAATTTGCCTCAAGATAAACGGATAATTCTTTCATTTTGTCAAAGAGGATATGAACTATATCTTCGATATTTATCCGATAATTTGAAAGATGAATCAATTTTGCTTATTCTTGCTTCACCTGATAAGAAATTTTTTGAAAAATCAAATATGTCATCCTGGATGATTATTCGACAAGAAATATTGTCTCATCGAAGATTTGATGATTACATATCCGCTTCAGATGCTATTGTATTGCATAAATTCATAAAAAAAGATTATGGCGTTGTTTCATCTACAGCATTTCAAATAATTGGAGCGGGATGTCCAATATTGGTACCAGATGGATCGGATTTTTTCCATTTATTTTCCGATGAAGTAATTAAATATCAAAATGTAAATAATTTACATCAATTATTAATTGAACTTTTTCATGATAAAGAAAAATCTCAAACCGTGCAACAAAAAATGATTCAATATGCAAAAAAATATTCCCCAGAAAAAATTGCCGTTGAATTCATCAAATTTTTTAATGAATTATTGGTCAAATCCCCGCGGAGCTCGTATTATGAATCGGATTGAATTTTTATATGACTACAAAGTAATTAAAATTGTGATATTAAAGCATTAAAAAATACATGGCATAGGATGCCAGATTCCCCTTTTCTTTGAAAGCCATCTTCCATCCTTATTTCCACGCTCGATCAATTCTGGGACTTTTGCAATGTAAATCCGCGTTATTTCCAAGAATTCTCCCAACTGAATGATTGTCGGTGAATATTCGACAATCCGTACCTATCAATCGCCACTTTGTGCTCATGCGTAAGATAGCCTTTGTTCCTATCCAAATTGTACATTTTGTATTCTTCCATCTCAGAATACTGAATCATTATGAAATCTCTATAGATTTTGCCATATATGGAAGCCAATGATATCCAGGGAATTAGGTCATCTCCATGAGGCACAACAATTTCATCTTTGATTCCTATTCCATCTATGCCATCGATGTATACAATATCATGATTGGGATTAAGTTTTTCATATGCTCTGGTCATAGCTAACTTCGTAGCATTTTTAATGCCAAATTCATCTATAATTTCATTTGAAATCGTTCCAAATGCTATTTTATTTACGTAGGGAAGACATATGCGGGCCACGAATTTCCTGCGGGTTTCAGTAAATTTCTTAGAATCCCGACAACATAGGGGAATTGCAGAATAGTTGGTCATAATTGCACATGCAACGACTGGACCGGCTAAACAGCCTCTTCCAACTTCATCTATGCCTACAATATGATCAATCATATTTTATACCATAACGATCTTTGACGGATAAGATAAAATTCCTTTTGCTCCTATTGGAGGACCGCTTGGTGTTGCATTCCGTCCATTACCACTCCAATCATACGCTGTTCCATATGCAGCTCCAATATTTGCTTCATCAAATGGAAGATAAAGCATCAAATTAGCAGGTTGAATTTGTAATGGTATTCTTTTCTTATAAGATTTAGCCAATAAAAGAATTTGTGCTATACTAAGCTCCTTATTCCAATAAGCTAAATCTTCTATCATACCATCAAATTCTTGATCATTATATCCACTGATGCGCCAATCATAAACATCTGGATAATTTATATCCCCTCCATATCCTCCAGGACTGATTGCTTCTTGATCAACTCCATCTATATAAAGATGCATATTATCTGCTGTTACAACTTGGCAAACGTGATACCATTGATTTGCATTAATATTATTTGTTGAATCATTGAATTGCCATCGAATGGGTGTTTTTTCTCTTACAAATGATCGCAATTTAATACCATCTGTCATAAAGAGATTTATACCTGAATTTAGTCCCATAGTATAAATTCCATTCCAGGCCGTAAGAGTTTTTACGTAAAGCCAAAGAGACACAGTCAAAGGTCCATTTATTTCAAATGGTGTTCTATCAACCCACGCATATTTTGAAGCTGCATTTGTAAATTCTATACTCATAGATTTTCCTATTCAAATAGCCATTGTTTATGCATAGTTATATTCGAATGTTACTGCAATCACTGCCATATCTCCTGTAGCATCGTCATCACTAACATCTCTTCTTAATCCAAATTGTATAAAATCTCCAGCAACCATTCCATCGAGATTGGAAGCCATATCAATAGATGATTCATATAATCTTCCAGCTGTTGTGCCCGATGTCAAGGTCTTAAGTGTTCCAACCCAACCACCACCATCCGTTGTCAGATCAAGAGCAGTCATAATTGTTGCATCACCAGGAGTTACAGCTTGGAGACATCCTTCAAATTGTGCAGTTTTTATATCATTTAATTGAGCACTAACATTATAAAATTGAACTTTAAGTCTTCCGCCAGAACTATAATCAGCAGGTAGTCGGAATTGCCAGAAGCAATGTTCATCCGTGCTGGCATCAAATCGTAGGCAAAATGTTCTGCACTGAGGATCATCGGCATCCGAAGTTGTAACAAGACTTAGAGCCGGCGCAGCTGAACCAACTGTTCCATCACCAAGAGCGGCGCCTTCAACAGGAAGAAGTATGCTTCCAGCACCGGCACCACCACTCCCAATATCCGCCCAAGTAGAGCCATCATTACAATATTGCCACTTCTCCGATGATGTATTAAACATAAGCCCAGGCAATCCAGCAAGGAAATCAGATATGTGAGTATGTTGATCATTCGCTTCATAATAAATTCCTGATGCGTCAACTACTACTTGATCGCCGAATGTTCCGGATTCATCTATATAAAGATCACCTTGAATTTGTAAATCATTACTCAATAAAAATCTATTTGTACCTTTATTCCATGTTAAAGATTCAAATCCAGAAGTAGGTTTTCTGAAAATAATTTGCGCAGTAGTATTGTGAAAGTTTTTATTAAGAATTAAACTTTTTATATAAGCATCCCATTCACAGAGAATATCCTCTTCAATGTAAAGATCGCGAGAAAAATAAACATCATCTTTTGAAAATAATCCCGTTTCAAATGTTCCTGAATTATCAACTAATAATTTGCCTTGAACTTGTAAATCATCACTAAATTCAAAACGAAGATCTGTTTTATCCCATCTCAGAGTTTCTTCGCCTGCAGTGGGTTTGTAAAAATGAACAACAGCATCTTGATTATCATTATTGCTATTTAAATAAAGATTATTAGTTGCTTTTAAATCGCCTGTCGCAAAAATAGAATTACCAGCATGAATTTCACCATCCGTATAGAAAGTGCCCACAACATGTAAATCGCCCGATATGGATGCATCATCACCAACATTCAAATCATCGGCGATTTCTACATCACCATCGGTCATTAGGGAACGATCAGCATACACCGTGCCCGAGCTATGTATATCTTGGTTTGTCTCATTTCCCCGATCACAAACATTATCCAAAGTATCTGCTCCGCCGCCAGCATGAGCATGCAATACAGTTACAGAGCCATCGGTCAATTCTTCAAGTTCTGCCAATGTTACGTCAGAGCCTCCCTGTTGATCTCTGGCTTGATCAAATGTTACTTCGTGAGGATTAGATGTATCATCACGATGAGAGATATAATCTCCAGATAATCCATAGTAAGACCCAGATAATTCACAGAAAGATCCGCATCCAGAAATATGTATATCATCACTGAATTCAAATCTGTCATTAGAAATGTTAAATTTCAGATATTCCAAACTCATTTTATCGCTCCAAATCCTTTAGCATAATACGGTCTTTCTACGGTTCCATATTCAATACAACAATCAAATTTCCTAGACCATTTAAAATATTCAAACATATTTCCTCCAGAAAAGAATAAGAAAGCAAGTCCCATTTGCTATTCTTAATCAGGAATAATAAAAGAAAACCGTTGGATCGCCGGCACCTGCATCAAAATTGACATGGACATTTCCATCGATTTTTGCATCTCCACCTGCAGTCACATCCGCACCAGCATTTATATCACCGCCGGCATTCACGTCCACTCCAGCATCCAGATCTACATCGGCGGTAATCGTTCCAGAACTATGGATATCATATTGCGTTTCATGCCCTCTGCCGCATACAACATCCAATGTATCGCCTTCAGCAGCATATGCATGTCCGGATATTTCTGAAATGAGTCCAGCACCTTCGACATAAAGATCATTGCTGAATTCAAAACGATCATCCGCTTCGTCCCATTTCAGCCATTCGTTATCAGGCGCACTATCATCATAGAAGAATATATATTGATCTCCATCTGGACCCTTATAATGTAAATAAATATCATCTTCGAACATTCCAGAGCCATCAACATATAATTCTCCTGAAATCTGAGCTGGAGCCGTGAATTCAAACCGACCTCGAGCAACGCTGTATTTAAATGTAGTGAAACTCAAGCGATTTCACCTCCTTTCTCTTAGTTATAATTGATTAAATCATTATACTTTAATTTTTTTATTCTAGACGGATTATATTGAATTAAATATTCTTCACAGAATTTAATCATATCTGAAACTCTTTGACCACAAGGATGGGCATGTGTCCATAATTCCAAATTCTCCAAATGGTTATCATCCCTGATTCCGTTCTTATGATGAATATTTTCATCTTTTAATAATTTTCTTCCTAAATGTTGTTCCATTACAAGAATATGCTCACGTATATATTTTTTTCTTCCAAGATGAATTAAAACATATCCATTACTATCGTATGTAAAGCCTTTCCATCGAGGATGATTAGATTCCAAGCGTTTCTTACATGTTTGAGATGCAGTTTCGTTCCTCAAGCATCCACAACTTTTTGTATTTCCATTTCTTAAATTCACACTGGAAACAATGTTTTCCATTCCACAATCACATTTACATAGCCAGCGGGTTTGACTAAATTTATTCCTACCAGCAAATTTTAAAACAATTAATCTTCCAAATCTTTGCCCAGTTAAATTAAGTAATTTTCTACCCATTCAATATTTCCTCCATTATGGATTAGGGAAAGTAAAAATAAATAACAACGTCTTCGTAATTCATATTTTTATTCAATTCAATTCTTCTGGCTTCGAGAGTTTCATCTGCAATCAAATCTCCCGATGTGTGAATATCCTGATCTGTTTCATTCGAATTATCACATACGAAATCTAAAGTTGCTTGACTGATATCTCCTGGAGATCCTTGTTCTCCCGGTTCTCCTGATATTCCCTGTTGTCCAGGCTCTCCACTTATTCCAACTTCACCACTAAATGGATCCCATACACTCCCATCCCATCCGAAGAATTCCCCAGAAGTTGAATCATATGCTATAGTTCCTTCAACTGGACTACCAGGAAGTGCAAGATCCCCTATTATAAAGAAAGAACCAGATATTCCGCCGCCCACATGGAGATCATCTGAGAATTCAAACCAATTGTGGGTTTTATTCCATTTAAGATATTCTTCGTTTGAATCGGATTTGAAAAATCTTATTTGCGCATCGACATCTCCATAATCATAATTAACTAATAAATCTCCATAAGCCACAATATTTGAATGTCCATAAATACTCCCCAAAACAGTTGTATTTCCGCCGATTTCTATTTTATCACTAAGAACAAATTTATTATTAGTTTTATCCCATTTAAAAAATTCATATCCTGCACCGGGTTTATAAAAATGCATGACTGCGTCAACATCATTATGATAGATATTTATATGAATATTTTTCCCGCCCTCTAATTCTGCACAACGGACATCTTCATTAAATTCAAATCTACTGGACGCATTGTTCCATTTTAAATGTCGCCCAGTAGGAGATGCTCCGTCATAAAAATATAAATAACTATCATCATCTGGTCCATCCCAATTAAGAAATATATCTTTCCCAAACATTCCCGAATGGTCTACAATCAAATCCCCAGATGTATGAATATCATAATCTGTTTCATTTCCAACCGCGCAAATATCATCTAAAGTCTGCCATCCTCCTGATCCTGGAGGCCCCTCTGGGCCTTCTGGGCCTTCTGGTCCCTGTGGGCCTTGCTCTCCCGGTTCACCGCTCATACCAGGATCTCCTTGAAGTCCAGCTTCCCCGGGTTCACCACTGATCCCAGGAATTCCTTGCTCTCCTTGTGGACCTTGCGGTCCTGGCAATCCTGGATACCCTCGGGCTCCAGCAACCCCCCATCCACAAGAAGGAGGAGATATAACTGGAGGTGTGGTATCTACATCACAAGTAGATCCTTGTTCACATTCATCTCCACCAATTATTGGAGGAGTTTTGTCTTTCGATTCTCCACCACTACTTGGCATAATTGGATTAGACATAATATCTTCTTTGAAATAAATTAATTATCATATTCAGCAAGTTCTAAAATTCTCACTTCACCCGACGTATCGGCAACACCCCATAAATCAGCATTTTCACCAATATCTATAGAATAATATTCCAAAGAACTTAATGGTAATCCATTATCAACTGTAACATCAGAACCACCAATATAAAACATTCCGGAAGAATCAATAATAGGACATAATGTTAATGATTTGCGTTTTGGATAAGCTACCCCAGGCAACTTGACAGATTCATTAGTAGTGAATTCAATCACAGTAGATTTTACACTACCTAATGCCAATACATTAACATCAATAGATCCATTTTTTCTTACAAACAAAAAGCTAGAAATGCGCCGAAGTGGACCTTTTACATATGAAGCTTTTTTATAGCCGCTCATATATTACTCCAATGCTACTACTCTTCTTTCCAATGCCGATAATTGTAATTGAACTGCTTGCAATTGGCTACTAATTTGATTTATAGTACTATTTGTAGATGTTTTCCAATCATCAAAAGATTCCATCATAGCAATAAGATTATCCAATGTAGGTTTCAGTTCTAACATTGCTCGCAAATCTGCATCATTGATATTTCCAATTTGATTTCCAGAATAATCTCCGGATTCTTTCATCAACACTATTTCTTGACGAATTCTATCTAAATCGCGTTTTGAAGGAATACCCGTGGAAATATGTTGAACCATATTAGTAACAGTTAATGTCAAAGCTTCAAGATTCTTTTCTATTATTTCTATGGCAATAGTTAATTGATTAAAAGATACAGGATGGGTTCCCATATTAACTCCTTATTTTGAAACCACTTATTTATCAGAATACCACATCTCCTTGATACAAAGGATTTGTATTACCAGTTCTCACAATATTTGTATTCCAGTAAAGTATCAAATTATTATTGATGGTGGTTGGAAACAATTGATCTGTTATATTATATATAAATGCTAAAGTATTCAAATTATAGTCATAATTTTCATTATCATATTGATAGAAACATAATCCTGTAGTGGTAAAATTATTGAAAAATAATCGCATGAATATTAACCCACCAAGCGTTGCATATATGGCATGGGGAGTTTTAGTTTCAAGATTACAATGATACATTTCCAAACCAAAATTGCTACCACAAATTGGATTATGATAGTTTATTACAGCAGCAGAAGGACTATTATAGATATTACATCGATAAAATGTTGCTTTAGTAACTTGCTCTTCCGAAGTATTTTCCCCATGCCCGGTTGAGGGACGAAATTCTGAATACATATATAACCAACGTTCATAATTGGCAGTTGCTTCATCGCCGTAATAAAAATTGCACTTGTTAAATATAAATTTGGGCGGTGCATTTAAACAATGCAGCAATTGAACACATATCACGGCCCGCAAAACAGGTGGAGAAGCAGTTCTATAATTTATAAAATCACATTCATTAAAAACTACGCGACAATATGTATATGGAACAGAGCGATTAAAATCAAATTGCAACGTAGAACTAAGATCATCAGATCTAAATTCAAAATTACAATTATCAAATATCAAATCTACCGGATAACTACTTTCAGTATAATAATAATCAGATGCCCCAACGCTTACTACTCCACCAATAAAATATTTACCTGTTTCAGAAATAAATGTTATATTTCTAAATGTTCCTTTTGAAAGATGGAGAATTTCATTATCGGAAAAATTAGTAACAAATTTTACACAATCTTTTGATTCCCCAATAATTTCAACATCTGCATGGCATCTAAATGAATCATCAAAATAATATGTTCCACTTAAAACAAGAATAGATGCTCCGTCAAAATCATGGACAGCATCAATAGCAGAATGTAAAGTATCTTGGAAATGATCAACATCAGCCACAAATCCTTGATCTGCCCGATCAGCAGATTGTGCTATTATGAGAGATCCGCATTTAGAATCTAATATGGCACTTGTTTCTCTATTATTAAGTGCTTCTTCTAATGAAATATCATCAAATTTAAATGCAGAAGCCCAATGCTCATATTGATCGCCGGGATATGATGGGATGTGTCCACACGCATTAGTATGGTCGTTCAACTTGTGCGTCAATTTATTAAGGATTTTCGCAGCAAGCTTTTTAAAACGTCCAAATTTAAGAAATAATTCACCCACAAATACTCCTTATGGATACTGTAAAAAGTTAAATACCAAATCTTTTTCTACAATGGAATTAAATCCATTATAATTAGAAATCGTATTACCATTGACATCAATATTGGTATTAAATACATTCATACCAATAAATCCATTAAATGTGCCCAATTGATAAATTGCAAATTTTGTTGCTGATGCAGGACCAGTAGTATATTGTATTTTAGTCCGAGTTACACAAGTATGGATAGCATCGCTAATAAGAACAACTCCTGACGAATCTTCAAATCGCTTTCTGCCTAATTCGCAATTTTTAATTATTAAATTTTCGGTTGCACCATCAAAAAATATAGTCTCATCATATGTTACAATTCTTGAATTAGAAATTTTCAAATATTTTGTAGCATAAATTCCATATTGAAAATATACTGATGGACCAAAATAATAGTCAATTACAGAATCTACAACATATAATTTGCCATAATCATGCTTTATTGCAATAAGATTTTCATAAATTATAGCATCGCTAGAACCAAATGCCATTCCTGGTCCATGAATTATAAATTGACAATTATCAATTCGTAATTCTCCTGGATAATCTCCAGCGGATGTTTCTATTAAACCCGTAACAGCCGCAATCTCATGCGAAGCACTTTGATAATAAAAAATACATTTATCAAATGTCATACCAATCCCTGCAATGAATTCCTCATAGCTACCTTGAAATAATAAATTTTTAAATCTTACTGGTGCTGCAGCAGAATCCGCATTGCCAGAATATAGTAATCGCATTCCATTTGAAAATATGAACCTCGTAGTAGCAGAAGATTCACCAATTAGAGTCGCCGGATTATTTATCGTAAAATCCGTTGTAAAAAGATAATCACCAGCAAGGAAAAATACAGTTGCTCCGGCCGCTGCATCCAGAATTGCCGGCAAATCTGCAGACGGATTATCAACATAATAATCAGCGGATACATATGCTCTTCTAGATTCAGGAGCAACTATAATTGCCGAATTATAAGTATCAAATGTTCCTGAAGGCTCATTATCTAATGCCCATTGAACATCAGGAAATGCAAGACAACGAACCACTGATGCCCAATGTTCATAATTGCCATCAGGATCGGTATATTCGAAAATTCCAGTCAGCGTTTTTCTGTGTTTAATATGTTTATTTATGCCTTCTATCAAGGAATTTAATTTTTCATATGAAGGAAATTCCCAACGTTTCCACAATTGGGTTTCAAATTTCATTATTCCACCTCATAGATATTTGCAAAATGCCTTCCAAACCAAAGATTAGCACCCCGAGGATCGCATCCCCAAAACCAATATGCGGGGGTTTGACTATAATTTTGGGCACCCACTTGCGGGAATGTCAATATATTAAATAGCGGCTCTGGTTTAAACGTTCCAGCAAATCTTGTTGCATAAATAATTCCACCACCTGGAGTTTCCGTCAACAATCCAATAAATATATTATCGGTCAATGAACCTTTTACATTATACGTATAAAATATCGAATTAAAATAAACTGAATCCAACATATTATATCCAAATAATAAAATTTTATTTCCATGAAATATAAGATTTTGGGGTTGTGCAGAAGTTGATTTAACTGCTATAATACAATTTTGTCCTTGGAAATCACAAAATTTTATTGATGTTTGACCACAATCTGTAATATGAATTGCGGGCAAACTTAAATCTTGATCTCCAGGATCTCCTCCGACTGGATCATCAGGATCGTGTCCTTCCCAAAAATCACAAACTTCATTTGGTATTATGCTACCCGGAAAATAACCAAATGGACATACAATTATTCTTCCGTCTTCACAAATACATTTTGCTATCATATTTTATACCGGATGCACATATTTGAATTTATCCCAATCGTGCCGATTTCCTCGATCTTCAAATATGCAATTTTCAGTTTTAATCAATGCCAACTTATCAGCTTTAATTATATGTCCCAAATGTCCCACAAATCCAGATGGATAAGTTTTAGATAAATATATTCTGCGAAAATAACATTCATTAAAATAAATATGTCCAATTTTATTATTTCCAGATAAATCTAATGATGACCAATCCCGTTCCATTGATTCATCTCGAATCCAAAATGCACAACGATCAAATATAATAGTGTAAGGCAAAGTTGCATTTTCATTTAGTTTCATAAATCTCGAAGTATTTAATCCGCCTAAAAATACTAAATTTTTAAATATTAATGTTGGTTGATATACATATCCATTTTCCGTTTGAAGAACAAACATGGCATTATCTTCTGCTGTAAATGGAATTTTATGATGCAATTGTGCACCCTGTTCTCCTTCAATTACTATACAAAATGGCTTATTTTCTTGTTCATGCGCGGGAAATTGCAAATAAGAAGTCTTTTCAAATTCATATATGCCTTTTCTAAAAAATATTTTTCCTAGTCCCCGTTGGCTAATTAGCGTCCATGCTTTTTGGAATTCTTCCTCATCTCGGGACCCATTGCACGTAAAATTATAAGAAGTCCTATATAATATTGAGCTTGCATTAATATCAGGATTCCTTGATAAACATACTGTTGCACATTTTCTATCATCAACATTTGGATTAAGTTGCTGTTTTAATTTGTCATAAACAGATATGCCACTATTGCCATCATCATATTTAAGACATTCTGACCAATGTTCATAATTGCCCGGACTTTTTATTTTATTTTTCCGATGCATTATATGACGATTCAAATAATTAACAATGCGCTGGAATTTAGTAACTTTAGGTATTTCGCCAGCAGTAAATTTATCAGTATCGGCAAATATTTGTCCCATTTTATTTATAACCTCTTAATCATAATAAATTGTAATATTTTGGAAGATCGGTGTACTGTCATTCATCTTTATAAATTCAATTTCGATATAAATATCTGTAATTCCCCCCGCAGTTATGGGAATGCCGCTATCTTGCGGATAAGCATAATTAACGTTATCCCATAATAAAGTTCCCGCATGGCTATTTTTCCGAAGACTAATTTTTACAGGTGGATTATCTAAAAATCCTAAATAATTGGGTCCAGGATGGACAAAATTCAAATTGTTTGGTTCATGAAAAATATGAGTAATTGTATTAATCGTTCCAGGTGCCGCAGTTGACATAATAAATCTAATATTGGCCGCCCCAATATAATCTGCATAACCACAATCAAAATATTTCATCCCACAAATTCCACCATCGATATTCCATGGCATCAATTCAAATTGAATAGAATCATTAAATGAATTATTTTCGAAACACAGCATAGTATTATTATTTACCGCGGGACATCCGTCATATGGCGATTGATATAAATTATTATAATTTCTTATTTGAATATTATCAATAGTTTCATTGAGTATCGGCGCCGGTTGAAATTCAATATAATTCAATTTAGTATTAGGCGCTTTCGGAAAATTTATTCTTATAACTTTAAGCGCAGCGCCAACATTTTTTCCAAACCATATTGCGTTCACTTTTCTATGTAACATTTCGTAGATATTTGCATCCGATGGTTGCAAATCATCATCCAAATAAATTTTAATTAGGGAATCAGCAACGCTTTCCCCATAAACATTTTTTTCTTGTGGAACCATCGATAATTTGCGACCAATCGGCAAATGCGCAATGCCATACATCGCATTTATCGTAGCTTGAACCGTGCCCGCGGCATTAGTTATTCCTGTATCAATGTACATATTCCTATGCAGAATTCCTCGAGTAGTATTCATATTGCCTACAGCTGTATTTTCTGCTCCGTAAATCCCAGCAATTGCATTCAATTGATATGATAGGGCATCAGTTAATGTTTGCTTATTTTCCGATAGATGCTGTACATATTCGATTGCTTTGCCTAATTCCTCATAAATTTCTTCAAATGCGCGATTTAGCAGTTCGCTAGATAATGGTCCGCGAAATGCTTGATGCCACCGGGTCAAATTCATTTCTCACCTCCAACGTTTATTTCTTCGACAATGAATGTTTTATATTTGTCAATAAATTCATAAAATTCGCATTTGTTTCGTCAGAATTCCCCCATGTCTCAGTATAGAACGTTGATAATTCATCAATTAATTCGCCAACAATTCCAGTTGCAATTTTTTCTTTATTTATCGTATTTCCGAAATATTGACAAAAAATTGATTGTATTTCTTCTAATATTGCTCCCCACGTTCTTGAAGACAGTGGATAATTCGAACGAAAAATTCTTCTGCTATATCGAAATTTGTTGATCATAATTTATTCATTTTTGATTATCAATTTATATGAACGAATTTCAGGTGTTGTATCAATTTGACTTTTTAAAACTGCTCTAAATAATAGTGAATCACATATTTTATTTACTACTTTAAATGAAATATCAAAAAATTCTGAAGGGTCTATACCTAAGAATCCAGTCTGCGAATCCAAAATTTCATTTTTAAAAACCAATCTCGTGCTGCCTAAAAATTGTCCCATATTATTTGTGAGTAATACGTATCTTCCATTTGATTCCTGATAAAGTGCAAACTTCGTATGATCATATTTATGTGTCATATATTTTAAGGTATCACTACCAATTTGATATAAGGGCTCATTCCACGCACTTGGTTCAAGATATTGGGGCAATATTACACGCGAAATCGGATTAAATTCATCTAATATTTTACGTGCAATATCACTTTCAGCGTTAAGTATATCTTCGGGAATATCGAATTCAATTTCTATCTCAAATGTTCCAAATCCTCTTCCTATATCAATAAGTTGAATTGTTCGACTCATATTATGTTCATATTCATATTCAACATGCTTACTTAATTCAACCATATCATCATCGAAATTTGTTATTGAAATTGTTTTAATTTTTCCAATATCAGTATTCCACCAAATAAATTTAATTTTAGGGATTTCCGCATTCGATTCTTGCACATTTTCATAAACATTTTTTGGCAAATTAATATAGCATTTGTATATATATCTCGAAGTTAAGAAATTAACACCATAAATATATGTTATTGGTAGAGTTTCATCTGCTTCCGCTATCATATTACCAACATTGGATCTAATTGTTGCGCCAAATTCTGGTGTGCCGTATATGACAACATAATCTTCAATTGGTTCATATTTTTCCAGTGAACCCGCGGATCTTACAGATATTATTGAATTATGAAGAATGCGTTTTTTATATGAGCCATTCATTACACATTCCCCATCTTCCAAAATTCCATTTGTTTCAAAATATTGTGTATGTTCATAAAATTTTTCTTCGAATAGCCAACAATTTTTTCCCGCATATACTTTTATTTTCAATGGGACAACTTGCTTTCCCGCATCAATGGGATCAAACCATTCATAAATTTTATATAATTTAAGATCCCCAATACTGAAAGTTTCTGCAAAATTATCAATTTTCAATATATAACCATCGGAGAATTCATTATTATTTGCTTCTGTTAAATAATCAAAATTAATTGCTGTTTTCGTTGCTCCTGAACGATTTATAGGTTCAATTTGTATCCATCTAAATTCCCCGCTAGGTAATTCTCCCGATAAAATAGAAATTCCAGAATCAGCAATTTCCCACCAACGAGTAAAGCCAGTGTTGCCGACAATAAATACTGAATCTTCTCCATATTGATCATCAACAATAACATCATGATCTGAATCAAGAACAAATGATCCCGTTAAATAAGGATTTTCTGCAATATAATATTCGATTGAGGTATCTTCTGGAATATTTTCATCGGCTTCTAACGTTATTTCTCCTATTCCTATATCCTCTTGTTCGTTAGCATCTATATTTAATGGCTTTGACCTAAATTGAGCCATTTGTCCGGCATTGAATTTATAAAGTTCAATTTGTTTAATTCCGAAATGATAAAAATATTTGCTCCCATAATTCGAATCCGGTTCAATTTTTGACAAAATAAAGCGCAACTTATTTGTCATTATTGGTCGGAATGATATAACATCTATATCATCAATATTTTCATCAAAAATTTGTTTCCAATTCCCATCTCGTAAATATTCAACGTTTACGTTGGTTATTTTGGGAGACATCAAACTAATATAAATTCGATTTATTTCAACATTTTTCCCCGTCTTTGTCAGCGGCAATTCAAATCGCAATGAGCAGCCTTTAGGACTTTCCGTTAACAATATTTCAGTCCAAATGTTATTCGTAGATATCAAAATATTTGAAAATGCATTTTCTGGTAATTTAGTTCTCGAAATATAAGGCACTAAAATTTCCAAATTTGGTGGTTCAGATATATCCTGATAAAATGACAAATCTAATTTGTTTGACTGTCCATCACCAATAACAATTTTTCCCGCCGCCGTATCAATTTTTGCGGTAGTATTACGCAAATCAACTTTAGAATAATCAGAAAAATTGTCTCCTACAACATAATTAGCCGATTCGTAATTTAACAAATTTTCAAAATCAAATACTAATTTTTTCAAATTTTGTAATAATGATCTATATTGTATTTCTGATGAGCTGAAAAAATCTAGAATCCTTGCGCCTTGATTTATAAGCTCATTATAAAATATTGTCAAATCAAAAGTTAAATCTTTAATATTTCTATTATATTCTTTCAAATTCGATTGCCCATTTTCTGGCTGATGATAGGCTTTGAAAATTGGAAAACCCAATATGATATCATTTTCTTTTAAATAATTATCAAGATAACTAAATATTTTCCATGGACTGGGCATTACACCCTTGTCAAAAATAAAATATTTTATAGTTGCATTCGTAAATGCTAAGATTTGTTCTTTGCTTATACTCATTTCGGTTCCAACCTATTATGTTTTGAACTATTACAACTTTTACATAATACTTGAACATTATCAATATGATGAATTCCTTGTGGATCTCCTGATTTTGGAGTTAATGGAATTATATGATCCATTGTAAGTTTATGTTTTCCATTATCAAATGGTTCTCCACAACATGGACAATATCCCTCTGTTGCATCTATTATCCATTCCCATCGTTCAGACATTTCTTCAGACCAAAAATCTACGGATTTTTTCCGCGCCCGACGAATATTTGTTTTTATTATGTTATTCTTCTTTATTTCTGGGCGTTGATTATATTCTTTAGAATAAATTCTTATTTCTTCTTGATGCAACAACCTCCATTTTTTAGTTGCATTTCGAAATACAAGTTTGCCTTTTTCTGAACTATGATATTTTTTTGCAACTTTTTGTTTAATTTTATTTCCTTTTGGATTATTATAATACCATATTTCATGGCATTTTCTACATAATCCATGCCCGGCATGCGGACTTCCCGTGGTTCCACATTTTTGACAACGATCATATTTTTTGGACCATTTTTTATTCATTTATCTCGTTAATTTAATTTTTAATGTGTATGAATAAAGTATTGGAGTAAAATTTTTATATTCAAGTTCGGATGGACGAAATAGTTCAACTTTGAGTCGGACATTTTCAATTTTCGAATCGGAATCATAATAAGCATGAATCCCACTTGGATTTCTATTTTTATATTCATCAGAAATATCTGAATTGCAATATATTGTTTTCGGGATTACAAGATTATCTGCAAATTTAATATCATTGTAATTTATTGGATTTATTCTTATATATGACACACCATTATCAAATGATATATAATATTTCATCCATTCGCCAACCCCAAATTCTATTGGTATAAAATCATTGACTTCCAATGAAATTTCGCTCAATTGTTTAATTCTATGAGGTTTCGAAACAAATATGGACGCGATGTCATAGTTCATCAATCCAAGACTAATATCAGCTATTCCTATTGCATATCTATATCGATTTGATTCCTCTCGAGGAACTGTGAAAATTCCGTTTTGACCAACGTCCGTGTTCAATTTAAATTCTGGCAAAGGAGCCAACTTTCCAAGGGCGCCAGGAGGCAATCCCGGTCCATAATTCATATAAAAATCGTAATATTTTGCTAATTCAGCAACAGAAAAATCTAATGCTGAATTAACTGCTTCAATATTTGTTAATGCTTCTGGTCCGAAACTTTTTACTATATCATTAAACAGTGCTTTGCAAGAAATATCAATTAATTTAGCTTCGCTAGGATTTGCTGAAGTATCAATCTTTCCTGCCACGAGGTAATAAGGACAATAACACGCCAATGAATATCGCACAGGATAATAATTTGTTTGTTCTAATTCAAGTATAATTTGTGACACATTAGTTGCAGGAAATAACCATCGGATGGTGCGCGCATATTGATTATCAGCCATCTTTGTTGATACTTCTTGAACAATTGCGGCTCCCCGCTTAAATGTTGGAATTTCCTTTAATGTGCCATCAAAAATTTTTAATTCATTCACTTTCAAATAACAATTTTCTCCAAAATTATGACTTGTAAGTGTTATTTGATTCACAGGTTTTGCTTGTTTTAAAGAAATAATATATTGAGCTGTTAATTTATTATTTTTCAAATCTGTTTTAGATGAAAATGGTTGATGAAACATTGCAGTTGTTTTCTTAGTTCCAATTTTATGTGCAATTTCATTTTTAGCTCGTTCAATTGCGGGAACTTCTTGATCAAGCAAAATTATTCGTTCTATTTCCGCAAAACTTTCCACATTAGCTTGGTCAGTTTCTACGTCAAAAATTTTATTTATGTATAATTCAGTTAATGCCATAATTAATTCACCATTTAATCCCACGCACTAAAATCGGACGATGTGCTGCATTTACCATCAATACAAATTTCTACGCCTATCCTAACCCATTGCCCATTTTTATATATTTGAAATAATGTTATGGTCATAGTTTTATCTGATAAACCAACTCTTATTTTTTTACTTTTTGTCAATGTTCTAGTATCGCCTTCCTTTGGACCCTTGACTTCTTCTTCTATCGGCTCTTCTTCCAATTCTTCCGGCGGTTCAATATATTGTGGCGCTTTTGATAAAGATGTTAAACCTATTCTTATGCCATTTTCTCCACGGTCAGCATTAACTCCATAAAGTTTCCCATCATTTATGTCCGGAGAATTCAACAATTCTTCTTCAACTATTTCTTTGCCATTCCAATAAATTTTAACTTCAAATTTCGATATATCTTTTTTATTTGCCTTATTTCCTATTGAACTTCTCAATGTTATACCACCAAGAAATTGATCATATGTCGCCACATCTTGTTCGGGTATTAATTCAAAATCAATATTGCTTATCGTATCAAAATTTTCTTTAATTTCAAAAATGGGAGAATCTTTTGATTGTGTTATAGCAGAAGCTATATTCAATTTTTCACTACATATTTTAATCCTATTTAATATATTTTCCTTTTTGGTTTGAAAATAATTAAAATTTGTTATTAAACAATTATCAATAACATTTTGTTGGTCAAATATAATATATAAATCCTCATTGAATATTGTCCATGTTTCATTCATTTTTCCTGATGATGGACTCTCCCGTTTGTCAACCATAAATTGATGTCCAAATGTGGGTTTCGATATTGAAGAATAAAATTGTGCGGTAAGCTTCATTAATTCTTCAAAAAATGTATAAGTTCCTTTAATTCCAGGCGCATTGAGATGAATTAAAAATTCATCAAAATATTGTTTCGCTTTACTTCTATTGATTGTATATGGCGAAACTACTAAATATCTATACATTTATCATTCCCAAATTTAATATGTAATTTTGAATAATTGGTGTATATGATGAAATGTGCATAACATTCGTGTTATATTCTATCAATAAATTGGCAATTTTCCCAATATATCTAAAAGATATCGTTATATCGGCGTTTGCAGATTCGGCATTAAAATATAATTTATTTCCCTTTAAATAAAATTCGTATTGTCCAATTTCGCTATATGGATGCAAACTTTGATGTTTTTCAAAATAATTCGTTCTATCAATAGCTATAATATCCCCAATTTTAACTTCTATAGGTGAATATGTTTCTTCTGTGCCTGGTTCATCTTTCCATGTGCCATTATAATTATAAAGCCTAAAATTAATTATGGGTCTAACAGGCAATTCAATTATATAATTTGTCAATTTAAATTTACCAGAAAAACGCTGCAATGATAATGTTTTTATAGGCACAATTTCTAATTCTGGCATAGATCCTGCTGGATCAATTTTTGATCTACATGTATGAGCTTGGATCAAATCCACAATATAAGGACTTCCAGCAAAATCTCGCCGTCCTAAATTTCCATTAAAATCATCAATTGTGGAATAATATTCAAACATAAATTTTATTCCCATAACATTAATTTCACATTCGTCTACCAAGGATTGAACTGCCATACCTGATACTAATATTGTATTTTCAGTTACTACAAATGTGCCTCCGCTCATCAAAAACCATTGAGTATCAGGGAATCCAACATATAAATCATAACCCCGGTAAATATCTAATGGGGCGCCGCCTTCTAAAGATAATATATATGTATCAACAATTCCTTCCGTTTCCGAATAAAATGGATTAAATTGTTTTTTTCCTGGCGGTTGATACAAGGGATCCATATCATATTCTATCATAATGACATCTGATGCAACTATTTCTCTATAATCAGTAAGAGTTCCCGTTACATCAATATATGCATACCGTTCTTTTGGATCAACTACAACGCCCGACAATTGGGTTCCATTTCTATAAACGTTGATATCTTTATCATTGTCAATATAAAATGTTGGAATAAATTTATTTAATTGTTTAATTTCACAATCAGTTTGAATAGTATATTCTTCAGAACATAAACCATCCGTGTAATATGCTCTTGGAAACGATTTTTCGTCGGATGTAATTGACAAATGTTCACGAATTTTTATTTTACCTTTGGGAACCAATCCATACTTTTGTCCTGAATCCAATTTTATAAAATAATTTATACTACAGATTGCTGGTTCTTCCTCCGCGGCACTTATTGAAAACGAATTAATCGGTTGTTCCACAATATTAATTGGAGAAGACGAAAACACACCAAATGGTTTATATTTTATATCCATTGGTAATATTGAATATGCTCCATACACATATTCGTATTTTTCGCTTTGTGTGAAAAATGGATTTTCAATTTTTAAATTTTCTAAAACAATTTTGGAACCCACCCGCCTAAATTTTTTATTTTCAATTCCTAAAAACTTTGCTATATTTTCCAAACTTTTAGACAGATTTTTTTGTTCGAATAATTTATATATAGCTTCGTCATAATTAGTTTCTTCAATAGGATTATATAATGCTTCATGTTTACTTGCTTCCAAATTTTTATATTTTCCATTTAAAATGTCTTGCCAAAGATCCAATTCCTCTTTCGTTCCAGCAGAAATTGTGTATCTATTTGCATATGCATTAATTTGCCAAAACGGAATTTCCAATATTTTAACATGATTTACTCTGTCAAAATTCCGGAAATTTATTATTTCGCGGCCCATTCCATTGATTCGCGTATCATCTTTTATGACATAATTCCAATTTTCTGAATCTTCCAATTTATAGCGGAGCCATGGTATTCGGACGTCAAATATGGTAAAAGGATCAATATCCAGCGCATTCATTGATATGGGCGTTGCAAATGTCAATCGCAAAATTACTAAAATCCCGCGAAATAGTTTGTTCCATGGAACAATATCATCATCTTGAAAGAGTAATGATGGCACTGCATCGCTTAAAATTGCTTCCGACCAATATCCTTGAGATAGTCCTGGCTGTAGGATTGACGGATTAAGTTCTACATCATTCCCGGCGGAAACAAATAAATTTATACCCGCACTGGGATACCGATACACTTCAGCATTTTCCAAAGTATAGATATGAACTTCAGCAGAATAATTATCTAGTGTGAGTGCTCCATGTCGTACAATAACATCTGCTAACGTTCTTCCAGTAATGTCTGTGAATGATTCATATATTGTTGCTTTTTGTCCCTGTTTATTTTCGAATTTAATTTTCTGCGAAGCAATTTCTCCCTGCAAATTTACAATTGCATCATAAACGTTGTCATTGAAATCTTTGCTAATATTTTCTTGCAAGCCCAAAATATAATTTGATAAATTGTTTTCTTTAAATAGTGCAAATAAATCAATTTTTGCGTTGTCCATCATTCCATTATAAACTTTACTATTTGTTTTAGACCACAGATTTGCCAAACTAACTATGAAAATCGGTTTATTGCTTGGATCAATTTGACCGACTGCATCTTTAAGTTGATCTGCAAATTCCATTTCGCTACGAATTCTGCCTTTATCAACTTGTTGTCGCAAATGCTTTTCGAATTCTAATCGTTGCGAAATTGGAATAATATTACGATACGAAGTTAAATATTTCATGTATTGATATATTGTACAATAGGTAAAATTCCAAAGGCTAAATATTTTTTTATAATTTTTTTAACCAATGCTTTAGCGTCTTCATAGCAATTATTTATAAAATCCATATATTTATTAACATCATCCATGTCAGTATCATCCCAAGCATAAAGTTCTTTCAATTCCAAAATATTCGATATTCCACAGTCACCAAATTCCTGTGAATAATTTTCATATATAATATGTTGAATATCAGAATTGATGCCCAATGAATTATATGACTGATCATGAATTTTTTTTGCCAATTGTTTCAATTTGGAGAATGGAATATTAATAATTATGACTGCATCGCCTTGATATGGCAATCCATCTGCATAGCCAATATCCGTATAATAATCAACTTCTGGCTGTTTATATATTGCAGTTTTCGGATCTATTAATTCTGGACGATTACGAACATCAACAATGGACAATTTGCGTTTAACGATACTGGCAACGGATTCGTCTCCAACCAAAAGTTCATCTTCTCCAACATTAGAAATGTCACCAGTTTTCGCATTAAGTTTCCGAACATTGATAACCGAAGATCTTTCAACCAGATCATCTTCAATAATCCAAAATCTGTATAAATTTTCGCGCGGATAATATATCATATTCTAAACTTTTATACACTCAATGAATTCTGTTTCCCCACTACAGGGCATTTCCGGATATATAGGATTGAGATTTACATCAGGAATAACCGCTTTAACTTGTTCATATAAATATGTTACCTCAATAACATCCTCCGGATTTATTGGATATTTAAAAATTATCAACCCATTCCAAAAATCATATGTTTCAATAATTTCATTGCCTATTAATATTCTATTTATGTAGATATCAATTCCATGGGAATATGCTGGTTCGCTCTCAGCCAACGCATCATTTTCTGGCCAAAAACCATAATCTTCATCGCAAACGGGCGCATCCAATAGATGTGGAGGTATATATCTTGGCCATGGATTATTTGCAATGATTTCACCGCTCGGACTTATATCATGGTCAGTATCAAATATGCTTCCTTGATCCGGACCATCAATGTTTTTTGAATAGCCATAATATTCGTTAAATAATTCCGGATCGCGGGGACCATCCCAAAAATATAATGGTTTATGCTGAACTTGAACAGTATAAGGATCAATTATTTTCACTCTTTCTTTCGAAATTTTTCCACAATAATGCCCACGTTCAGTTTTAATTGGAACTACAGGATCCTTATGCCAATCGACAGCGTGACCTAAAGCTGCTATCATAGAAAATGTTGAATAGAATTTCCGGTTGTATTTAAAAAATCCTTTTGATATTTCAGGAAACCAAAATTCTTTCTGATTCATATATTATCGCCTATTCGCATAATCTGGAGTTATAAATCGGATTATATTTGCCATTGGTACTTTAACATAAAGATTTTCCTCAAATAGCGGGGGAAAATCAACTTCATCCGCGCCAATGTCCGAACCTGCACCAAGAGGTCGAAAATCTTCGTCTATATCTTCGTCAATTGGAGCCGCCATTCCAAAAAGGAGAGCACCATTTGCCATATCCACACAGGGAGAGATAGGTTTAATATGATATCCATCTGCCTCAAATAGTGGATCTCCTTCAAGAGCATTTTCATCATGTCCTTCAACTGCCTGCCATGTTTCCAAATCAGCATAATTACTATGCATGTCGGCGCCAATAGTGGGATTATATTGATAGAAATTATAATCAATATTCATAACATCGCCCACTCCAGTATCCAATGCTGGGGTATTTTCACTAAGTGATACAAAAATATTATTCTTTATTATACCGTATTTACCAATAGCAGCCGCCGAACCTGCTGCGGGACCTTGTCCAGTATTATGAATGAATGTATTATGATAAATCCAATTTGTTTGACCTATAGCAAATGCAATCGCCGTAAATCCGGGTTCTGACGATGCCATTGGCCATGCTACACAATTTACTATTTTCGAACAATGTGTATTTCCCATAGCAAAGCTTTTATCTGCTCTAACTTTCGAAAAAATGCATCCATGGGTGCCGGGAGTTAATACACTCGCCCGCCAAAATGGACTAGCAAAATATTCATCAAAGAAATGTAAATTTTCCAAACAAACGTGATGATTTATGATAGATAATTGATATGGCTCTTTACTGCATACATTCATCATCGCTTCAATATGTACTTCACCTTCGTCGCCTGTATAATTCCCATCTAAATCTCCGATATATTGAGTATAATCGCCCGAATTTGGCATATAAAGAACTTCGTCATAAGTGCCCGCTCCAATGTAGCAAGTTTCGTATTGGCTGATGACATCAGTGGCTGCTCTCAATGTCAGAAATGCATTTTCTTTGGAGAGTCCGTCATTTGCATCATTGCCAGATTTCCGCACAAAATATGTTTTGATAAGGCTGATTGGATCACCTTGCCATTCATAACATCCTTTGTCTGGAGCGCTGCCATCCCGAACATTTCCTTCTATGTCATCGTATTGTCCACCTGCTGCAGTCCCAATACAAGGAGAAATGTCTTTCAATTTATATCCATCAAAGAATGTGGTGAATGACATCAAATGTGCCCAACCTTCGGTGCTATGAGTATCACGCCCTGTAGAATCTTGCCAATGTACCAGATCTGAATAATACCAACCAGTCGCCCCTACCCAATAATGGAGCGCCCTATAATGTTCAAAATGATTATAATCGGAATAGGTAATGAGTGCAGTGACAGTATTTGACTGATATATCCCTTTACTCCAAGGAACTGGATTCATATTAAAATTAATAAATAAATTATTTTTTGAATAAAAATATGCTAGATCAGTTACAGCAAAGAATATATTTGGTTCGTTCGTGTTGGTTTGAATTACCGTGCAATGCCTTAAAGTTAATGTTATAGCATGATGGAAAGTTGTATTGTTTAACACATATATGCATTCCGTTCCAGCATTTTCCTTGTAATTCATATAGCAATTTTCAAATATTGTGCTAACTGAATCGATCCAACATCTTTCAGCTATCTTACATCTTTCGAATTTCACTCTACATTCATCTGGATCTCTTGCTGCAGCATCAATAATTATTGTACCGAAATACGACGCACCTTGTTGAAAATAACCGCAAAAATCAAAATTTTCAATAATTCCCCATCCGCGTTCCACCGCAGCATATGAAGTTTTTACTTCACCGGCATCTCCCGTATGAGATCCATCATAATCTCCAATATAATGAATCGGACTGAGAGATGATCCTTCTCGAAATCCAAGAAAATCTTTGGATTCGCCAGATAGGGTATAATCTCCAGCTCCTACGTAGGCGGTATCACCGGGAGCAACGGAGATTCGTGCGCGATTTAGTGTTCTCCACGCTTGGTCAGCAGATAATCCAGTGTTGGCATCAGATCCTGCGAAGTGTCTTATATAATAAGTATTACCCATTAGATTCCCATTATATTATAAAATCTGTATTAATCCAAACAACACTTAGTTTTCCATCAACAATTGCAAAAGTATAATCCACACCATGCTTAATAATTAATTCCGGATTGACAATTTCTCTATATCCTGGATGAAAAAATTCAATAAATTCTTCATCATCATTATATTTTACAAATTTATTATATTCAACCCATATGGTCAAACCATCTTGGAAACACAAAAATTCTGGTAATAGCAAAACTACCCGATATGGTGTACTATCTTCGTAGTAATCATCTCCACTAAGATATTTGTATGAAGTTAAATATCCAATCTGGCCCGAAAGACCGGGAAAAATTGCTGGTCCACGATCATATATATCATCATATATAACGTGTCCTCCAGACAAGGTTTGTCCCCAATAGCCATCTTCGGAAACATACATGTTTTCAAATTCCTCTTCAGAATAGCGGCCATCATCCGTTCTATTCCAATAACCTTCAGTTTCATCCACAGGAAAATTTCCGCTTATGGGAGGTCTTTCAAGTTCCGGATGTGCATATTCCCAAAGTCTGCGCTCTCTATATAAACTTGTGCTCCAATCTTCACCCCAAATATTTTTGCCTTGACATGCTCGCGCCTTGGCACAATCAACTTGGGATTTTTCTGTTATAAATGGACCATAAGCTCGCGGATCCAATGAACCCGGCAATATTGAAAAATGTTGAGAACCAAATACTAAAATCATGTAGTATTCTTTTGGTATTTCCTTGCCGTTATGATCGAAAATGCGAATATGGGCGGCCGGACTTTTACTCCGAGCCAAATGATCATACCGCAGTTCATACTTATATGGAAGCATCATTTTGTTATATTCATCGGAATATTCTATTCCTTCAAATATGGAATATGGAGTAAATATAAACATATTGAGATAATTTTTGCCCAGTAGATCTCCATATTGATCATACGGCAATTCCATATATTGCCCTAATATGGCTTCGAGAGTAAAAAATCCAGTTTTTTCTGAAACATTTTGAAATATTTCATTGGAATGATCCATTCCGAATGAAGCCGTTCCAGGAACTGCTTCGCCCCCAGAGACAAATGCCAATGGAACCATGCACTTTCTCTCAACTTTTTCTTGAACGGTGATTAACGAACAACTATTTGGCATTTATGCCTCAATTCCAAATGGAATAGTTAAATATCCCTTAAGATTTGTAGCAATTACATCTTTCAATAATGTCACAGTTACCAAGAAATCATGAGGATCCACTAAATTTCGTTCTGTTAAATCGTGAAATGTATGCCAACAACTTCCATCATCTGATAAATTTTCAATGGCGCTGGCAATTTCCAGTTCATTATAATATATAGAAAATTCTGCCGAATAAGATGGATCATTGATTGGGGCTCTCCATTTATCATATATATCAACTCTGATAGTAATATCATTATCTGGATAGCATCCACTAGTATTTGCATCATATTCGTTAGATTTTCGCTTTATGTACCAATCAACATAGGTTACTTCAATTGTATCAGGGACCAACGGTCCCAATCTAATTACAAGAAAATTATCAGTAAAATTTGCAAAATGGCAAGGATTAAAATCAATGTCACATTCATAATTTCCACTCAAGCACCCATATTCAATATAATGTTCTTCGTATGGTTTTTCTCCACTTATTTCAATAGCCCCAGAATTATCGATTGTAAACCAAGGCACATCCCACACATTGGGATCCCAATCGCCGCTGATGCATCCTGACAAATCTTGAACGTGCAAATAGTGAGTATCAATATTATAATCAGTCCAAGGTTCAGCAAAATTATCGTCCCAATAACATTGTCCAGATATATTAGTTATGATTATTGGATCATTAAATTCAAATAATTCAACGCTTCCACTGGCAGGGGGCAGTTCTCTACATTTATGTCCAAATAAATAAAATTCGTAATCACACAACGTAAAATATCCAGGATGAATTAAAACTTTTTGCTCATAATTAATATGTGTAATGCCATCATGGACTGCACAATCAGTTCCATATCCTACTCCGGAAATAAAATCTCCAGATGTTATATATGTTCTCGATGCATCAAATCTTGATGGCAAATGTTCGAGTCCAGTTATCTTTTCATCACCACAATCAAATGCGGTGTAATCCCAAATGAATTTATTCCATAATATTGGATAAATCCGATGAATTTCTTCAACAAAAGATTTATAAATTTGCTTTGGATTTCCGTCCCCATCCAAAAGATATTCATTTTTAAAATCGGGATCATTTAATTCAAAGAATTCAATTTGCCCAGAAACTGGAGTTTCCTTCTTATATGCCATAAATCTTTCATTCGGATATTCATATTCATCAACCCATCTTTCCGGTTCATTATCTTCAATTCTATAATAGATGATTTTTAATGGTTCGCCATTATTGAATGTGTCACTAATTTCTAATATTCGGGTTGTTGCCCCATTTTCCAATTTCCATAATTTAAAATAATTTTCGGCATCAGGATGAAGATCAAAATTTTGCCATTCTTCATTGTTCACCCAAACTCTAAATGAAAGCTGATCATTAGTTCCAGGATCACGAAGCACTGGTTGATATGAAAGAAAGAAAAATGTTTTATTAGTTGCATTATATTGGCAACATCCAAGTTCAATACTTAGTGCGTTAACCAATCCTTGCTTCGTTGCAGATCCAAAATATTTGCCCGCATTATAGATTCTGAGCCTGAATTCCCGATTAGTTTCTCCGGGCAAACGCTCTAAGCCTAAAAGAAGACCGAATTCGTCGAAAGAATTCCAGATCGGTACACGAATGAATTGTTTTATTTCAGTAACCATTAAATTGAATTATGCTTTATTGAATTACAATGCATACACAAAGGCTGAACGTTATTTATATGATGAATTCCGCCTTTCGAAATAGGAATTATATGATCCATCGTAAGTTTATTAATTCCAACATATTCTCCACATTTTTGGCAACAATCATATTTTTTAGACCATTTCTTCATAGTATTGATTTCTTGCATTTTCGCTATTGTTATAGTTCAAATCCCAATTTTCCCCAACCAAATTTCGTTTTATATAACATCATCTAAGTTGTTGATTTCTATGTGCTTAATAATTTTCGGGAGCCGGACCGGGTCCAATATGAATAAAAATAATTTTCCATCGTAATCGCCAATCAATAAAATATAATTTTGATAATTAACCATGCTCCGGAAAGTGATATCCCAATTTGGTTCAAAGCACTGCAATTCTTTAAGCTCCGCGGCGTTTCCATTTATTGTTTGTTTGGATTGAGGATTCAAAATAGCCGTTTTTGTCCTTTCTTCCGGATACCTGACGTACCATTTTTCTCCGCTCTCGCTTGCCAAAAAGCCTTTATGATTAATAAATAAGAATTTACTATTTCTAATATCAAATGCGGATCCGCAGAAATAAATTTGCTGATAGACCGTAAATGCACTTTGCGGACTTGAAGTGAGCGCCCGATTTATATGTTTGTCTGGATCACATAAAGTCAAAACCGTTGATGGACATACAATTCCATTCCTTAGTTCATAATCTGCATTCCAAGTATAATCAACATCCGGCCACATTTTATGTGACGGCTTCCCTCTGGGATAATACGTTTTGGAATCTTGGGTATAATATGTAATGTAATATGTATCAGCACATGGCAAATATAAATACATATCATCTGGATAATAATTCCCAGAAAATTCAATTGGATATAGTGGAATCGATCCGGAAACATCAGAATCATATACAAAATTAAGGCTGGGTTGATAAAAAATCGGATTATTGTCATTTGGATTTGGAATAAAACATCTTACGGAATCTTCGAGAAGATTATCAGCAAAAATATGAACCTCATCGCCAATATGTTGCTCACAGTGGAATGTTTGATAATCAAATTCCACTTTTGTAACTTCTCCCGGCAAGACATCATATGGATCACATTTCAAATAAACGTAATCCCCCGAAATGGTATTTGAAAATTCAAATGATATCCTATTCCACGTTAAATACACGCCGCTTTCTAACATAATTTATCTCATTTTTTTATTTAATTTATTTGAAGCGTATATTCTTAGCATAATTCCGATCCCGAAAGCACTACATAATTAGCCAACAATATATCTGGCATTTCTGATTCATAAAAATACTGCCACCGATACATATCAGTTTTAATTCGATAAGGACATGCGCATAATTCATATGTCATGTGAGCTAAAATTCTACCAAAATTTTGTAAATTATTTTCAAAAGCAAATGCATATTGATCTTCTACGAAAATACCACTAATTGGAACATCTTCGTCATATATATCCTTGAATTCATAAGTTAATGGTTTATGAAATAAATCAGCCCTATATAAATCTCCAGAAAGTGGTTCAAATTCTAAGTAAAAATCAGCCGTGGCTAAACAATACGAAATACCATTTGAAGAATTATAATTTTCATCCAAAGAATATATCGAATAGCATTGGTCATAGCTAATTAATAACTCGCCCGATACAATTTCGTCCAGATAGCAAAGTCCAGTGACATATCCGGATGCTGGCAGTGAAATCTTTTCTATTGCGAATCCGCGAGTTGGATAATAATTTTCAGTTTCGTCTTCATTTAATTTTATAAGATTTATTTCACCAGTAGCGTCCATGGTATCACAATAGCCAGAAATTGTATTCAATTCATTAATATCTCCCGAAAGAACATAATACATATTATAGTTGGAATCCGCATCTACGTCGCTTGTGACTAAAAAACTGCTATAATACGACCGCCTATTCCCTCTTTCAAGGTTAAGCAATTGAATTCCTAGAGACTCGAAAATTCTTCGAATGGGATCTCCCACTTTTCGCAATCTCATCCAATTGGGATATTTTTCAAGCAATATATTGAGAGTCGTATTCATTAATAAATCAAAAAATTAATTATAGGACCATCCGTGGCTTTTATTAATTTTACAGATAAGCCTATATAAGTTATTCCGGCATCAACATCTAATTTCATAGATTTTCCAGCACAGTTATCCAATTCGTACCATTCTTCATATCCTGGGCAAAATGCATATATCAATGCATTACCGCTTCCACCAGGCGGCTCTATCTGAGTTTCCCCATAAGCAGTAATATATTCGTCGCCATCTAAGCCAGTAATTTTAATCGTTGTATATTCTGTTTCAAATTCAGATAGCTTCCTATTTACTGATCTATTGGATTCGGCAAAATATTTATTTATATATTTCGTATTATTTAATTCTGATCCCATCCCATCATAAGTCCTTGATTGGAATTCATCAATTGGTATTTGACAATCTATTCCTTCTATGCCACTGAATACAATTCCGGAAACAAATATGGGATTTCCAGTGCTTGGATGATAAAAATTCATCATTGCTTTTTTGATATTGGAATTTTCGTATGTTTTTTGCTATTGCATTTCATGCATAATACTTGAACATTATCTATGTGATGAATTGCGCCTAATTTAATTGCTTCAGTTTTTCCTAATTTATCTACTAAATTCAATGGTAATATATGATCCATTGTAAATTTATGTTCCCCATTATCAAATGGATTCCCACACATTGGACAATATCCCTCAGTTGCGTCCAACATCCACCACCAACGAATAGTCATCTCTTTGGTCCAAAAATCAACACCCTTTTTCCGGGCCCTATACTTTCGTTTGGTTATTTTACAAATACTTTTGCCATTTAATGATTGTCGGTATTTTTTTCTTTTTATATCCATTTGATTCTTGTTATCATTATAATACTGCAAAGTATTTTCTATGATTTTTCTTTTATGTTCCTGATAATATTTTCGACGATATTTTTCACATTTAGTTTTATTATTTTGATAATACTTTTTTTTATATATCTTGTTATATATTTTAAGCGCAGCTTTATTTTTTGCTTCTCGAAGTTTATTTCGTATAAGAATTTTATTTCTGTTTCGTTTATAATAATTGTGTCTATATTTTTGCAGAGCATCTTTATGTTCAATATCATATTTTTTGTGATAATTTTTTTCCCAGTATTTTTTACACAATCCATGCCCTTTATGGGGAATTTCTGTAGTTCCACATTCAATACAACAATCACCATACTTTTGAGACCATTTTTTCATCTTCATAATAAAATTAGAATATCCTCAGACGATTATATAATTCTTTTGTATATATCTTTCCACCAACAATTTTACAAAAATCGAAAAACAATTGTATTTTTAATAAATCCATCCCATCTGCAATATATAAGATATTATCTTTCCCTATAGTAGCATCTTGATAACCGCGCATCAACAATCCAGGAGGATAAATTTTAATTTTCGTTGCCACATCGGCAGTTGGTTTATAAATTGCAACATAGTATGCATTCAAATTGCCACCAAATGTATGGGAAATTGCATTCCCAATATTGTCACAATCCCCAAAATCCAAAAACCGAATATCAGATATGCCAATAAATAATGCGCCGGCTTCAGACATATGCTCCCAAGACAATTCATAGTCACCATTATTGTTGTTGTAATACCAGTTGAAATTTTTAACGGATTCGCTCATAATTCAGATTTTCCAAATTCTGTCATAATTTTCTCGTAGATATGTCATATTATTGACATATATACTATAATCATGTCTCAATTTAATTTCGTGTATTTTATTGTCGTCTAAAATATATAATCGATCATATCCAATGGTAAAATCTTTCGGATCTTTCAATTCAAATTGGAATTCGTAACCAATTTTTTTCCCAGTCCTCGGATTATAATAAATCAATATAAATCTTTTATAATATAAACCAATAACTAAGTAGTCCCCAACGGATGTCAATCCAACTACTTTAATTTCTGGATTATATTCTAAATGCATATATGAACGACTATAAATATTGCCAGTTCCGTCAACTATATAATATACTTCTGGCGTTTTTGTCAATATATAATAACGATTCCCATGATCATCATATATTACCAATTCATCAGTTAAGAAAAATGTTTTATCAAAATATTTAGTCATACCTTTGCAATATATGAATTTTTTCGCAGAAAATCGACTAATGGGGGCAGATCGAATTTGTTCTCTAAATTCGGAATCCCCATAAAAATCAACAATTGTAGATGGAACATAATGATTTCCAGCCATTACGTAGTCATTTATATCTCCTGATTCAGAATATTCTAAAGCACTATGTCCGGATATTGGATAACAAATCGCGGCATGTGTCCAATAAAAAATATCTAAAATTCCCGCATTTACGGGATAAATATCTAATAATTCTTCAGAATAATCGCCACTGATTTCGAATTTATAATATGCCGAACTTCCAGGAACATATTCTCCATATAATTTTCCATCATAATAATACGCATTTATATCACTTTCTAATGTTTGAGAAAATGCCGAAGGCTTCGGATAAAAATTTTCCCCCGAAACAGGATATATTGTCAATTGCGAAGAGGAATCCCAGAATATGTGATATTGCCTTATATATTCATAGCAGATTTCTAATGACTTCCAAGGTCTGCAATTAAATGGAGTAATAGAAAATGTTCGATCCGCGCTGGATTCTATGTCACAATCTTCAAGATGTATATGTGTGCCATCATATTCATATGAATTTCCAAATATTAAGAATCCACTATCTGAATAATGGCACCATGGTTTTTTCTTTGTTTTTAAATTTATAGGAGGCTGATATAAACAGCAATTATATTCAGCCAAATAAACGCCGCTAATATTTGGAATATAAATATAATTACCCGATAAAATATATTGGTCTTCATCTATTTCAATTGCATTATCAAATGCATCAAGATTATAAATATTATACAAATGGAAAGAACCAAATATTGGGGAACAATCCAACGTTGCCATCCCATTTAATATATTCAATTTCGTTTCAACGGGGCGCGAATTATAATAGTATGATTCATATATTGAACCAGTCAAGTCCATAGAATAAATCCCACTGGTTCCCGCAACATAAAAAAATCCAGATAGATCATCCACATAACAAATTGAATATAAATTTTCATAGATACCAGGAGGAAATTCTCCAGAAAATGTCAATATATATTCTAAACTCGTAGGAATGTCCGTTTCATAATCGGAATAATCTATTACATTTTTAATTTCCCATCCGTCTCCAAAAAAATTCCCAGATTCATTAATAATAGTATGGAATTCAAGTTCGTTCCAATGAAATACATCAAGCAGCGGCTGCACCTGCGATGTCATATGAAGAGGTAGATTTTTATGTATATCTATAGCCTGATAGATTGGATCCCTAGGATTATTTGCCACATCCATCCATCGTGGATATTCGAGATGTTTATCAAGTAATATTTTATAAATTTCAAACATTTTTGAACTTTAACAAATTACTATACCTCCGGGGGTAGCGATGCACATTTCGTCCTGCGCGACTTGCTGGTTCATAAAAATCAACGGATTGTAATCTTCGTTAATTCCAGTTATGGGATTGTAGTTCCCAGCCCCAAACGTAACAATAGAAACATCTTTGATTTTATTATTGATTTCCATGATTCTTTGGATCAATTCGTTAGCTACAAATTCTCCGCCGAATCCCAAATTATTTATATATAATTCGGCGGCAATCTTAACTTGTTGCATAATTAAAACTTTTTCATCCGCAGTTGTTTCAAGAATAAATCTCAATTTGAATGTTCCTTCGAATCCTTTATAATCGGGATATTGAACCAAAGCTTTAATTCCAAATGCTCTTGTGGAATCAACTGCTTGTTGGACTGCGCTTAACAAACCAGCATTTGGAATAGGAGATTCCGCAATAACATGAACAGCAAATGTTCCAATGCCAGCGGCATATTCTCGAAGGACAATATCAATCACACCCGGAATAGATAAGGCTGCCAAACGTATACTTATTTCATTGGCTTTAGCACTATCCACATGGGCATGAATTATCCTATATCTAAGTTCATCATCACTTTCTTGGAATTTGCCAGAGCTTATAGTTTGACTATTTTCGCAATGAAAATATTTTGAAATTATGGAAAATTCGGCGCCCAATGTATAGGATTTCAATTGATAAGCCGGAATATTAAAAGATGGTCCATATCCAGACGCCACAATGGGCACATATACTTCGGTAGTTGACATGGAAAACGTCGCATCTTCAGTAGTTTTGTAAGTAATATCACCAGCAAATATTGTAGTTCCTGCTGGAATCGTGAAACTATTTTCATGAACATACACTTCTGGAATCTCAGAATTTTGATTTGCAATATATTGTTCAGAAGCTAATGTTTGTGCGGTGTATCCAGTCAATGTATCAATATAAAACCTAAAATTAGCATGAGAGGTGTCAATCGCCCGTTGAGATTCATTTCTAACTAATCCAAATAGAGTTCCAATTTCATCAAGTGCATCTCCAACTGCAGTCGTTACATATGTTTGCAATAAATTCATTGTCATAATTTCATATTGTTCCGCAATATGACCATTTATAGTTTCCAAAATTGATCGAATTACACTGCCCGGTTTGAAATTTCTAAGTTCGGTATTTTCAATCAAATAATTTTTGGATTCTTGCATCAATTGGTCTTTGCTTTTGCTTAAGAATCTCAAAGTGATCACTCCTTTCTATAAAACTTTGTTATTTTTCGAACAATTACAATGCACACATAATGGTTAGACATTCGCTATTGAATTCCGCAATATTACCTAAGATATGGATTCGTTGGTTCTGAATGTCGAATATTAGGTACAATTTCTTTAACTTCAGCGGGATCATAAATATGTCCGGCTATGCCATCTATAAAATTAAACACTTCCTTATCGAGAAGCCGCGTCCCCCGACTATCTTTTAAGAAAATAAAAATCAATAATGATTCATCTCCAGATGGGACCACTCGGGCAAATAGGCGTCCGGGATAAGCTATTTGATTTTGATTTAACACATAATTCAGGCGTTTTGTGATTTCTAAAGCCGTTCCACGAGTATTTGGTTCCCCAACGAATTCTCCTATTCCAGCCCCAATATTAGAATATATTTTCCATGCAGGATTAACTGTTCGCACTATTCTGCTAACTTCTCTTGATAAAGCATCTAAATCTTGCACCAACTTTAAATCTCCGTCGTCTGTGATAATTCCTCCACCTTCATAAGATAACATTAAATCGGTTTCGCTCATGTAATATTCTCCATTTCATTGACCATCGATTTATCTTTTTAGCCATTTTAATTCCTCATCAATTTAATCAATGCCTTGCCCAATTTCGCCGCTTTTTTAAATATATCTGCATTTGGTAATAATTCAGGTAATATATATGGAAAATCGGGACGGAATCTTAATAGAAAATTTTCAGGAGATGCAAAATCGCCATATGAAAAATCCGGATTCATAAATTTAGCATCTTCAACTATAGTTTGATTACCAGTAACTGTCAATGTTTGTTTTCCGGCATGGCCAGAATGTATACAAACCGAATTTCCTGTTTCTATATAAGATTCAATTTTCTTATTAGCTATTTTTCCAATTTGTTTCCTAGTATTAGTAACTTCATCTGGATTCAATCTTTCCTTATTATAAATTGGAATTGCAACTGCGTCAATTCTGATTCTTTGTTCACTATCGAAATCAATATCGCCCATTGCTTGATCTGACATTATGACAATTACAGGAGTATATTTATCTATTCTTATCATACTACCATCAAATGCAAGAGGCACCACATAAACAATGCCTCCATCATCTTTGACTTTAATTTGATTGGTTTTTCCGTCGTATTCCTCTATGTGCGAAAAGAACTTGATCAAAATTTCTCCTTTAAAAAATTAAATTTTCGTTTTTATATCCAAGAATTGGTAATGCCATTTGTGTACCTTCTGGCTTATCTCTTAATCCAATTAGGCTTGCACTCAGTTGTTTAAACGTTCCACTTATTCGAGTAATTTTATCCATATAATGAACTATAAGATCATCTTTTCTATATCCATCCATTCCAGCAAGAAATGGGGCACCCTTTCTCCATATGGGCACGAATTCAGAACCCTCTCTTCCCATGAGTTTATTTATTCCACCAGAACCTATAGAAGAAGCAAGTTTATACGTAAATGCCAAACTAAATCCCGCGACTCCTACTCCAGTCCATGGTCCAAGCAAATTCCCAGCCAAAAGCGCGCCGCCTCCACCAATTAAAATGCCACCAAGGACTATTTTAATTAATGCTGCATATAATGCTGAAGCATAACCCAATTCAACAGTTTGTTCTAGATTACTGGGATATGACATAAGATCGGGCACAATTACTGTATAAGCTCCATGTGCCATAGAGAAATAATGATAAATTTCTTTTACTCCAACTGGCCCATAAATTTCATTTACATCATCGTATATATAGACTACATCATGAATATCAATATTTGGATCGAGCAAAATAATAATTTCTCCATCATACATATCTTTCAAATCTTCAGCGAGTATCGTATTCGCTACTATTGCGTATGGTGGAATATCGGGAAAATTCCCACGATCATTAAGTCCAATCGTTTGCCCAAGACCTTTAAGAACATTTCCAATTGAATCTATAAAATTTCTTGTTCGATCAACGTCAATATTGGTAAAAAATAATTTATGCGTTCTTATCATATCAGGTTTTATATTGTCATCTGCAAGCATTTCAAATTCAGATAAATCTCCAGTTTTAAGTTGCGTTTCATTTGCAGCCATTTGAGGTTCGCCTTTTGGATAGATTAAGTGAACCTTATTATACATATTTTCGCGCGAAGCTTTCATATTATTTTCAATTATGTGATGATAACTATCAATAAAATGAGTTTTACATGCTCGTTTCCATCCTCGTTTTCCGGCCAGCCTTTTAGGATTATCGTCTTTCCCATAAGTAAATCTTTCTACTCCTTCAGTTGCTCGTTCAAAGAGGCTAGCTTTACCGTAGACTCTTTCAAAATCTTTGAAATGAAGTTTGTCATAAACATCATATATCATGATGGCCCGTGTCATACCTGAACCATTTAAAACATTAAAATATTGTCTTTTCCAATGTTCTTTATTAATTTTATGACATATTTCGTTTCCTCCAAATAGAATTTCCATGGTATATAATTGTCCACTCCATTGAACTACTGTTGGATTAAATGGACTTGCTTTCATTAAGCTGCATTCATCATTTTGACAAATAATGTTTTGATTTATAAATTCTTTATAAATTATACTTGTATTGCTATCATAATCTATGTTAAAATTTCTAAGTTTAATTATCAATTCTTGTTTCGTTGGTGCTTTTATGCCTTTAACGCGCATGTACCATCTATTTCTTCTTTCTTGATATTTATCATGTTCCGATGTCCTGTTGACAACTTCTGAATCATCCGTAGCCATATAATATCCATCCCTTGGGCCTATATATAATGTGCATCTAGCAGACTGCAAATTATCTTCATTATAAGGCAAAATCTTCATAATATATCCCGGCATATATTTCAATACCTCATCAAGTGCATCCCACGCGGTTTTATTATATACTCTCCAATCAAATGCAAATCCTTTTCCTTCTATAATATGGGCTAGCGACCAAATGCTGGGAGGACTATGATATGGCAACCAAACGTTGTCGTCTCTATGATCAAGCAGTGGATTTAGCCCCAATCCTTGAAGCGACCAATTTTTCAATCTACCAACATATGTTTCTCGACGATCAGATCTGTATTGAATATTTGGTAGATCATCAAACATTTCTGCTAAATTATATGTTGTTCCAAAATGCCTCAATCCAGAAACTTTATTTAAAATTGCGGTCGCTATATCTCCGAAATCCCGAATTGTGCTCCATTTTCCAACACTAAAATCTTGAATTGGCTGGCCAAGCTCTGCTCCCCACCCTTGTGCAATAAATTGCAATTCTGGTCCGGGCTGTATACTTACAATCGATCCTTGAAATACAACTTTCAATTTATTGGAATCATTTTCATAGCCCATCTTAATCATTATTTCACAACCTTCTTGAAGAAGCATAGTGTCAATATTTGGTTGCTCTTCTGCCGTTTCTGATTTAGAAATATTTTCATTCTTTGGAGCATGAATATCCTGAAGTACATTAGTGATATTTGATAATGTAACTACCGCAGTATGAATCGGAGATTTTCTAATTTTCCTTATTTGAATTTCTTTTACTGCGCCATATCCATAAAAATCATCAAACAATAACCATTCTTCTTTATCTTTTTCTATAAAATATAATTTAAAAGTTGGAAATGCCCGACCCAATCTTAAAGTTTTATTTTCATCAAGATTCATAGCATCTTGAAGCATTTGTTTTTCAAGTTGCGCATCCCTCGGAGTACAAATTCCCCAATTTTTTGCTAAAACTAATGCAATATCCAACAGATCGCCCGTAGTTTGGAAATCCATGTTTTTTAATTCTATTAAATTTATAATTTTCAACGAATCGTTATAATATTCCATATCATGTTTAATCCTTGATAATCTGCTTCTTAATGTCGATTCATCTGCGCGCCCCGAATATTCTTGAGATTTATTTCGCTTTGTTTCCATCATAAGATGTGCATTTTCTTTAAGATCTTTAGATCTTTCTATATTGAATTGTAAATCTTCATTTGCATCTCTTAAATAGCTCAATAAATTTTTATTGAGTTCTTCTGAAACCAAAACTTCTTTAATTTTGGCTTCTTTAGCAATTTGATCTAATTTAGCCAATTGGGTAGTTGCTTTTCCTTGTTTATTCATAGAATTAAGTTTCGCCAATTTAAGAACTATATCTTCATGCCCACTGACTATTACATCGGCAAATTCTCGAATGTTATCATTATATAATGGTTCTCGGAAAAACCAAAAATCAGGAGAATCTGCGATAATTGGAAGTTCCAAATCAGGATACGTCGAATTTCTGATATGGAGATATTTTTGATTTTCTCTTATAAGTTCAAGAAGTTTCCGTCCATTTTCTGTTGAATCAATCTTTAATTCGGACGGAACATTTTCCCTATTTATGGCTTCATTCAACGTTGCTTTCAATTGTCGTCCAACGGCACCTTTATATGCCGCAAATATTGTAGTGTTAAGTAAATTCGTAAATGTAAATTTTGCTGCCATCGCACCTGAATGGGCTCTTACATCACCAACTGGACCCGGTCCCGCCCCCAATCTTGCAGTAAAATATGCACCGGCGTACATAAGGATATCTTTCCAATCCCATTTAAATAAATCTTTTTGTTGCTTTTTTGCAATTAATTCGGAACTTATGTCATTAAGAATAAATTTATAGACTGGAATTGATTCTGAACATAAAGATTTTGGAATTGGTTTACATAAATAAAATAGAAATTTTGACCATTTCGGATAATTTTCTAATGTTTGATGCAAAAGCTGCATTCCAATTTTATATTTATGAATAATGTGATAATTATTCCAATCAGCTTCAAGTTTAGAAGAAATATTTTCAAGCAATAACACTGGGATTAATTTAATGAATGATTTGATAAAATCAGACGGAAAATATGCAGGAGCTTGAAGTGCTTCATATGTTTTCAATTCTAAATCGGATTGTACAAAATCGATTTGAATATGGAATATGCCGGGTTTTCCTTCCACGGTAGAATATCTGAAATTACCAGGAATTATATTTTCTATTCCTAAAAGTTTAAAAAATGGTCCTTCAACAATTTGCGCAGAAAGATCCGCATAATCCCGAATTTCCGGTAACACTGCAATTTGTGATAAGGCGGTTTGATTGAGCCGTTCAGTCATCATGCGAAAATCTCTTATTAAATTTGGATCTGATGTTTCAACCGTTAATGTAACAACCCATTCTGAATTTCCAAGATGTTGGAAAGTTGGTTTCGTAAATGCTAATATATTCATTGGCACAAGTTTTGTTTCCATTGATGCTGAAATTCCAACTATTTGAGAATTCTGATCTCCAAGTTTCAAATCCCGCTGATTATATTGTAACGATCGGATTTTAACTGAATAATCTTTAATATAAAATAATAATCTTGTCCGATATTCCGGATTTTTAATTGCATCTTTAAGTGGAAGGAAATATTCCCGCCCTTTCCTATTACCTATGACATATATTTCATTATTTGCATTTATGCCAAGTAAATATTCCCCAAAAGAATCTTGATAAAATTTCACCACAGCAATAATACTTTTTCCTGCGATTACTGCATCTTTTCCCAATTCTTTTATGGCATCTATTACGTTTCCAGGCGCATCAAATAGATTTTGCCAACCTCCAAAATTGGGATGCGTAAGAAATATGAAAAGATTTTGATATAATTCTGCAGCTGGCGCTGCTTCATAGCTTTCTCCAAAATCTTTGATCGCTTGTATATATTCCAATATAGCTCTTTGAGCTAATATTGCTCGGTTTTTCGATTCTTTAGAATAAATATATCTCAGATGCAAATAATCCATACGTTCATCAGATCCAATGGCTTCCAATTTTGTTGTGGATTCAAATGCATCTTTAAATTCTTGGGCATTATTTCTAGTGAGCATTCCTTTATAATATTTTCCAAACAGTGCACTTTTGGAAATATTGAAAACCGGAACTTCGTTTTTTGTTTCATTTTCTATGAAACTAAACGCAGAAGTATAAGGAAAATAATTAAAAATATCACAGGAACAATTCATTTGAAGAGTTTTGGGAAATCCGGGCACAGATGTAATCGATATTGATCGTATTGCCGCTACCATTTGTTGATCTCGGTAGCTTAATCCACTAGTATCATCCACATCAATATGTCTATATTTTCCCATCCATTCATAAAGCTTTTCAAGCTGTTCAGTTCTTTCGCGTCTATCTTCTTGAGATTCCGCGTCTTGAATAAAATATCCATATTTTTTACCTTTTTCAATAAATTCTTTCAGGCTTTTTTCATCTCCGGATTTGACTATATCCATAATCTTTTTGTTTTTCAATCGCCATTGCTGCTGTTGAAGTCTATCCTGAGTGCCAGTTTGTTTTTCATGTTGCGTTTTTTCTTCCGTGGTAAATTCATATGGGATATCAGGTTGAGGCTTAGCAGATTTTAATTCCGGAAATATCAATGAATGCAAATAATAATTTTCGAAAGGTAAAAATGGGCATCTTTTAATTTGAGCAATTATATGTCTCAATTCGTCATTAATTTGAATCAATCCTGGAAACAAAAATTCAAGGTCCATGTTTATTGAATTGATGCCAGTTCTCCAATATACATTGCCTTTAGTACGAAGGGTTGGAATTCCAACAATATTGTTTTGTTCTGTAAAAGCAATTGATGTTGGAGGCACGGTTAGCCAACATGCGCCAAATTTAAATGATCCTGGTTTTTGAGCTAATGCAATCAACGGATCAATTTTTTCTTCTTCAGTAACATCCTGAAGTAATTCATAGCTCGTTTTATAAATATCAAGCGGTATCTGAGTCGCAATTGTTTCATTATATCCCATAATATTATCATTCATAATGTTGCAAGAATTGGTTCCGGGCTTTTTTTCTTCAATAATTCCTTCACTTTTGCTTTCAGTTTCCAAAAGTGGCCCCATGCCTTCAGATCCTTTCCGAATTCCTATATGTAAATGATAATTACCTCCAGTACCATGATATAAAACTTGAGCAAGTTGATCAGCAAATACAGTGTGCAACCAATTGTAAATCATAGTTTGTTCCCATCTATTATAGCGCCCGATTATGGCAATATCTGCCGCATGCCCAGTCAAATGATAGCTTGTTGGGCTTCCTCCAATGCTAGCATTATACTTTGCCTCCCGTCTTCCAGAAGTAATAATAATATGATTCATTCCCTGGTCTTGACACCATCGATTTAAATAATTCAATAAATCAAAAAGAGGCTGCACTATATTTCTAGCATCATCGGGGTTATCATAGCCACCATGCACACCAATATTCCACTCTATTGGATTATATACTTTCATAATTATTCGATATTAAAGTCCTTTTTCGAAACCAATTCACAGTAATTTATAAATTCTTTAAGAGTCCTATTCGATTTTGTTCGATTACATTTACTGCATATGATCCAAACTGAATTTTTATCAATATTATTTCCATTATTAATCCGATCCAAAGATGGTGTATTATCACATTGTTTTTCTTGTTTCCATTTGAATTCACTATTACATATAGGGCAATGAGTTATATTTTTAGCAATTTCTTCAAGTTCGTCGATAGAAATATTAATTATAAATCTTCGGTGTTTATGACCATTAAAGGTATGCGTTGCCCAAACACGATGCGGATGATTTCGTATATATTTCAATTTAAGTTTTTTAACACTTTCCTTATGTTCTTGAAGATATTTTTTAATTTTTTCTTTATTTTCTTGATAATATTTCTGCCTGCGAATTTTTAATTTTTCTTTATTCTTTTGTAAATATTCCTACTGATATTCTTTTCGTTTTTTTGGATCTTTATATGGCATAATTTATTTCCTTAAAGGATTCAATTGTATCCCGACGGAAGATGGATTTTTCCAATCTCTTTTAGGAGTTGGAGAACTGTTATTAAAAATGGTTACATTTTCTCCAGTTAGATTTTTAAATAAGGATTCGAGGTTGTTTTCAAGTCCTTGAATATTAATGGGTTTAGTAAATTTCCCCGAAATTTGTATACGATAAAAAATATTTATTCTCCTATGATTTCTTTTCCTTTTGTTTTTCTATGTATCATCTCAATATTGTTATAGTTCAATTCTAGTAATTTCTCAATTCATTTGGATATTGGCCACTATTCCTTCTTGTTGTTAAGTTGTTGTCAGAACCAAAATTAATAAGCAAAGGATCAATAATCTGAGGTTTAAATGTTCTTATAGGATGCGATGGTGGATCGTTTGGTATTATGTGAATAGGGGCTGGGAATATTGGCTGAGCAACGTTGAAATTCGTTGGAATTATTGGATATCCTTTTTTATCATATATATTATCGTGCGACAGGAAAATCGGAGCGACAAGCGCGGCCAACGCAATTGCAATGCCGCCTTTTTTCCCTTGACGTTTAAAGCTATCAAGAAACTTTTCTTTACCCCAAAAGTCTAAAATTGCGCGAGTCTTTCCTGCAGCAGGGATTTCTGCACTTGGACCCCATAATGCCAACTGTCCACCCGTAATAGGGGCGCGTTTCATTCCAGAACTGATTAATTCATTAACTTCCTTTCTCATCATGGCACGATTTAGTGCAGAATGCCATTCTTTAAATTGTGGCCAAAGTTCTTCCGCATCCCTATTTAATACTTCTCCCATAATTTTTTTCGATTCTGCAGCTTCTGGTTCCAATAGAGCTCTAGTTATTTGCTCAGCTTTTTCATATGGAACTTTTTTGAATGCAGTAACTTTTCCGGCCAATTCATTATATAAGTCCAAATATTGTTCAGTTAATTTTCCACCAAATAGCTTAGTTGCTGATCTCATGGTCATTGCTTTTCTATACGAGTAGGCTGTAGCAGTTTTCGTAAGCATATTGGAAAGATGTTGTTCCAATTCTTCACCCGGTAATTTGATCAATCTTTCGGGAAGATCAATAGATGGCAATTCTTTCATAAACTGATGCAAATTCATTTTTCGAAATCTCATTTCATCGCCAATTCCTAATTTAATTTCTTTTGGAATCGCTTTTGGTTTAGCTTCCCTTACCCAAATACCTTGACCATAGACATTAACGTTCATTGTTTTTTCAAGTTCTTGAATTTGTTCAATTTCCTTGACAATCTGTTTTTTGGTTGCGACGTCTTTGCCGGTTTCATATTCAAGCACATTTGCTTGAAGCTTTTTGATCCTTTCAGCTAATGTTGCATGTGCTTTTCTATCAACGTGTTGCTTATTTATGAGATCTTTCAAAGCTTGCTCCTGCTCCTGGGGAGAAAACTCGGCAAATACTAGGCGCCCTATATCCCCATCATAATCACAGTGGGTTGCTAATGCTTCTCTAAGTTGGAGGCGCATTCCAGCTGCTTGATCTTTTTTAACAGTGATCAATGTATCAAAAAATGCGAATCGGTTTTCTGCGGGGGTTCTGATAATAGTTCCCGCAAGTAATTCTTCACCTTCAATAAGAGCTTCCCTAAACGCCATTTTATTCGGATAAACCATTCCTGTGGCGCCTCTATATTTTCCAACATTCGATCCTTCCTTTATTTGATGGACATCCATGGCTTTATTAAAATATTCTTCGCCCATCGACTTTACAGATACTCCCTGTATCCCAAATCCTGTAGTTATATGGCTAAACATATCTTGCGGCAATCCCAACGCTTTAGCCATTCCGGGGGCAAATGCCATGGAAATCTTTCCTTGAACTCCAGGAATCGTTGGTTTGGTCATTTTTATATATGCATTTTTATCCGTTAATATCATATTTTTATAGTCTTCAGCCCGTGAAAAGAACTTTCTTTCAAATGCGGCTTTTGCTTCGTCCCCTTTAATTTTCTCGTAATCTGATGCCGCAATCAATAGATTTTTAAATGTTTGAATCTCTTTTCCAATGATGGTATAAGGATCTCCGCTTTTCGTGACTCTGGCGGGCGCACCTCTGATAAATGATAATGCCGGTCTGGGAAGGTAAACCTTCTTTTTCCCTATATTGAATTCAACTATAGTTGGTTGTTGTCCATACATCGATTCCAAGGTTTTTGGGTGCATATATGCATTCATACCCATGGGTCTTAATGTATATTGCTTCAAATAGCGGTCTGGAACTTCTTCCAAAGAATTAAAAATTTCCCCAGTTTCAACGCATTTAATTCTGAAAGATTTATCTTCTATGATTCCAATTTCCTCTTTAAATCCTAAATGAGTTGTCATAGGATCAAGATTTATTTCTGAGGCTTTTATAATTGGATAATGAGATTCAGGCAAGATTCCATATCTCAAAAGGGGCTGGATGTTTGACATATAATTCATCATATCGCGCTGTTCGCCAGTGAATGTGCGAGCAATTCTTTGAGCTATTGGTCCGGACACAACTAATTCATCCAAGCTGGGGATTTTTATATCGGCACCTTTAGCATATAATTCTCCGGCTTCATATGCTCTAGATGCCGGAGTAACTTCTAATATTCCCCAAGAACCGCCGAATAGTTGAATCAAAGAAAGATGGCCTTCCATTAAAGTTCCGGATTTCCAACGTTCTAATTCTGCTTTTGTAAAAAATTTGGAGAATTCACTTTTTGATAATTGTTCGTGCATTTCTACTTCTATTTTTTCCCGAAATACATTTTGTTCAGCTCGGGACAAATCAGCAAATGCTAGTTTTTTAGGATATCGTCTACCCCATTCAGTTGATAGCATCGATTCAAGTTGACCTTGAGTCCAATAAGGCAAGCGAGGATCATGTCTGGAATATTTAATCCCAAATGAAATCATCATATGTCGGATTTTTTGGGAATATTCTTTCATAAATCTAACCCATTCGCCTTCGGAAAATTGTAACCAATTTTTTTCAATTTTTCCGAGATCCAATTTTTGCCATTCTTTTCCCGTTATTTCGTCTATAAATTGAAGTTTACCTTTATTGACTTGCCAATCTAATTTAATACCACCCATTGAATTTATTTTATTCACAAAAATTTTAACTGTTTCAAAAAATTGAAATGTTTGGGATGGAGTTAATTTCGAATGAATGGTTTGGAAATTCCTAGTCAATCTTTGAATTTGGCCTAACATGACTGACATTCTGCCGCGTTTTGCAAGATCTTTACGAAGAACGGCATCAACCCAAGTAATCGATCTTAATCCTTCTATTGGAGTTAACATTCCTTTATATGGATATGCAAAAATTTTCATTGGATGCCCATATTTTTCAGGACAACTGGCAGTTTGAAGACGTATAGCTATTTCTCTATTTTCATTATTATATTCAATATTTTCAATCGCTGACATTAATGGAGTCGAAGTATCAAATGTAAATCCTTCCGCTTCTCCAAGTAAAGTATATCCTGGCAGCCATTCTTTAAACCGGGATCCCTTCTGATAGGCTTTCGCCATTTTCTGCCTCAATTTCGATAATACAATTTCGCGATCTTTCGGAGTCTTTGCTGATTTTATCTGCTCAAACGCCTCCTTGAGTTCCGGTATGAGTTTCAAATTACCAGTGTGAGGGATTCTAATCAATTTCGATACCATTTTAATTGCCATTTCATCTGCGGCCTGAAAATCTATCAAGCCAGCATTTTCCGCAGTTAATGGATTAAAAATTGTTAATATATCCATCGATTTGAAAATTTCTCCGCGCCTACTCGCGATCTTTTTATATGTCTTCGTGACCAAGTCAGGAACATGGGTGGTAATCAGACGCGCGGAGTTCCATTGCTGATAAAATGGTCTTGTTGGATCCAAGCCCAAATTCGTAAGCGGAGCTAAATCTCTGATGTCAAAGTTCGTAAATTTACCTTGCAAAATCTGAGCAGGAGAAAGAGATGGGAAGTTATGTCCCAATGCTCTGGTAGTCCAATGATTAACGTCTATTGGATTTATCGAGCGAGTTAATGCGCGATGATATGCTAATAACATTGCATTTAAATCGCGCATCACTACCGAAGAATGTAAATTAATATCCTTCGCAATGTCTTGAAAAACTTTATTTGCCATAAGTACATCAATTGATGCTTCATGCATCACTAGATTTCGTATTTGTTTTTCAGAAATCGCTTTTGCCAATTTGCTATAAAATCCAGGATCTTTGTCTTTCAAAATAGCCATTAGTTTATGATCTTTTTTAAATGATTCAATAACTTTCTTATTAAGAGTCAAATCTTTCTTTGAAGATGTCGGAATGAAAATTTTCCGCGATTGTCCAACAGATCTAAGAGAAACTGAAGCTTGGACATCTGGATCAATAGCTTTTTGGAGATCCATCGGATCCCAGGTTTCTCCCAAATAGGCTTTGGCTCCTAAGAATTGCTGGCCCATTACCCTATCCACATCAAAACTAGCACTCCAAGCCGCAACCGGAAGCTTTCCTCCTTTGGCATTTTTCCGCAGGAAATCCTCCAACTCTTTTCGAATTTTACTAATGGGTTGCCCCATTTCATCAAATTCTTTCATAACCTGCTCTCTTGTTTTTCCTTTGAATGAAAGTTTCAAATCAATTTCCGGGAAAGCATAATTGGCATTAATACTTCGAGGATCAACTTTTCCTGTATACCAATCAACAACTGCGCCATTTTCAATTATTCCAATGGTTACCTGATGCGGCAGGTAATTCGTTTTTGTTCCAAATGTTTCAAAATCTATAAATGCATACCTATTTGGTAATTTTAATTTTCCATCGCCTTCCATCAGAAGTAATTTAAGTTTCTGCATTTTTTTAAATCGGTCACTCACAGCACGTCTTTCATCTTCATTTTTAAATCCGCGAGTAGGAGATAAATAGCCAAGCTTAGCATCCTGAATTACATTTTGTTCAATGAAATCATGTACTGGACATCCAACCTCCATGATTAATCTTTCATCAATCGGCTCTTTAATTAAAGTATTGATGGCTCGTTCTCCACCTCGGGCATCTCCAGCCATTATTCTATGCCAAACTTCATTCTTAAATCTTTTATTCAAATTACGGATCATCGATTCATAAATATCAGATTCAATTCGTTCTATTTCAGGAATGAGTGGTTTGATGCCTTTATATCTTTGAGGAATCCAACGCGTTCCATTGACTCTTAATCTTCCACCACGAGTGAGCGGGATCTTCAAGTTAATGGTTTCTCTTTTGCCTTCTTCTTTGACTTGAATAGACAATTTGATTACAGCTCGCAAATTAAAAGCATTATCTTGTAATGCATATGTAATTCGGGCTTTTGTATGAGCAAGCTCATTTAAATGCTGCTTTAGTATTGGATCAATTGTTTCAATTGCAGCAATAGCTTTGGAATCAACTCTTGCTCTTCTGAGCGTTTGAAGAAATGATTTATAACCTGTATAAGACAATTTAATACCTGAATCATTGATTGTTTTGCCAGCAGGCTGAAGTCTCGCTCGTCTTTCATCTATCAGAATGGCGGGATCAACGCGTTCTAAAACTTTTGGAATTTTCAAATTTACTATAGTTTCCGGGGATTCTCTTTGAAGTATTTGTGCAAGTCTTCTGGCTTCCTGAGTTTGTTTCTTTTGCGTATCCCATAGTTGTCTCATTAAAACCGTCTGCTCAGCTTCGCTTTTCAGCATTTCTGGACTAATAATTTCTGAAAATTTCGAATATATAAGCAAATGGGATTTTCTAAATCTATATCGCTCAAGTTGTTGTTTAAGAATACTTTGTAAATGTTTAGAATCTTCAACATTTTCGAGCAATTCATTAAATACTTCTTGTGTCTTTTCTAAATTATTCCTTACCAAATCATAGGTTACTGGATTGAATTGTCTAATTACCTGACGTTTAAATTCAATTTCTTCCACTTTAATTGGAGTTGGCAAGGCTTTACCAATTTCACGAACAGTTTTCAGATCAGCATCGGTAAGAAATTCTATTACCGATTTACTTTTCTCATATTCTACCGCAGTTTCTACTAGTCTGTGCTGAAGAGGAAGCTCTGGCTTATCCGGCCTTGTAAGATATTTTCTTAAATAATCTTGGGAGCTTAGATCTTTGACAAACCCTATGAATGCGCGGGGTGAAAATTTCCTTCCAAGTTGTGGAGATCCATAATATTTTTTCCAGGCCATGAACCCACCACCTAATAAAACAGTTGGAAATAAATATCCGAATCTATCGCGAAATTGATTCTCTTCCTGATCGTAAATAATTGGCATGATTAATTAATATTTAATGATATGGTCGCGCCACTGCCCTGAGATTTTGTAACAGCTACATTTGTATTTGTTATACCATATCTTTGCAAAATGTTTTGAACAAAATTTTTTACATCAGCCGATTCTAAATTTTCGTGACCATAGGATATTCCAGAAGGACTGGAAATGTCTATCGGTTTGACCGCATATGGAGAATTATGCATTCTTAATTCTTGAGGTTTCCATCCCAATCCAAAATCATGGGAATTATGAACAGTTCCACAAATTGTTGTATAATAATGATTATTCGGCATTTCTACATCATAAATATCGCCTTCATAATTAACATGATATATTTTTGATACCGTCAATGTGGTCCATGGAACATATTTCCAATTGGAATAAAATATTTCCTTGTCCTTTTTACGACCAATCCTGATTCTGTAATTAAATCCTGGTTTGTATCCATATTGCTTTGCTTTTTGTATCGCGGCTTCCATCCCACAGGATCGCATTATATACCACCCCTGAATTGCCAATTTCTCGCTTGCGGTACAAACACAAACCTCTTTGTTTGTTTTCCATCCATCACCATTGAACCATTGACGAATTATTTCCTCGAGAATCGGAATTGGAAATTTGAATACAATTGGATGTAGATATTTCGTTTTTGCGTTGGGATTGATTAACTTATATATAAATCTCGCCATTTTGACAGAAAATGATGTAACTTGCAAATATGGATTTCCAGAAGTTGAAGATGTTCGTTCGTGGATTGAAACATTACAACCAAATATTTTATTAATTTTACTTTGAAGTTTTTTTGCAATATCATTTTCCAATATATTTAATGAAAATACAATTCCTTTTGGTTGTTTATTTAGGGGATTATATACATAACTTCCTTCAGCCAAAAACCAGCCAAGAATAAATCCTAAATCTTTCGAAATTTTAATATCATCGAATTTTTTGCATGTTTCTGGGAAATTATAGCCATATAATTTTAATCTATTGTATTTCCGCACATCTTGAAGTTTTTGTTTTTTAAATACAAATTTTCTGCATTTTTTGGCTATCTCCAATTCGTGAGTTTTTGTTCCGGTTAAATCAAAATACGTTCCTTTAAAATCTAATTTAATCATTTCGCCTTTATAAAATTTTCTGAATATACAGATTGGGGTTTTCAACTTTCCCTGGGCATTCACTAATTCAGTGTCCATCTCAACATTTTGTATTTCGATTGGACCATTTAGTGTCAATAATTTTTGCGTAGGAATGAAACAATCTAGCCCTTCCATTTTGACAGTTTTAAGTTGTATATCCTCCAATGGAATATCCTCTCTCCATCCCATCCAATCCTCCGCTGGCATTCGGAAATTTGGATTATAATCCTCTATCATTGGATTAGTAAATTTTTTCTCTCCAGACCAATAGTGCTCCAAAAGTTTTCTCATGGTTGGCGAAATCCGCTGTTTAATTCTATCCTGTTGAATTTTATCCTGTATGGAAGCAAATGACCAGAAAAATGGACGTTCCATATACGGAACCGATCTATAAAATTCGGCTGGTGTGCTCATAGGAGTGACACCATAAATTGTTTCTCTTGATCGCTTAAGATATTCCGGGTCGCCGGTTTGTTCATATAATTGACGATTTTTTATATATTCCAAAGCATCAAAATATTCATCGATTTCTCGGGTTTTTCTGACCTCTTTCGGAACCCAAGTTCCTGGACCAGCGACACTTCTTCCAGCACCATATAATAATCCCGCACCCAAACCAACTGCGGCACCGGGGGGGCCTGCAGATACTCCACCAGCAAATCCAAGTTTAATCGCCGATGCAACTGGATTCGTTGATAAGAGAAAACTATGCCACCAGGGTTTTATATAATCATGGATAGGTCTGGACCACTGCCCACTGAAACTGCCTCCAATTTGTCTCTCGTACATTTGTTCTGGTGTATAATATGGAAGCAATTTAGAATGGACAACCGGGATATCAAATTCCAATAATCGTTCATAAGCTGCGCCCATTAATCTTTCAATAATATTATATTTTGCAGCAGTTTTAATATTTTCATTCTGAGACATCAAATTATAGGTTGGGTCAGGAGTAAGCCATTTACCATGGCTAAATCGATGAGGATAAAAATCAAATTTCCTCATAATCGCATCATGTTGCCTACGGGCTTCGTCTACTTTAACCTGATCTTCTTCATCCAGTAATCCATGGCTTTTTAACAATCTACATTGCTTCAAAACTTTTTTATATTCCGGAGCCCACGGAGATACATTGGCTAAAATTTGTAATCTATCAGGATAGGAATAGGATTCTCCAACTTGCCCAATGCCTTTGAGTAACATATCTGATGCCAATTCCCGAGCTTCATTTATTCTTGACATATCATTGCGAAATCGTTCCGAATTATATTCTATATAAAAAGATTTACTTAATTCTGGATTATCTGACGCAACATAAAGTATTTGTCCATATCTTTTCTTCATTTGTCTCATAGCAAAATTGAGCTGAGATACGTGCGCCGGTTTTGGCTGCTGCATGAATCCAAGTTTTTCAGCAGTAGTTGCTTTTATTTGCATCAGTTCTGGAATTCCAGATTGATTCATAATAATAGCATCAACATGCCCTTCAATCTTTGACCAAGGATTAAAAAGTGGCACGTCTTTGGATAGCAGTTGCCTATTCATCAATAATTGCTTTTGAATTAATTCTTTAATAAATGAATAATGATATTCTTCTTCTCTTTCCGGTCTAATCAATTTCAATAGTCTTCCTGCGGCCTCTCCGGGTTCATATCCAAAATATTCTAAATCAATAGGAAAATTATGCTTCACATGATACATTTTTTCGTGAGCGCGAGATGGAAGCAAAATCAAACCCCCTTTGATGTGAGTATTATGAGTTGCAATTCCTAATACACAAAAAGAATCGTTTTCAATTTCAAATCCTATGACTTGGTCACATGAAACTTTTTGCTTATTATTAACGCGCATACATAAATATCCATCGTAGATGAATGAATACGAATGTAGCATTTTAGAATTGCATTTTAATTTAATTTGGAACAATTTTGCCAATTTTAATGCATTTTCTGAATTAATATTTAAACTATATGAAATCCCAGCATGGATAATTTGATTTCCAATTTTTGACGTCCGGCCGCCAGGATCGTAATTTATATTGCTTATTATGCCCCAGGATAATAATATATTTCTAATATCATATAATAATTGTAAACTAACTGATTTTGCAGAAAATCTTGCGCGTTTTCCATCTGAAAAATAACAACCATCGCCCTCAAAATATGCTTTAATTAATGGAATTAAATATGATTTATGCAAATGAAAAAATTCTTTGGGAATATGCTTTTCATGTGCTTCATGCCCGATTTGTCCCAAAAAATCAGCAAGATAACCAGAACCTATTCGATAGTCAATTCCATTTCCATTTCTTTCATATTGATATATTTCTCCACTTCGATTTATGAATTTTTTAAAAATATGATCCAAATATTTTACAATTGTAGATTTTTCTTTTACATGTAGCGCAAATCCAATTTCCCCATTGTTTCCTGCCCAACCTTCTGCAGCATAATATCCGCAAAGTGCAGCTAAATCTTCATCAAATTCTATGTATCTTGGATACCGGATTGCGTAGCGTTTTGCTTTGATATGATCTCGAATAGCATCCAACGTGCTTCCTTCAACATTGAATTCTATAGCCAATTGTTGAATATTATATGGGCAGGGATTGGATAAAAAATATTCATATATTTCCGGATGGCAATGTTTTGGATAAATCCATCTATCAGTGTATTTGAACTTAGTATATTTTGCCATATCAATAATAATATTTTTTTCCTCATATTGTGGAATCGGATAAGCAACATAATCTCCTGGATTTAAATCTTTTGTTTTAATCCATTTTGGATGCGGCAATTTTTTCAAATTGTAACATTTTGCATTACGCATTTTGCGATAATATTTTTGTCCATATTTCCTATTATGAATTTGTTTAATTTCATAATTTTTTAATCCCAAAATGGGATGATCTTCAGAAAATATAGTGGATGGAATTGCTGGCAATCCGGTAATGCGGAATTCATATGCAAATTCATTTTGTTTCAAATTTCTAATTTTTTCCGCCATGATTCGCCGATATGAACCATCGTGAGTTTTTAATCTATCATTTACTGAAACATCTTTTGCTTTTATCAATCCATTTTCTGTATCAATCAATGATTCTAATCCAATACAATATGGATCGCCAGTTTTGAATTCTTCCGGCAACCAATTTGGAGCCAAATTCCTGATTGGATTTACCAAATTTTTAAATCTTTCTCTTGGATATAATCTTCTCCAAGCCTCACTATTGTGAGCAATAATTCCATTTGCTTGATATTGATGAACATCTTCAATTTCTAAATCATACAAAAACCGTGGACAATCAATTTGTTCAATTTTTGTAATTTTTTTATATAATTTATTATTGAATATGAAATTATGGAATCGCCCACGTGTATTTTTGTTATATTTTAAATAATATCGCAACGTTGGTTTCCTTTTTCCACCCTGGGGATACTCACCATTTTTTGATATTTCATAATAACTATATGCATGGGGCAATTTCCCCAATTTGGCAAACAATTCTATCATATCCAATAACAACTGTTGGCTAACAGTTGTAAACCCACCCTTGGATTCATTCTCCCAACCATCTCCTTCCATGAGTCCTTTCAACAATGCGGAAACATATTCATTTTTCATTTGTTTAATGTCATGCGAAATATATTTATTATGTGATCCGTAGCCAAATTCGGCTTTCAAAAAATTGACAAAGGGCCGATGCGAAAAATACAAACTAATACAATTTTCACCATTAGACCGAATATAGTAATTTTCAATGCCAAGTAATCGTTTTGCGATATTACCCAATTTATGGGCGACACCAATTTCATCTTTATGCATTATAAGGTGCATAGTGCTCTTTTGTATGCAGCCTTCTGCAATCCACCATCCAATCAAATAACATAAATCCTCATTTAATTGCAAATATCGTATCCATTTTTTGTGATTACCAGTAGATTTTTTCGCATCATAATATCTTTGATCATGAAAATCTGAATATTGTAAATTACCATCCAATTGTAATCGTTCATATATTTCAAAAAATTCTTTGGATCCTTGAGAATAAACAAAATCATCTGTGAAAATTGGCATATATTTTGCAAAATCAATAATGTATTCATTTTGTCCAATCGGGATCGGAGTTATAAGAAAATCGCCAAGACGTAAATCACAAACTCTAATTTCTTTTAAATGTTCGACAAATTTTTTATTACAATATGGACAAATTCCATTATTATTTGGACGATGCGATTTTTCCGATTTCCAATGGCACTTGGTTCTGTGCGCCAGTACTTTATGATTTCCGGTGACTTTAATTTTATTAGGATGTGAATTGACAGATATTTCATACATTTCATCATCATCATTTGGAATTCTTTTAAATTTGTTTTTAATTTTATATATTCCTGACAAATTGACAATTTGCATTTCAGGTTTGATATCACATATTTTTTTATATCCATTTGTTGTTGATATTAATGTTGACCCATCAAAACACATTATTCCACCGCCTATTTCCGCGTCCCAAAATTGATGTCCGAAACTAGTAATTGCAGATGCATCATCATACACTGGGGCATATTGGCCGATCCCTTCTCGACCCAATATCGCTTGTGTCATAAATCCTCGCAGTCCAGCAGCTTCGGTAAGTCTATAAAATGAATCTCCTAACATTCCTTTCATGCTCACTGATGGGATAGTATGCCTTGGCGCAAAATAACCAGGTCGGGCTTCATGCAAAGGTGGCATTGTATTTTTATTGTATCCGGGTAAAATTCTATTTTTCGATTCTACATCAAATCCCATTTGGGCTGCTTCTAATTCATCTTCATGCATCATAACTTGAGGCTTTAAAAGTCTTCCAATCGTCATGTCTGCGATTGACCCAATTACGGGTACATCTGAAAAAAGACCAGCGGTTGTTGGATAAGGCCGATCGAAAAAATGCTCCCGTTCGAAATGATAGGGATCTGTTAATACGCTTAAGGGGCCTGTATATAATAATGATTCTAGCTTGGTTCCCAATGCCGCGTCCGTATATTTATATTGACTTACAATTTTTGTATACCAACTAGGTTCAAAATATCTGATTCTTCCGCCAAAATAAGACAATTTGGAATTATGATATGTGCATGTTGGACCACAATAACTAAAATTATGATCCACCATAAAATCATAAACCAAATCATCATATTGAATTGTTTGTTTATCTAAAATTGATATATAATAGTATTTGTCATCGACTAAACATGTATCTTTGATTTTAGATTGTTTCGGTTTTGGGCTCTTTTTTTCTTTTTTAATATGAATGTTTTTCCAAAACTTGACTCTATATTTAGATGGAATATATAAATGATATGTTTCGCCATATTGCTTTTTAATTGGATTTAATTTTTTCAATGATTCATAGTTTGTTTCTGATTTTCGAAATGTTGGAATTATGCCCAATCGCAACAATTGTTCAAATGCATATAAAATAATATTTGGATTTACCAAACTTAATTGAATATTAGTTCCAGTTTTATCAACAGACCCATCCGATTCCCATAGTCCTTCAATAATGCCTCGATGAAAATCTGAATTTGATATATTATAAATAAATTCCGGAACTATTTTTTTTCTCGTAAAAATGGTTTCGAATAGTTGACCAACCAATGTATTCAAACAGCGAACAATTATATATCCAGAACCTTTCCGTCTAATTGTACATTTTAATCCAAAAATTTCATGAATTATATTTTGAACATCTTCCGCATAATAAATTTCGTGTTTATCAAAACAAAATTCAATTCCATATGCTTTACCAACATTATTAAAAACATTGCCATCACCAAGATAATATCCTATTAAACGCCCGAATTCTCTCGTCAAAGGAATTGATGCGGGGATGCCATTTTTTGTAGACTTTGACCAACAAGATTTAAATTGCATTGGATATAATATTTCACCCTCAGTCCAAATCTTGGAACAATCTAATATGTTTGGCAGCCATAAATTTTTCCTTTTATAAGTCCGTTTATGAAATGGTATAGCCAATAAATCAGTGGTCATTATATTTTCTGTTGGTATCCATCGCAATTCATCATTTCGTAGTATATATAATTCATGATTACCAGTTAGTTCTACTTTGAATGGTAATGAGGTTTTTATATTATAAACAGTTTCATTAGGAATTAATTTTCTTTCGGATTTTGCCAATATTTTACCAACAGATCCATCAAATGTTTTTATTTTATCTCCAACAATTATTTCTTCAGGATACTTTATTCCATTATAAGTCATTATAGGGCAATGGGTTACACAAGTTTCCCAATATCTTCCGCTGCGATGAGGTACGAGCTTTCTTCCGGAATAAACGTCTCGAAGTTCATCTGCAGATCTGGTTAAATCAGGAAGACCAAATCCTGTTGCAGCTGAAGCTCCTAATCCAATCATAAGCCCTGGTCCCCCACCAAATTTTCTTCCTAAAATCGGAAGTGCGGCCGCTCTGAATAATTTTGCAGCGGGGGATTCCATAGATCCTGGCATGAGTCCTTCTAAATATTGAGCTTTATCCGTTATTCCCAATGTATCAAATACTTCAGCTCTAGCAACATTTGCTTTTCCAATTATTTGGGCTCCAGCGGATGTCAATCCGTCATCAAAGATGGTATGGTTTAAAAGTGGATTTACGGTTAGAAAAGTGTCAATAGCACGATAACCATAAATGGCCGCAGGAATAGCCAAAGCGCGTTTCATCGCGAATTTTTTCATAAATTCAGCGTTTGACCTATATTGTAAATCCAGACCAATCCAGCCTAATGTCATATTGAATGGCCTAATTGCCCATCTATGGAGAAGCATACTTTGTTTGGTAATATATGGTTCATAATTTATTTGGGTTGCGGAATCAGAAATTCTAAAGAATTTATTAAAACTACTTGTAATCATGTCTCCAAATCCCGGGGCCGCGCCAAAAAGATCTTTTGGGGCAGATGGGACTCCATGACCTTGAATTCTCCAGATTTCATTTATGGGTCCCATATATCCCCGGATTTCGAGAGGGATAAGAGTATCCCGCATAAATCTATTTATCTTAGCAGATTCTCGGAGGGACCTATAATCCAATTTAAACACATCTCTAAGTAAATTTTCATTTGGGGAAATGATATCTTTAAGATGTCCGACAGTATCCAAGCTATTAATTACCTCTTGATCACTATATACATTTAGATGCTCAGACATTGGCCTGTTAATTTTCATGCTGGCAAATAAGGATTTAGCTTTGGATTTTTCTGATTTGGATACAATTGCATCGTCAATGGATTTAAAAATCTTATCATACATATCCTCCGTTATCTTTCCGACTTTGCTGTAATTTTCTAGTGTCTTTTTAAAATATTGCCCCATAAGATAATCTTGTACAGATAAATTGCTAGCCTGACCAACAACTGTTGCTCTTGATCTTAATAAAAATTCTCGATCAGCTCCCACAAGATTTTGTACATCATGAAGAGCTCTGCGAACTTCTTGAACAGTTCTTTGGGAATATATTTCTGGTAATGCATAATCAAACATTGATAAATCGTCAATCACTTTATCAATGTTTACATCATTTAAAATCTTTTTGGCTTTTTTCGCATCTGCTCCACCTAAGATATCAAGAACTTTTCCTCTAAGGCCTTGATTGTTATGGAAAAGCTCCAAAGCATTTTGTTCTGATCCATATAAATGCCTACCTATCGCCCTTGAATAATTTATGAATTCTTTTTGTTCTCTGGGACTAAAAATTTTATCTCCTTGGAGCCGTTCGAGCATTCCAGCAAATTTTCCTTTTTCATGCATCAATACATGAGGACTTTCGGGATTAAAATCTTGGATAATATATTCTTTAAGTCGCCGTCCTATGAAATGTGGAGATCGACCTAATTCAAATTTTTGTCGCAAATGACCCAACCAGCCAGTATGTTCATAATCGGTTTGGCTTTCAACCATGCCCTGGAAATATCTCCGTTCTCCAGCCGTAATTGTATCAACACCGACTTTCCAATGTCCACTGATTCGCTTAATAAGTTTTTCGGGACTAAATCTAAAAACGTGATCCCCAATTCTCATAAAATATTCGCCAATTTTGAGTTGCGGAGATCTAGTAATATTTAAATCCGCGTCGATGGCAGCTTCAGCCATCAATGCAGATTGTTTTTCGTCAAGAATTCTGAATGCAGAACCTTTGCTTGGAATTCCTATTTTAGGAATCCCCGTAATCATCATTCGTTCGAAAGGATGCCAATTAATAAAAGGCAGCTTCCATTTCCCCATTACATCTATTACTTTACCAGCAGTAAAACTAGCATTGAACATTGAAAAGTTGCCTTTTCTAAGAATATTCTTACCATAATATAATTCTTTTCCTCCAAGCAATTTTAAAACATTATTTGTAGTTTCTGGATCCCATTGAGCTTCTTTTGCATATCTTTTAATATATGACGTAGTCGAAAGCCTACGTGGAGCCCAATCTGCAGGCCTTTCCGGAGTTTTAAGAGCATATTCTATAAATGTTTGTTTCGGACGTCTTTCAAATTTTCCAAGAACTTCATGAAATGCTTTCTTGATTTCAGTATCTTTTGACATCTCGCGAAGCATTTCCGGATCTTTTCTCATACCAAGGACGCCAAGAATTTGGTTAAGTTGCTGCTCCATCTTAAAATATGGCTTCCTTTGGATTTTGGCATCTTTCACAATGTCAGAATATAACCGCACAATATCCATGGAATGCGGAGCTTTGCGTTCCTTAATGCTCCGTTTGAGTTCTTGGATTGAAGGCCATGCACCATGTCTGCGCGCAGCCCAGTGTTTAGAAATTGAAGCATGCCATTGAGCGCCTTTTATATGCAGCGTTTCAACTGTTTTTGCGAATTTTTCTCTTACATGCGGGAATTCACGAACTCCTAATTGAGCACCTCTTGCAGACACGGCTCGGCCATATCTGAATAGGTGTCTGGCACCACTAAATGCTAAATCAATTGGAGCAAACCCAATTCCAAATCTAACCATCCCGGCAACATGTCCAGGTATGTTATACCAAGCAGGTTTAGGATGTTCGGGTCTTTCCTTTTCGAAAAGACCCAATGCTTGGTCTGCAACGTAGAATCCTGGGATCATTTTCGCATAGCGCTCGCCCCATTTTCCTGCAGCGGCCATGAAGCGAGCAGAAAATGCTCCATCAGGCTTCATAAATGTTTTCAAAGCTTTTAGTCTTTGATCAAGTGCCCTTGGATGATAACCTTCTTTCAAAGCCGCATATAATTCTTTTTCCCGTAAACCTAAATCTCTGTAATAATATTGTCGCCTAGCTTCAATTTGTTTGGCAAAAATAGTCGTAAATTTGGCCCGAGCTCTTTGAATTAAAGGCACTTCTTTGACTGTAGCAGCTATTCCAATATCTTTTGGAGATAATATTCCAAATTGTTTGGCTTCAGCCCGAGAACTTCGTATTGCGGCGGCCCTTAAATTTTTATAGGATTTTATCCAGGTTTTAGGCGCAGCAACTGATCTTAATACTCGCGGTAAATTTCGGGCTAAGGATTTACTTGCAGCGGAAGAACCTCGAAGCGCAGCTCCCCTAATAACTATAAAAGCTAATAGCGAAAACGCTCCAGCTCCTATAGTTTTTAAAGGATTGGGTAATTGCCGATCCCGGTAATCTAAATTTTCTCTTTGTTCGTAAAAATGATCAGAATACATATTATTCCGTTAATGAAAAAGCGGGAAATTTGCACAATTTTTCCCGCCATAATTTATACCATAGAATGACAGATTAAAGCAAAGATATTTTTTTCTATGCTTCAGCAAATCGTCCGAAAATTTCCTTTAAAATTCTTTCTAATTTTTCATCCACTATAGTTTCGTTGGTTCAGTTGTAGCTTCTTCATAACCAGAAACTTTAAATATTTCCGCATTCAGCCTATCAACGACCCCACATGGCACATCATTCAACTGTGAATTAAAATCTTCCGGCCAAAGTACACAAGCAGCAACCGTTCGTTCCATTGATTTGCTTTGAACAAAAGCCATTTTTTGATCATCATTCAACTCGGCATTTGCTTCCAACTCTCTAATTGTTTTCATTTCAGCAACCTGCAATTCCCTGAGTTCTCCTACGCTCAGGGGCTTATAAGCATAAAATCTATCATTAATTTTGAGACAAAAAACATCTTGAAATTTTACTTTCCAGCCATTCATCATATCTGCAGTAAAAGGATAAATCCATTCTACTTGTTCTGCATTTTGAATCTCGCTCATAATTTCACCTCCTTAATTCACTTGAACATATATTTTAGCACCATATAAATCACAAGGACCCCAACTTAGCGCATCATTTGCACTACCATATTGAACATCAGGATAAACTGGCGCTCCATTTTCATCAGGATATTTCCATGGAGTCCAAGTATCTGTTTGTTCAATGAGAATCATGCCTGCACCATTGCAAATTATACACTTATTCATGATCTCATTTCCATCTTTATTTTTTAAAATCACAAATCCTTTTCCTTTGCAACCGTGGCAAGTTTTCCAACTCATGTTACCCCCTTAAATTATTAGGTTTTTTTATATTTGATTCCTTATATGTTTTAAGTTTATTTATTTTATCTTTATGCCTTGCTAATTTGGCTTGCAACTCCCTTTTTGATGCAGCAATCCCCGTTGCTTGTGATGCCAATCCAGAATTTCCGCCCATCGTAGGGAATTGAGTTTCTGATGGAGAAAGAATTTTTTTGGCCTGGGCTAATCTTGTCATTAATCTATCAAAACTGAATTCATATATATCTTCAGGCTTGTAAGATGGAAATGCTGAACAGATAACCATAATGACGCTTTCTATACTATCTCCGCTATTTAATTCTTTTGATATTGAATCTAATGTTTCGGCAATTATACTATCATCTGCGAATTTAGATGCAATTTTATATATTTCATTTCCTAATGATAAAATTTCACCCGCCAATAGACTTTTTATAGGGGGATGGAGCAATAGCGAATCAACCAGATATGAACTAGCATTTAATCTTGAAAATTCAAATTTTTCCAAACGCATCCATTCATCCAAGGTTGGTTCTCGAAAAATATAGGATTTGCCACGCAAATTCAGTAAATAAATGTCTTTATATTTTTTTTGAAATTCTATGATTTTATCTAACATTATTCAATCGCAATATTAATGATAAATTCATCTTTAAGAGATGAAGACGCGTTAGTAACGAATGAAAAAGCAGCATCTGATACGCCGGCGGCATTTTTGATAATTTCATGTATTTTGCCAGCAAAATAATTAAGAAGATTCTTTCTAACGACGGGGCCCTTTTCAATAATTCTAATTTCATTTCTCGGATTATCCGTGACCCAATCACTTGGAATTAATATTTCCGATTTTACGAAATAGGATCTCGAATTCTTATCTTTGGTCTTTAATTTTCGGATTTTATCTTTTATCGCAAGAATTATAAATGTTATATTTACTCCTAATACGTTAGGCGCGGTTTCCTCAAAAAATTCTTTATTACAATGATCAAATAAAGTAAGAGAAATTGGAAATCTAGAAACATCAGGAGCTCTTCCAATTTTGTCTGTAGGAATATTGGGTTTATCAAATCCCTTATAATTGGACATAGGCTGATCCATATTTCTTGCAAAAAATGAAAATGTTTCAATAATAAACCCAGCATTTGGATCTATAGATTGCGCACTGCCAAGAATATGCACATCATTTAGCACTTTTAATGAATGTTCGGATTCGGAATTATTTGGATTGCCATATGTAATCAATAAATTAAATCCTTTTCCTGCCGTGTCATAACCTATTCCATACGAATCATATTTTCGCTCTTTATCAATCTCATCGGCTCTTCTATATTTATTTTTATAGTAATCTCCGATTCCCCAGATTGAATCTTCCAGAGCATCACATAAATCATCAAAATTATCTGGTCCTCCAAATAAATCTTCTATTCTATTTTTTGATACGTATATTTTGCCTTTGGTTCCATCCGGAACAACATTTCCTTCTTCATCTATCGTAAGTTCTTGAATTTTACCAACAATAGGTGTAAGTCCAACAGAACCTGGACCCATTTCGTATAAAACAGAAGCGCTGGGAAGCGTTCTCAATTTTTTAATATTCGCAGCATAAATTTCTGCATCATATTCTTGACCTCTAATATGTTGATTAATGAAATGCATCGTCGCAATATCTTTAAATGCTAAAGTGAATTCTCCATTAACAATAAATGTCCCTTCTGCAACTGCATCAAAAAGCTGCGATGCAAATCCATATACCGGCATTTTATTCTGGGTGGCATTCCATCCAATAGCAACCAGATCAAGAAGGACATCATTAATATATGCTCTTACTTGTTGCCCAGAATAAAATTCAGTATAATACTCCCTCAATTTGCGTAGCTGTTTCAATTGAATCTGACTGAGGTCAAATTTTCTTTCTGAAGTTATATCAACAGATGACAATTTTTCTGCACTACGAAATTTATTCATGATTTTTATCTTTTTTCTACCAAAATGATATTTTACTACTTTTTTTCGAATTACAAGATTTACACAAAGGCCGAACATTTACAATAGAATGAATTCCACCTTTTGACCTGCATATGTTATAGTTCAAATCTTCAATTTTCCCTACAAAAATGACGGAAATCAAAATTTGATATCCGCCTAATAAACTGTTGAACATGAATAAGTTAAGAATTTATGGATGCCAACCAGTTCCTAATAATCCCAAATCTTTCCGTCTTTCTTCAATTCCAAGTCTAATTTCCATAGATCTTTTTTCTTTTTCCAAATCCTTAATTTGAGCTTCCAATTTTACAATTTTTAATTTATTCGCATCAATTTCATTCTGGTTTCCATTTATAAGTTCAAATTTAATGTTTTCAGAATTAAATATCACCGTTTGTGCATATAAATCATCAATTTGGCCTTGTAATTCATTAATATATTTTTCATAATCTCCTTTAATATTCCTAACTTTCATTGGATTTAAGGATTCAAATCGAGCGGATGGACTAAATTTTTTGGCTGGGGTCCAGACGCCGCCAGATTTTTTATACATCAAATCGATGCCACGAGCTTTATATGATTTAACATTTTCTATGATCATATCATTAATCGACATAACTTGCCCATCATCAACAATTTCAACTCCATAAATAACCATTGAAGATAAATATCCATCTTCATTCATAAATGAAATTGTTATATCAAATGGGGGAATTTGATCCAATAAAATCGTACTAAAATTATTATCGACCGTATCATCTGGGTACGTATTAATAAGTTCCTCCAACACTTCTCGGTCAAAAACTGTAAAAATCAAAGATCCAGCCATAGATCGAGGCCCTCTAGTAAAACATGGAGGATTTACTCTTCCTAATAGCATAACAGCACTTTTTTCGCGATGAATTGAATACGAAATCGTTTGCAGTTCGCCTAATACTTTTAATTGGTCATGAATATAAGCGACAGCTATAATGTCTGCACCAGTAAATGTAGTTATAGATTGGGGGAATTCATATGCTGTGGGATTCAGATTCCCCACCTTTCCATATTGTCTTCGTGGTATTTTCATAATTTTCAAGCCGTAGGAGAGCTATGGGGAATAACTCCCCCACGGCTTTTGGCTGGAGGAATATCAAAATCCTCCCTAAAATATTTTATTCACCAGGACCTGTAAATGCAGATGTGCCTAAATTCTTCCACGGTGAATAGTTAGGTCTTTCCAAATCTTGAGTTGACGGGCTAACGGTTTCTGCTGGAATCATACCTTGAATGTGTCTACATACAAAGGTCATATTGGTTTCATTTGTCAAATCATCAATAGAAATTCCATGACCTTCATTCAAAATTTGCACACCCAACAGTCTTTCAGTTGCCATTTGTCCCATTTCATTTACATATGTTATAGTGATATCAAATGGCGGAATCTGATCAACATATATTGGGTTTGCAAGCCTGACTCCCAATCTTCCTTCATTAGCAACTCCGCTAATCTCATCTATTGGTTTCCAACCCACACTTTGATAATCGTCATTTTTTGCTACATATGTAGCTTTATCCATGACGCGTCTAAGGGCATGTCTGTCGAAATTATGCATTACCATAGTGCCGGCAATACCTCTTTTACCTTTACTGAAACTTCTAGGATCTGGATTGCCGCAGGTATAAATCGGCGCAATTTCCCTAGTAATAGTATAGGAAATACCAATGAGTTCAGCAATTACAATATTATGGAAGACTGCTTTAAGATCCGCGCCCGTAAAAGTCGTATATGTGCGTGTTACTGAACTAGTTTCTAATCCAATTCCGTTTGGCATAATTTATTAACCTCCTTTGAATTATAATTCAGTCCGCAACTTTACAGTTACGCGAATCTCTCTGAGTTCGAATACTGGCACGAGCACGAGATCAATATTTACAATTCCTAATACTTGATCAGCAGCGGTAGATCTTATAGTAAAATCATATTCTCGAAGAGCTGGAGGATTCATTTCAACCAACTTTTGAAGTGCTGAATTAATGGCGGTTTCCATAGCAGCTCGAATTTGTGGACTGTTGCCTTCACCTAAGAATGGTTCACAAACTGCACGGATCAATGCCATTGATTCAAATACAGTGTTTCTGGTCATTTCTCGTTGATAATCACTTCCAGCTGGTGCAATAGTAATTCCAGAAACGATTGCAATATCACCATCTTGTTTTTGCCTAAATGTTACAAGCCTGGCTTTTGTCAATCGATCCAATTGGCCATTTTCTCCGCCGGACATTAAATATCTTATGTTTGTTACCCCATGCACAGTTTTGTTACTCGGAGATGTATTTATGGGTAATGCAGAAAGTAAACCTCCATATAAACCTTCAGGAGTATTCGCATAAGGAATATATGCAGCCTCGTTGGAAAAAATCAATTCTCCAGCAACGACGTCCATATATTTGCTTCCGAAACTTGATAAAATATTTGCTGCCCGGTTCGGATCGCTAGCATCTGTTACTACAAGTTTTTCGACCCAAGCTTTGATATCTGCTGGAGTATTTCCATCAGCGGGCTTAACTGATATGATTCCTATAGTTTCACTAGTTGATCCAGTTAATTGCACAAGATGATTATGAAGCAACGTATGGAATCCTGCATTAGTTTCTAATGGCGTGCCGGTTTCCGGATCATATACTATTTTGATGTCATCAAAATATATTCCAGCCAAAACTATATATGATGTTGGATAATCTTGAATAACTTTAAGACCTTCATTCAAAACTTCATATTTTTCAAAGTTATTCATATCAATCCCATTTGTTCCTCCGGTAAGCGTTTCAACTGCACCAATATTTACCCATTCTGGAAGGTAAATATAATCAAATCCAAGCAATGTGCCAGAGGTATCCATCGATCCACTTAAATCAGGTTGAGTTTCAAGACTTGTGAATTGAATGACATCGTTCTTCCTTCCAATCGAACTTGTGACGACAAAATCGGCCCCTTCTTCCAATTTATTTTTGTATCTGTATCTAAAAGATGCATTTCCAGGAAGAGATTTGCCGAATGTCAATGTCTTTCCACTCACAAACCATGTATGCCAATCGTTGCTACTCAAACAACCGGTCAAAGTACCAGCTTCTGACGATAAATCATCAATACAAGAATCATAATCGCAGCTTAGTATGGTCCCAATGGCAGGCAAATATTCTCCGGAACAGAAACTCACTGTAACTATCTCAGTTCCAGGGTCATATTCACATCTATAATTTTCAGATGGGATTTCATATCTCAAACTACTTTTTGTTCCATATAAATGGAACGTAGTTTGGAGATTATCCAGTTGAACATTGGAACGATTGGCGCCAATAGCAGCATAATTTATCATATACATGCTATCTGTAACACCACAGTAGAGATTATCTGCATAACCATCGTCCGGACAAATTTCAGATGCAAATTCAAAAGCCAAAGTTCCTGTATCAGTTATAGTTGCTATAACTATTCCTCTATAATGCAACACTATTTGCGGTGTTTCATATTCATTGTCGGTGAAACTCCGATATTTGATCAGAGTGGTTGTTGGAATTGAACTGACACCTTTTACAGGAATATGATCAAGAATGCAATTAGTTGATCCTTTGAGTTTTTCATTTGATTCCTTATATTCGCGAATCTCATAAAGCTCATTAAATTGCACAATCAAATCGCCGGCTGTGGGCACATTACATGTTCCACCAGTAGTAGTAATAGTTTCAATGCAACAATTTGCATTGTCATTATAAAACATTGGAGTTATATCGCTAAGTTTGATTTTCAAATAGCCATTGCTATCATATGAGATCCCAACGTCACATCTGGTATTTGCCGGATCGTTTGGATCAGAAACAGTGAGATCGAAAATTGCTCTCAAATCTTTAACTGTTGCTGTAATTATACTGTTCAAATTCGAATCAGCATTAATAGCATCGGCCAAATCCTCAACAGTGTGGCAATCTACATTTGCATCAAAATCTGTGTAATTATAAGAAAACCACGATTCTTTTGCAGTTTTCGGATTATAAATCACAACATATTGAGATGCCGGATGAAAATCGCCATCACCAGTTTCTGCTCTAACAGAAACCTGATTATAGATTTGACCCGGATATCTTGCGGTCAAACATAGCACATCTGCCATTTGAACTGCTGGAGTTGATGTGCAATAATAAGATTCTTCGTCAACACTTTTCGCTGGAGGAGATATTCCATATTCACCAGAAATAGTAACTTCTTTGAAACATAATACCGCTTGATCGCCATTACTAATTCTCATGAGACGAATATCTTTTGCCCGCCGGTTTGCACGATTAGCTTCCATGGCTGTGTGCAAAAGAGAACCTTTGCTAACATCGCCAAATACATCAGCTGCAGCGCCCAATCCGCCTATTTCAGTTACTCTAATTGGAACATTAATAGGACCATCGCTAGCAGTTCCAATAATAAGCAAACTCTTTCCAATATCGGCCTGAGCAGTAACTCGAAGATTGAAATCAATCAAATTTGAACCTATTCGATTCAGCGAGCTATCGTTAAAAGGCATTAATCAAACCTCCTCATTACGATTTCGTAGTTAATTTTAATCTTATTTCTTCTATTTTATGTCTCTCTAATTTATATATTGTTTCAGTTTTTACATAATAGCGCATCGGGATTACTGGAATTTTAAAATCTCTTAAAATTTCGTCTTCTGGCCTTTCATTGAAAAACATTTCTTTAACTCCAAATTCTTTGAATAATGAAGCATAAATAACCATGTTATGTTCAATATAATCAGCTAGAAGTTCAGCTTGATAATGAGTTTTTTCCCAGCAATCAAGTTGCACAATATTATCAAAATCTTGAACTATAGTTGACGTATAAGAATATCTTTCATTTTTTGCAACTTCTTCCATCACTCTCGGTTTCACTTGTCGCTGTGAATTGAATGGCTTCCCCCGGATCGCAGCAGGAGCCCTTCTAACAACTTTCCAAGTGACCATTGCAGGTATTTTTGGAATAGGATTATCCAATGTTGGATTAAAATTTTTATTCTGTATGATCGCGTCTGGATAAGCTGGGCACGTCACAATAATTGGAGAATCCAATTTCATAATGGAATAAAAAATCGCAAAAAAATCATGAATACCACCACTTTGACCAAGTCGCAAACGTTCCGGATCGATAATATTTGCAGCTTGTATTGTGGTAAGAGCATCATCTGATAATATAGGTTTTACTAAAAAATTATATAAATATTCTTTATAGCTCATAGGATAAAGTCCTTTTTTTGAATAATTACAATTTTTGCATAATGGTTAAACATTATTTATGCATCTCCGATGACACGAAACAAATCCAATATTCGATACGACCATAGGATTGCTCACGCATCGGTACTATAGATGTAATATTCCATTTAGCTACAAAAGGTAGATCAATGGCGGTCGGTTTTTTATTCCCTTGATATTCTATTTCATAAATTATATCATCCAAATGTGGTGTAATATCAGCAGTCAGATAAAATCTATATCCTGTATCATCCATTAGACCTATCGGGGTAAATCTTTCTTGACTCCCCGGAAAAAAAATTTGTCGGCCAGAAGATCTTCTTGCCAATACGAGAGAATCATTATATTCCCAAGCAGGACCTCCGACAGTTTCTTGAGTTAATTGATTCCAATGTTCAGTTTTCTTGGTCTTATCAAACTGTCTTAAAATTACCCAATGCGCGGTTTTGTCGATTTCAAAAAGTTTTTTCAATTCTGCACGTAGATTGATTAATCCTGCTTTGAATTGTTTATATGGTTTATATTGTGAACTATATCTCATTTTAATCTCTCCAACTTAAAAGCAACCACACATTACCATTGAACCCGAAAAATTCGCCCGATGCGCTGTCATATGCAATTGTCCCTTCAACGGGACTACCAGGAAGTGTAAGATCACCAACTACGAAATAACTACCGGATATCTCGCCATCTACATGAAGGTCATCTGTAAAATAAAACCATTCTTCATCCTCGGCCCATTTTAACCATTCAAATCCAGAAGTCGATTTTCCAAAAGCCAACATTGCATCCGCATTTGAATGCTCTTCATTGATATAAATATCGCCAGCAGCCTTGACATCACCATAATGATTTATTTCTAATACATCGCGGGCACTTTCTCTATAATGGAAATATAAATGATTTGATGCGGTTGTTATATCCCAATATTTATCGCCTGGAGTATGGAATGTTGCAAATATCGTGCCGCTAGGATCCAAGAAAAGATAGTCGGAAAAGATTGTGCCATCGACATCAATATTTCCCGAGAAATGAACATCCACATCGGTATCAGCACATCTTTTGCACACATCGTCCAGCGTGTCATAACAATCACATTCTCCAGATGGACCTTGCTGACCAGGCTCGCCACTGATTCCAGGATTTCCTTGTGGACCCGAATCGCCTTGTTGGCCGGGCTCTCCACTAATTCCTGGGTCGCCTTGCGGACCAGGATCGCCCTGTTCTCCAGGTTCTCCAGATATGCCGGGATCGCCTTGGGGACCTTGTGGTCCAATATCACCTTGTAAGCCTTGCAAACCTTGGTTTCCAGGTTCGCCTGAAATACCCGGATCTCCTTGAGAACCTTTCGGTCCAGTCGCACCTGTCAGACCTATGGGACCTTCCGGCCCCATCACGGTTTCATACCTGATCCATGGACCAGGATGTTCATCTATATTTCTGCGCGGGGTTATTGACATTTTATTTTAAAATCGCAGGCGCTTAGGACCTGCTCCGTCTGTGTAATATTTTTCTGAACTAATATCTTTCATATCCTTCGTACTTGGTTTTCTAAATGGAACTCTATTAAGATGTGCGCATGATTCAAGAGCTTGTTTTGCCCTGGCGCTCCATTGAGGAGAAGCATGCAATTTACCTTGATTTAAAATAAGACCCATAGTTGAAGCAATACAAGCATCTAATTCTTGTAATTTGGGTCTGACAAGACCCGGTACATCTCGAATTCCTTCAATTTCAAAATCTCCTAACCGTTTTGATATTGCAGTTCCGATGTAATGCTGAATATTTCCTGATAATATTTCGTACGCGACTTTACAAGTAACATAGCGAGTGATAAACCATGGAATATCACAATCATCAATGGTTTCATACCATAAATTCTGCATTATGATTGAATGCTCAAGTATCAATCTATTAATCGGATCCTCTTTCATAGAATCCAATAATGCACCGCCAGTCATTTTCACAAGTAAAGCGCTGGAATACATCGGATAAAATACAGTAGTAAAAATACTTTCATAATCAGATTGCAATGCATTCGTATTCGCGCCTTCCAAGCCCGCATCAACAATAATATGGACTTCCTTATTATATGACCAAGGGCAAACCGGCGTAAATGTAACAATATTATCAACGAGAGCAAATGTTCCTGAAACATCTGCTTCATAAATTCCCGTTAGAACTGAATACTGCCTAATTTTGATAAATTCTTCGTATTCCATGACTTATACTATCTGACTTGGCATTATATTATTATCCCAAAAATAAGTCTCATAACTATTGGCAATACGTAGGGGTTCCCTATAGAAGCCAAAAATCCAATCACAGCAATAATTATTATTATTTTGGTTTGCCATTTTAAGATTTTATTGTGATGCAACTGATGATTTGTTACATACAGATCCAGCTTTTCCGACACGTCTTTATTACTTTGTTTTATTTCCTCGATGTCTCCCCGCATATTGAGCCGGGACTCTGTGTAAAATTCTTTAAGTTGATCAGTTTTTGCATCATAAAAATCTTTTAGATCATCTATTTTACTTTTTAAATCTTCTTTATTTTGAATTTGAAATTCACGAAGATCATTAATTTTTTCAATTACTAAACGAATTTCTGAATTATCTTGTTCCATTTTCAACATAATATTTTTTCCGATAGCATATTCCACACTGCTGGCAATATTTACATTTTCAAGACCATTTTATCATAAATTATCGTTGAATATAATAGTTATAGGAACATATGGGGAAATCTGGCTGTCATATTCTTCAGGATTTACGGACTCTACTTGTAAATATCCAGTTCGTTCGATTTCTGGCTCCGCCGGGGGTTCCCAATAGGCTGTCCTTGTGGTTGCGGTTCCAACAAGATTAATCGTCGGCGCACCGGCCGTAGGAGTTGGCGTTACAGTCAATCCAAATACAAATGGACCTTCATAATTGGGATCATAATCTGTTTTGGTATAACTACTCTGATAACTTCCGGATGTCACAGTAAATGGGATTGATTGCATTATCCCCCAATTAACGAATGAATCTTGTCCATGAATATAAATTTGATGTTCGCCAACAGTTAATAAGGAAATATCAATATTTGCATAAAAATTTTCCCAATCAGAATCATATGAACCATCAGTCGGATTACAAGCTGATCCTGTACCATATGTACCACTTGTATCAATCCAATATTCAACATTTGCTACATACAAACCCGATGTTTCCGGCAATTCAGGAGCAGTGGTGAATGAAAATAAATAATTGGAAGCCAATCCAATTCCTTCCACTGATCTGACGCCAGAACCTAAACCCCCAAAGTCTCCAATTACCATCACGCCATATTCAACACTAGGAAGTAAATATGTTGATGGCGTCAAATATGCAATTTTAGTAGAACTTGCGTATTTGACTATGCCAGGAACAATTAAATTGTTTCCATAATATAATAAGATTGTCAACTCATTTATAGTTGACGGATCCATAGGTTCGTCAAATTTTATTTCGACGATCTGAGTTAATGGAACATTTATTGTACCCGCGCTTGGAGAAGTAGATAGAACATCGGTCATATTTTCTTATTTCTCCACGATATTTTTAACTTGAAATTTTGCTTCTTTTCTGCTTGTTATATTCCCACCAGCCAATGTCGATTTTCTTTGTTTTATCAATTTAATGATCGAAATTCTGTTTTTACTGGCTTCTTCTTCTTGCATCAAAAATTCCAGAAGTTTTTGATCATTAATCTTATATATTCTATTCCTGACTGCATCTACGCTCATTGATAATATATTTCTTAACTCTTTTCTCTTTTCATCATTATCAATGACAATTTTTGGTGCATTTTCTTTCAAAAATAAAATACCAAACTGTAATCCTCGCTTAATATTTTCTAATTTTTCATCTTCCATATTTCCAGGGATTGTTGCATATGTCCCTTTATCAAAAATATCCAGCTTAAGTCCAGATAAAGGATCATAAAATATTCCTTCTCGTCTAGTATTAAGCTGAACAGTTTTTCCTTGAAGTTTCATATTCTCTTCCATTGTGGCTATTTCCTCCAGTCGTTATTGATAAAAGGGGGCGAGTAGTCAACCCACCCCCTTTTATCGGTATATTTACGTGACGATTGCACTTCTATCGTTGATTTCGGTTACAGTTGCATTGTTGACATTCTGGAAATTATAATGTCTAGTAACAACGACATTCTTAGCAATCACAACGCCTTTACCTTGTTCATAGAGTGCCAATCCCCAACGTTCTCTTAGTTTCATGCTCCGAGTATCCCTCAATGGATCATTGAACTCCTCCGTGGTCAGCGGAGTTTTCTCAATGAAAGCTCCAACTGCATTGGAATCCAACATGATCAGCGAACATGTGGCAACGGTATTCTCATTACCAGATGCACCAGTCGATGCAGTAAATGGAACAAATGGAGACACGAGAACGGTCAAAGGGCCGGGCAGATAGCGGGGTTGAACGTGGAATGTAGCCCCAAGAGCGCTCAAATATGAAGTGTATGGATAAGATCCAATTTTTCCCAATGCTGCAAGACCTGGAGGCACATGAGCTGCTGCTGGCGCACCCGCATACGCAGTACCTGCTCCTGCGGTAGAACCTAAGCCAAGACCTTCAGCTGTAGTTCTCCATCCGAGTTTGTTCAACTCTGTTCCCCAACCTGGATCTGGTCCACCTTCCGGCATCCGTCTGGAAGTAAGCCGACCATTTTCCAGGACAACTTCTTTCATTTCAGGATCGGTTGCGAAAACCGCCCAAGCTAGTGGGTGAATCAAAAGAGTATCGGGTACAAAATTTCTCATAGCAAGAAATGCATACATATCGAATATATCGTTCGCTGTGATACTACCATTTGCGGCACCCGCGATATTCCTACCATGGGTCACGCCAGAAATAGCAGTACCAGGCGTTCGGTTATCGAAATATACAACTCCTTGTTCATTCAAAAGCAGAGAAGCCCTTTGCTCTCTATTCCGAGCAAAAGCACGACCAGCTGCTCTCATCCAAAGTCCTATTACATCCCATTGGGAATCTTCGAACATTTCTTCAGTAAATTGAAGCAAAGTTCCATATTTTCTGACAGAAAGTCCTACCATATTCCCGGAATCGTATACGATATCAGATGTTTGGTATTCTCCACCTTCGGGTACTTCATGAACAGCTATTGCGCCAATGGCGCCGATTTGAATAGTTTGGCCTCTCTCAAGTCGAACCCTATCAAAAATACTCGAAATAACAAGGGCTGGTTCCCGGGCTTCATGAAGAATCCTGGTAACAACTTGAGGTACGAATCTTTGGACATCAGGTAATGTCAAAAGATCTTTAATCGTAACCTTCTGAGAGAAGCCAGCGTCAACTATATATCCATCATTTGTAAAGATGCGATATATATTTTCTGTAATTTCTTGATCCTTGACAAGCTGTTTTCGTTCATCATCAGTAAGAATCAATTTATCCAGTGTTTTTACGGACATTATTGCTAGCCTCCTTTATGCTACTTGAAGGTTAATGTAGGCCAATCCTACAGTACCGCATTTTATGAATTCTACAACGTCGTCAATGGTTGGAATATCAGTCAAACCATTGGCAGCGATGCATGCAGTCAGTATAGTATATGCAAATTGATATAAGTGATAATCTATTCCGCCGGTTTCAGTTCCGGTAAGTCCAGAGCCTGGATACGTATCTACCGTATCCAATCGCATTTTTGGAAATCTGCAATCGGTAGTAATAAGTTTCCCGACAAATTGATAAGCTGGGCAGAAATACAAGTCCAATGCGCCCCTAGGTCCATTTTCCGGACTCGAGCTTGATTCATGACCACTGCAATCCAGCAGTTGGAATTTACCAAAACGGTCAGAAGTCAATGCGCTTCCAGGGCGCAGCAGCTTATAAAACAGCGTTTTATCGGTAGTTTCATCAACTAAAACAGGAGAATATAGGAACGCAAATTCTTTTCTTAGACTCTCATAGATATTGTGCCAAGTTGGGTTAGTAGCATCAGTTTCCCATGGCCACGTACCATCGAGGTTTAAATCATCTACATAACAATTTACAGTCCAAGAAGGATGTGCACCTTCACCGGCATATAGTTGAAAGTTATCGACATAAGGAACTGCAATGACATGGTCAAATACAACGCCCCATGATGCTTTCGGATTCAAATTGTAATTTAGCCATTTTCCTTCAATATCTGCGTACACATCCTGATATGTAACGCCGATTGGAAAATTGGCTTCCAATGGAAGTGTATACTCATTACCTACATCAACAGTAGTAGTCACAGTACCAGAAACCGTAATCGTTTGGGCAGCAACGTCATCAGTGGTATACAGCAATTGGGAATTGAATCCTCCATTACAAGGAACGAGTAAACCAGCCTGACTATCCTCGTAGCCCCAGTAAGAGCTATCTACGCCCGCTTGCCTCATGACATTGTTTGCGCCAATGCCAACATAAATATGGCCTTCATCAGCACAACCAGATGGTGTCATAAGATCAAACTTTCCTGACAATTCCGCCTGATCCGTAAAATTATATTTAGGATCTGAGCTCATGTTGGACAGACAAGAAACAATAGTTCCTTTAAGCAGTACAACATAGTCTTCGGTTGTGACATCTTTGAACATCACAGGCAGATATTTGTAAGGAGGGAACGGGCGATCAGCAAAAATTCCGGGCGAAGTCAAAATATTTGGACGTATCTGACTTTCCGCATATTTATCTGGTCTTCGCCGCGTAGGAATATTTCTTGATCTATTTCCTGGGAAATCAAGTAAGGACATTACTAGCTTTCCTCCTTTAGTAGTTAAATTTTATTTTTTATTCAGTTCTTTTCCAAATACATAAAAATGTAAGACATCCTTATTAGAATCGAATTTTTTTGGTCTTTCTTTGCTGGTAGGTACATGATTGTCTATCGTAATATGAGCGCCAGGATCAATAATTGGTTCCAATTTCTTGGAAAACATCGTACTTTGTAGATCAACTAGTGCATCCTGCAAAGATTCGTTAGTTCTTTCCAACAATGTATCACACCATTCCTTATATTGCTTTTCTTTATCGTCATCGGTGAATTGATATTCACCAAAAAGAATTCGGATATCTACAATCCTACGAGATAAAGAATCTTTGACTTCGGACTCATATTTCTTCTTTTCATCTTCGAACTCGCCTACCTGTTTTTCGAGTTCTTCAATCTTAGCTTGTTTTGCTTTCACTTCTTCGGTAGACTCTTCTTGTTTTGCGGAAATGTCTTCGAACTTTTCGTTCAGTTCAACAAATTCGTCCTTTGCGACGAAATTTTCTTTTACGAAAGGTCTTATTTCTTCGCTGACTTGATCCAAAAGTTCATCTTTTTTCTTTGCCCATTTCCCGCAGCCCAGGAGTTTACCGCGCCGCTCAATGCAAGCCAAAATTTTCTTCTTATCGCCTGGACCTTTATATCTTCCAAGATATGTTTTGGCCACGCGATAATGAAGGCAATCTGGAACTGGAAAAGATCTGTCGGGTCCACAAAATACATTAGCAGGTAATTTTTTCCTTGCGGCGGTTGTGAGTTTTTTATCGTTCTCATCCAAGCCATCCATCAAGAATTCGTCAACCTGTTTCCATATTTCTTGGCACATCTTCAAATCTTCATCAGCCCAATCATCAAAACACGGAGTCTCCTTTGGCACTGACTTGCCCTCCTTTGAATCTTTGATTATTACGAATTCCAAACCGCAGTTCATATCCATTGCTGGCGGCTGAAAAGTCATAACTTCTTGTTTTTCCATATTAGTATTTTTTACAGGTTCTAAGATAGCGAATTCGTCAGAAGGAACATTAACAATACTAAGTTCCTGATAATTCAATGGACCAAAGATCCAGTATGCCAATTTTCCATCGTACATTTTTCCTCTTTTATGATCACATGGTCCATCTTCGCCAATATTTTGGTCACAAATTGAACATTTTACATCGTCGCAATCCGCGCCTTGAGAAACTGTAAGATATACGCCATCTAATATTTTTCTGATGCTTTCTTGATCTGTAATTTCGAGTTCCATATCTATATGTGCGGCAGGAATATTATCCGTTCGTCCAAATTTATTCACATAATCCATGGGATCATCTTCTATCAATTCCGCAGCGACAACTCGGCCTATTGGATCTAAATTATCTCCATGACCAACTAATACTGGCTTTTTATATGGAGATACCCAAGATTTATAAGCTTTTTTCATGCCGTCAACTTTATAAAAATATCCATTTTTATTGACAAACCCGCCATGAGTGCCAGGCACCATAACTCGGAGTCGATCCGGGTAGACCCCGTCAGTTACCTTAACACTGGATTTCGCATGGACAATATGTTCCTTGCCAAACCTGTAGGATTCTCTGATAAAAATACGCCATCACCTCTCTTTCATAGAATAGTTAATCGTTCTTTGTTTTTCCTTTTGTTTTTTTCCGTCCAAATTGATTAGCTGGAGATTCTTTATTATCAGTCTCCGCAGAACCAATTCCATAAATTTCTGAGAGAATAGGATAACTGCCTAGTGTTTCATCCCCAGCTCCAACCAATGCCAGTGGAACTCTTACGAGCCATACATACATGGATTTCCGATTTTCGTTACCAATAGGATCCATTCCCAATTCAGCCCGCATTTCGTCTTCACTAATCGAATTATGTTCATATTTATAAGCGGCATGAACTTCTCTTTTCATTTGTTCATCAAGATCAACTTCCGGGATATAAAGTTCAACTCTGTCCCGATCTTTGAGAGTTAAATAACTATATCCAGCCTCTTCTAAAATTTCGCGAATCATATAAAATTCCACTGCTCGTTTAATAGCGCGCTGGAACATTGCAGTAGTTGTCTGAAATTCTTTAATTACAGTAGTAGCCGTCCCTCTATTTGCTGTATCTGGTCGGCCGAAGGAAACGCTCGACATTCCGAATCCACCCAAAACTCTATTTATCCAATAGTCGAGTATGGGTTCCAAATCCATAGATTCTCGTTGAGCGCCCAATACGTCAATTTTTACTCTATTCGTGGTTGTAAGAGAACCATATGTTGGCATCCGTTCAAGTTGAACATTCAATTCAGTAATTTCATCCGGATGTCCTTCATCATTATCATCACCAACTATGAAATGATAAAGAGGTATAGCGTGTTGAAACACCAGAATTTGAAGGTTTTCTTCAACTTGCCTTAATGATAAGATATCATCCATTACTGGTACAACCATAGGAGTTCCAAATGCATAACCCTCATGTTTATGAACTAATATGTGTACAACATCTTCCGGAACCCATTCTTTTTCGGGATCGGAACCTAATCGATATTTTTTAATATTTCCTGATTCATCCCGATGAATTTGCATATATTCCATAGGTTGAACAAAATATCCGGCAACTGGCTGCCGCAGCTTTCCGTCAAATGTTCTATAAGCATGGGCTGAGGTGGAATTTTTGTTCCTAACTTTTACAACCATGCAATTGGAAAACGTGATAAGCTGTCTACTAATTCTTTCAAACAATTCCTGAGTGGAAATGCCAGTAACAACTTCCATTTCTCTGAATCGTTTTTTAACCAATTTAAGAGTTTTTGCGTTTTTCCCGCTGAATTTCCATCCGTATTTCCAAATTTGTTCCTGATATTTATCGATGGCTCTCCGGAATAAACTTTCTTCATTAAGAGCATCTCTGATAATAAAAAAATTATATTCAGGAGATTCGAATTTGGATCGTTGGAATTTAGTTGCAAGAGACTGTAGAAATTTTCCGACTGCTGATTGCCTTTTTCTTACTTTGTCGCGGATCTTTTGTTTTGGATTGAAGATAAAGAATTTTTTCATTCGCTTTTAAACTATGTGATCATAGATATTCTTTTCGTTTTTTTGGATCTTTATATGGCATTATCCCTCGTTGGAAAAAAAGTAAGATAAACTCATGTAGATTTATAGTAGACAATAAATGGCTTACGCCGTTCCTATTTCAAATAATTTCGATACCAAATATCTTGAATTAGATCAATTTTCGTCAATTCACTCAAGTTATAGTTCAAATTATTCACTTTCGCAACATAAATCTTAATTTTAAGCAATAATCACTATATTTTTTGGACCATTTCTTGTTCATTTTATAAGTTTATTCACTTGGGATCTCAAAATCTCAATATCTTGCGATTCCCATCCTTCTATACATTTTGCAATTTGATTTGGATCATCATATATTGCCATAACTTCATCAATCACAGTTTGATCGGCATTCAAAATATGTTTTAAGAAATAATTTGCTTCACTTTTGGATACAGATGGCTGTGTTATCGCTTTTTCCAACGTGAAATTTCCATCCGGATCTTTATCATATATTGTGACATCGGCGTTTGTTCTTGGAGGATCATATTTTTTCTTGTCTATCGTTGATCTTATATCCGATTTTGAAATATTTTCGGAACATATATAGCCCCATTCCCATGCATTAGTAAACCGATCTATAAATTCATATAATATTTGAAGTCTTTGTTTCCTTTCTATATTACCTATATATATTCCAAAATTTAAATTCGAAACTGTGAGATATTCTGTATATTGTCTTAAAAGATGTTCCAAATCATTAATCATTTCATCAAAGAAAAAACCGAATTCAGTTATTAATTGGTCAAATGGTAAACATTTCATAAATTTTGATTTATTGATCAAAAAAGATCTCATAAATTTTATTTCATTTTTTTTGACCCATCCTTTAAGGAAATTACCTAATGAATTAACTATAGAGCCGGTTGCACTGGTAATTAGCAAATTCAGAATATTGGTTAATTTCTTTTCATTTAAATCTCTTTCCAATTCACAAAAAATCATTCCAGCGCCTAAAACATACTTGATAGTTTTTAGCCATTCTGGCACTGCCCGATTGATTCCTCCAAATGCATTAATTAAACAGCAATATGTTCTCGGATCTAAATACCATCCATGTAATATTTTAATAATTCTGCCCAATATCCTATCTAACTCTTCTAAATATTCACCATGTAAAAGCAAATCTAGATCTTTGGAATCTGCTGAAATTTTAGCCGTAGCAGCTTGGAATTCTGGTGAATAAAACAAAGATTGAGATCCAATGTCAGTAACTTTTTCATCATTTGTTATTCCAGAAGCTATATGAGCAGAATTGGTAAAAACCATTTTGATCGGTTCAATTAAATAACTAATCAAAAAAATTTGTTTATTTTTTCCCCATTCGGCTTCAATATATTCTTCTTCTTCCGAAGCTGCGCCCCGCACATATTCTAATATATATTTGGCACTGGAAACAAGTAATTCGGCATCTTGCAAACTAGAACTCGAAACATAAGATTTTGGAATATACAATTGTCCATCTCGTCCCGTATAGGCGCTTCTTTTTTTATCACATTTAAACAGCCGTTTTCCCGCGATTTTAATTTTACATATTTGCTTAACAATAGGAAGTCCCCAAAACCATTTTTCCAAATGTTCCAATAAAACTTTAAATGCCAACAATATTACATTTGTTTTTTTGAGTTTATCGGCTTGCTGCGTAATCGACATGACAGTAGGACCATCTTCCCGCATCGTTTTTGAATATTGCTTTCCGATTCTTTTTAATTCCACAAAATAATTATTTTTAGCTTTAGTATATGTATTCCAATCAATAAAATTACTTTTTTTTCCATCGCTAAAAAACGAAACTGCGTCGGACACCAAGGGATATTTGTCAGGATCAAATAGTATATAAAATTGTACACAATCGTTAATTAACTTTTCTATATTATTAAATTTATTGTCAATAGATTTAATTAATCGTTTCGCAGAATTTATTTTAGATAATCGTTTTTCGTCTCTGCGTTTTTTATTTATTTCCGCGGGCGATTCATCGGCAACCAGATGAATCGTTTTTATAGAGGGACTTGTTAACCTAGTAATTTCTTTTTTATTTCCCTCTGTAATCCACCGTTTCCGTTCAGATTCATTTTCAAGAGTATTTTTCTTATTATACTCCGGATTTTTTCTGAAGGATTTGATAGATTTAATTATGGCATTAAACGAGAATGTGGCCATCTTCCTTTTTGAACTGCAGTAAATCTCCGATTGATTGGTTTTCTAAAATGCTTTATTTTTGTTTTTGATGTTGAATCCGGCACTATTCCTTCTTTATATTCGTATGGAAGCCCCATTCTGTCAGCAAATGGTTTCAACAAACCATCATGAGCGGCTGGAGACATAATTTTATTTTCTCTTCCTTCGGGATGTATCATAATCGGAATATTAGATTTCCGAATTATGATCGGCTCATTTTTTCTAGCAACAGAAGAAAGATCTCCAAAATTGGATTCAAATCCTAAAATTGCTAGCATGAAAGCATCCAAATAATGATCGTTCCCGGAGGAATATGTCGGAGTTGCGCCTTCCTTTGTAACGCGATAATCCCTTATTTGACCAACTAATAATCCTTTATTATCTTCCGAATATGGGAGTGCAAGTTGATATCCTTCAAAAGTCCGAACGGATAAATTGACCATGAAATTTTTGAGACGCTTTTTCAGTATTTTATTTGTCCATGGATCCTTGACATCTATGGTACTACTAAAATTGCATCCATGAATTTTTTTAGTAAGGGCGTCGTCTTTCCATTCAATAGCTTTTTTGCGCAATAATTCTATTTGAACGTCTCCATATCCTTGATCAACATATATAAATATCGGATTATATTTTTTATATAATTGAAGAATCATATCAACAGCAGCATTTTGAGTGAATTCTTGTCCTTCAATTGAATATATTCTGAATATGCGGTATCTATTTATAAAATAGTCCCAATTCAATTTATCATATTTTTTAACTTTTTCCCGTAAGTTTAATTCACTTCTTGTCCCATTAACAGTTTTCAAAAATAATTTATCGGATTGAGTTGGAACTTTATTCCTAATATATTCCAAAACAATTATTTTTGTTCCTACTTGAGACGAATTCCAATCTACTCCTATGACATATTCATTTTGCTGATTATATGCCAGCGCATCATAATCATATTCAAATAGCGAAAGATCTACAAATCGATGGGGAAACACTCCAACCATTTCTTCGCCAAATTCCCCAAGGATTTCTCTGTTCCATGCGTTTATGGAATAATTTTCTTTATAAAATTTATCATCTTCTTCTGTCCAATTTGGTATATAGTCCTTGCCAAAGTGTTTGGTGGCAAATCCATGTTTTTCCGGAAATGTGCACCATTGATAAAAATATGAACGCGCGCCAGAAGGATTAGATGTTACAAATAGTCGCGAATGTTTTCTAGATTTCATAATAATCAAAGTTGCAGCAATTGCATCTTCTGGAAGAAAATCAAATTCATCTAGAAAAATATATTTTGCTCCCTGACCCCGAACAACCGTACCTCTTCTATTTGATTTAGCCCCAGCAGTCATTCCAAATATTTTAGAACCATTTTTTAAATGAATTTGATAAAAAGGATGTTCAGAAGATCGTTTTATGGACTGTCGTAAAGAAGTATCCGAAATTAGTGCGTGTATATCCGTAAAAATTTCTTGGATTTGAGCTTGATATGGTGCTATAAACAAGATAGGAGTATTAGGTTCAGTATAGGCTAAATAAACAGCTTTCGCTGCTATTCCAACCGTTTTTCCGGTACGTCTCGAAGTTCTTACCGCAACTTTAGAAGATTCTTCTGCAAGAATATATTCTTGGGTTACATAGGGTACAAAATTCTTATTTGGATCCTCTGGATTTTTAAGATTCGTTTTCGCCCATTTCATTGGATCCAACAATGTTTCCAAATAATCTATATCGCGAAGTGTTAATTTCGCGGATTTTAATTGTTCCGGAGTTAAAGTTTTTAATAGTGTTAATTTTTTTCTGGCTTCTGATTTTTCAAGTGACATATCTATATATCAATCTTTAAATGTTGGCAATCCATTTATGAAAACGTCCCAATTCCCAATGGACAAATTAAGTGCATTAAGAAATTTTCCAACAGTACAATTATTAATCGTCCGTATCTGAAGATTCTTCATCTTCCAATTCCGATTTCTGTTTTTCCAAGAAAGATTTCTTTAATGCCAGTTTTTTCCTGTCCCGCAATTTTTCACATTTTGTGGAATCTATTTTTGAATCATAAATAAAATGATAATATTCCTCTTTGAGCCATCCAAATATTCGGTCTATAGGGATAAAATATCCCATATGAGTAACTGCGTCAGACCATCCACTTATTGCTATGCGAGAAGGGATTCCAATAAATTCATATTTACTATTTTTGTTGAGATAAATTCCTCCGCCGCTCGAACCGAATATGATTTGCGCATTGGAAAGCCAAAAATTGTAGTTGTCAATTTCATCGTCCATAAACATAATTTCTCCGCGAGTATGGATTGGCGGATGTGCCAACTGACATCCACAAGCTACAACTTTATCAAAAACGTGGATATCTTTTATACTGGACAAATATAGATGCGCAATGGCGGGAACCTTTTCAACTGAACGCAATTTTAGCAATGCGACATCCTGATCTTTACTGTAGGTAACAATATCGGCTTCCACGGAAAATCTTCCAATACATCTTGAATAATGCTTATACCGATAAAATTCAACATTGACGGTTGATCTGGTTTCCTTTTTTACTGTTGCTTCTAACATTGGATCCCATTCTTTTGAAATTTTGATACAATCGTCAATGACATGATGATTTGTCAAAACATAGGTTTCATATTCCGATTTGGATTTATTTTTTAATTTCGAATAAAGAACAGTTCCCGAACCACTTGCATTTCTTGTTCTAACCAACACGGTAGGATAGAGCACACCATCGTGTGCTTGCTTCATATCATGATCAAGGTTTTGCGGCATAATAATCTCCTTATGAATAATCTTGATTAAATTGCAAATATTTATTATATTTACGCATAAGGTAATAATTAGAATCGCGATATAACCAATTCATAACTTTTTTTATTTGTTTATTTCCATTTGTTCGTAATTCCCATATATTTGCCCCGGCTTTATATATGCAACTTTTCGTATTTAAAATTTTTTGTATAATCATTTGAATAGATTTGTAAAAATTCCAAGTTCCAAGTAAACCAAATTTCCAATTATTTCCTGCTTTTGTTTTAAAGTCAATTTATAATTATATTTCATTAATAAATATCCGCCATCTGCCTGGCTTCATTTCCCATTAGCCTTCTTGCATTAAGCGAATGTCTTCCAATTTCTTGGACCGCCCTTTGCCTTTCAGTAATTGCCAATCTGGTTTGAAACGCTGGAGCCAAACCTCCACCAAATTCTAAACCTCGAATATGCCCAACTACTCGCTCGGCTGATGTTTGGACCGCGCCGGCAGCTGCGCCAATCCCTCGGCCAACTCCATATGCTAATGAACCAAATAGCCACCCCCAAACTAAATAATTCAATGGTGCAGCGACTCCGCCCACAACTTTCAGTCTTCCAGCCATTTTGGCACTGCTAACTAAAGAAGGGGCCAACCCTTTTGCTCCAGCAACTGTAAGACTGTGTGGAGCCGTTCTCATTAATAATTTTCCGGCATCTGCTTCTGTCATTTTTAATAATTGTTTATAATTCATTTTAGATAAACTCGTTCTGGCAGCTGTCGCTTCTCCAGCGGAAATCATTCCTCCTCCAGTAAACGCTCCAAATCGAAGACTTCCACCAATTGGTGCGCCAGTAATAGTCGCCATGCCTCTGCTCCACGGGCTTGGAAATCTTTCTGCCATACCAGCAAATCCCCTAGTTAGCAATGTTCCTATTCGCCCTTCTGGATTTATGGCAAAAATATCAGTCCGCGGTTTCCCACCCGGAAGCAAAAGACCTTTAGCATATCTGAGTGGATCATACCATTTGCCTGCGCCAAGCCATCTAAATCCAACAACTCCGGGGCTTCCGCTCATAGCCACATTAAATAATAATCTTGATTTCGTCAAGTTCATATAAAATAATGATGTAGCAAGAAATCCTAACATTTATTTTCCCCGTTCATTTTATCCATTTTGTTTTCCAACTTCATCATCATTTCTTCTAACTTTATTAAATGTTTTTTATTCGTTTTTCTGTTTTGCGTGGAGCAACAATCCAACTCCTGAAAATATCCCAAATTACAACTATCGCGGCGAGTATCAACCCATCTATCATAGTCCGCCCCCTCATTAGATTGCGAATTCATATTTATTACCTTAGCCCAGTCCCATGTCTTAATCGTGACATTGCTAAACCAATGCCCGGATGGCCGAGATGTGCGCTGGGCATCCTGCCCTGTCGCCTAAAAAATTGTTCATCTCCATAGATTCCATAATTTCTGGCCCGATTCGCCATATCTTCTGGACTTTGAACCATCATATTATAACCGGAAGCTATTCCTCGCATTCCTCGATATCCGGCCCAAGCACCAAATGCGCCCAATCCAACCATGCGGCGTGGCCATTTTTCTTTCATAACTTGCGCTGCAGGTCGTCCAAGCCATCTACTAACGAATCTCCCAATTTGACGCCAACTGTTCAAATCTTTGCTGAACACCTTAATTTTTCTCCTCTGTATTTCCCAATATTAATATCGAAAATAGATATGTATTTTTGATATTTTCTTTTTAATTTTATGGTGGCCCCATTATATAGCCAATCCATAATCTTAATTACTTGTCTATTCCCTTGAATTTGTAATTGTCTAATATTGTTATTTCGATTTTTATGTCTTTTTCCAATGTAACTATGAACATTGAATTTACTATTAAATATTTGTCTTAAAAATTCACAAAATGATTCAGTACTTACAATATCAATTTTAAGTGTTCTTCTATGAATACTAATTGATCCATCTCCATCAAAATATCCACGAATAAAATGTGAATATAAAGATTTGTCCAGCCAATTAGGAAACGTTAATTTAAATGTTTTTGCTTGCATACATCCTAATTCATTCAATTTTTGGCTTATATGTTTGTTTGTTATAACTAATTTCCAACATTTTGCTAATCCATATGCCGTATCCGAAACAACATAATATAATGGTCGATTAGTTTTGATTAATTTTTTCAATTCAATTAATATTTGTTTATCAGATTCTTTAAGTTGAATGGCAACAGTATTTCTGGATTCATTATTATATCCATCAGCATAAAGTAATCCTAAAAAATAAGCTTTTTCCGGTGTGTTAATCATATCAAAAAAATATTTATCAATACTATATTTTCTATTATCATCGCGCCGGAGTTTAATACTATTGCGATATAAAATTTGTCTTATAGTTGATTGAACCACATTAAATTTTCCAGCTAAATATTTTGTTTTCGTTCCATTTCTATATAATTTACATATGGATTTTATTTCACTGACCGATTTCTTAGGATAGTGCACTGATATTCCATTATTATGCAAAATTCTATTAATACTGCGCACGCCCATATTAAATTGTTTAGATATTATTTCGGCCGACGCACCATTTTTATATAATCTGCATATTTCTGCAATTTCCGATTTTGTTTTGTGTTTAAATTTTTTCATTTATCCAGTTTTTGTTACAAATGGTTTCTTCCCTTGCAAGACGCGACTAGCAGAACTCAAAGGAACATGTGTACCAAGTGTTGGAAACAAATGTTGACCAAATTTCATATATTTTTCCATTCTAAATCTCCAAGGACCTCCCATTGCTGCTGGATTATTTAATGGTCGACGATACAATGGGCGCCCTTTAATTAAACCAATATGTGTGGCAAACGCGTGTGCCAATTTATTTTCAGTCGGCGGTCTCGCATAATCAGCTATTTCATTCCCATATATTTTTCTTGCGCCTTTTCTAACAGTAAATGGATGAAATCTCCGAGTAGTTGCTAGTTTTTTAAGATTTGCTTCAACCAATTTTGGAAATTCAGATTGTATTGGATCAATTGTTCTATATGCTCGTCTCAATTGATTTTGCATTGCACCAAACACGGATATTCTTGACTGTCCAAATACGCCCATTCGTTTCCTATATCTTATTTTGGAAATTCATTATAATATCATGTATCCCAGAAGTGGAGCATTTTTTACATCTTTTAGCTATTTTACAGATTTCTTTTCCACAATCTATACAATAATTTATTTCCATTACAATTTCACACCTTCTGTTTCATATTTAAATCTTGCCAATCTTGCCATATGAGCTCTGCGCATTGCAGCATGCATATTATCTTTTGACCAAACGCCAAGTTTACTTTCATAACTGACAATAGCGGCGCGCCTTTCTCTCACTAGCGTGGCCCGGATTTCTGGATTACTTATCCATCCAGTTTTAATAGCGAGCCTGCTAGCCCATTTCCATGCGCGTAATTCCTGTCTTATCATTTGTTTGGGATCAGTAAGATACCAGCTTAGATAGGGATCTTTTATATGTCCAACTTCATGGAGAGCAGTTACTAATTGTTCCGTTGAACTAACATTTGATTGAAGCCGCAATTCATTCGCTCTATTTATTCCGGATTTTTCTAGTGATGGAATTAATTTGAAATGTTTTCCATCAACTTTAAGAATATTTCCTTCAACGGTAAATGGAAGTTTACCCTCCATGCCTTTTAAATGCCGCATAAATTGCATTTCATGTGGTTTACTAACAATTTGGGCAGAAGGTTTAATAACTTTGGATTTAACCGATTTTAATACAGATCCTACGGATCTAATCGCCATTGCATGCAGCCCCATTATTGAGTTCCTCCACTTTGAAATAAACGTTGCAGTTGGTCTTGTTGTAAGTTCGGACCCATCATATAGGATCTTCGTCTATTATTATACAATCGCTGTACATATCCTTGACTTTGCAAAAATTTTTGATATTGCTCCCGCGTCATTTCACCTCGATAGCGATTCATTCTCCAGCTCCTAATAATGCCCATCGCTCCAAATCCAGCAGCAATTCCTCCACATATGGCTAGCTTTCGTTTCGCTTCAGGCGATAAATTATGAATTGTTCGAATTGACTGAAGGAGTGAACCCGTTGCTATCTCTTTTAATGTTCCAGCTAATTTCATAGTTCAGAATGGGATTTACGACTCTTTATTTTCTTCATCGTCTTTATCTTCTTCAACAATCTCGAATTCAGCATTTTCTATTTTAACGTCTGTTAATTTTTTTAATAATCTTGCTGCGGCGGTAGCATAATCTTCGCCGGGTTTTATCAATTTATGTTTAAGCTTTCCTTTTCGGGTAGATACCAATTCTTCTAAGATTTGATCTCGTCTTTTCGTCATCTTCATGCGCACTTCCAATGCTTTCGAAACTTCTGTTTTCTCTTCAATTAATTGTCCAGTTTCTGGGTGATATCGTTTTGAAAGTTCTTGAAATGCAGTAGCTTTTTTGGATAATATTGCAGGAGTTCGAAATTTAATATATAAATCACATTCTGCCAATTCCCTAGCTTTTTCCATTTCATCTTTATTATTCATATTTAAGCTTTCGCTTTGAATGTATTCTCTAATTGTTTTTTCCAAAAAAATTCTTTCCAATGGGCATGAATAACCCACCGGCGCGATTCCTTGTTTATCAAATGGACAGATATGGCGCATCTCACATTTCGGTCCCGCACAAATTATAGGAATGCCACCATATAGGGAATTCGTTATATTATCTAATTGGCTCAACAATTTCTTTTGATTTTCCTTGGGTATCATATAATTATCGAAATAATCTTCTGGAAAATAATCCTTCAAAAAATCAAGTTCCTTACATCCAGATATTGGCATCTTTGCAATTGAAGACATACCCATTTTTATTGCATGAAGGGATTCCGTTGGATATTCTTTCATGATTTGCCGCTTTTTATTATTTCGAGAGCTTTTTTTGCTATATCAACAGTCACTTTCACGGTTTTATTTTCATGAATAGAATTTTCATTAATTGCTATCAACATTGCAAACTCTATAAAATTTTTCAAATGAGCAGGGGTAAATCCTTCTGTATTTTTTGCCAATTCCTGTAATTCAGAATCGTCAAGAATCAAATTTTTAGCTTTTGTAAGATCTCGCAGATATTTTAATCGGATGCTTTCTTCCGGAAGAGGAAAACTGATTTTGCAATCGATTCTCCCAGGACGGTCGCCCAAATTGGGAGGCAATTTATCAGAATTGCACGTTGTTACGAAAAGAACATTTTCCAATGGTGGTTGTCCATCCAATACATTTAAAAATTCACTCATGACAATACGGTTTCCAGGGTCCAAATAGTCTATATCCTCAAAGAATAATACACTTGGACTCACATCAGATGCAAATGCCGCAATCATTTGAAAACTTTGTTGATAATCAAGATCTGCAGCTTTTGTCCAAATAAAACTAACATCTTTCATAATAGAATGCAATATTCCACCCAAATATGTTTTTCCAGTTCCCGGCGCGCCTATTAAAAGAATCCCCCGCCGAAATGGTATACTATTGGCATCAAATATTTCTTTTTTATCGAAAAAATTCAAAATATTGTTTTTAATCAATGTTTTTGTTTCCGATGGTAAATAAATATTATCGAGGGTGATATCTTTTTTTCTTGGAATAAATGTTCCACTTGAAGAAAATACTTTTCCTTTATAAATATTATTCATCCGGACAGATTCTCGGAACTTTTCAATGAACGGTTGAAAATTTGAATCTTTATCGAATGTAAAAATTATGGAGCAGCCGTTCCATCCAGGAGAAATCGATGCCACATATGGTATATCTCCAAATTTTCCATGCAAGCTCAATATCCATGGCAATATTTTTTCTTTTTTATAATCAGTCACAAATGATTTATATATTGGTCTCAGTTCTTCTCCTTTGTCGCCATATCTTATAATCTTTGATGCATATGGAACTAACTTTTCCATGGCCAGCGCCGCCATTACGCTTTTCAATCCATTAAATTGCAGCTCGATATCGATCTGGTTGTCGATTGGAACACCCAAATGCTTATTAAATGGCTCAATGGATTTATCGCTAATTATGTCTTTATATAATCGTTTATGTTCGTCTTTCATGTTGACCCTTTATTCCACGAATTTTTTATAGTTTTCAACAAATTCTTCGGTAGTGCCTTGACCAAAACGAGTATTATAGTAGTCTTTCCAGTATCTTGCTAATCCTTCAATATCATTCGCGTCGGGCAATGCGCGAGGTACAATCCAATAGCGAAGTCGAGCCATAAGTATTGCTAATTGGAGATCCCATTCAAGCTCTTCCGCGATCCGTTCTGCAAGATCCGTCATATTAAAAGGCGGCCTTTCTACATAATGATCTCTAAGCCAAATAAATGTTGCTGGTTCCATTTGGAATACTCCTAAAGCCGGCCCGCCACCTATTTGTCGGAGATATGTTCCAAAATAGCTTTCCTGCGCGGCGGTTCCCAAAAGAAGATTAATCGCGCCATCAACGCAAAGTTTTGGATTATAAGAAATTAAAGTGCGCTCAATCAGATCTTTGAATTGATTCTTATCAAACATTTTTTAGTTTCATTTTTGATTTATTGCATCTATTTTCATCTTTATTTCATGAGCGAATATTTTGTCATCGGGACAAAATTCTATCAAAATATATCCAAATTTTGAACAAAATGCTTTTTTTCTGAGATCTCTCAATTGTGCATTTTTGAATCCCTTTTTAGTTTTATGAAAAAATTTATTGAATTCAAAATGTTGTCGACCATGGTATTCTATTAAAATTCTTCTATTTGGAATGTAGATATCAAAACGAAGAAGCGCCCCCTTTTTGCTGTAACATTGCGGGAACGCAACCTCTTCAAATGCCATGCCATATAACGATTTACAGATTTCATAAAGTGAATGTTGAGCCTTATATTTCGTTGCAGTCGCATTCAATTTCTTTCTGAATATTTTATATTTTTTATCCCATAAATATTTGATGCTACACGATTTACATAAAATATCTGACGTTTCCGACAAACATAAAGGACAAAGATTCATCTCTGGATTTGTTATAGTTCATTTTACTCCCATCCACAACTTGTTTCTCTGTATGTTTATGACCCGATCTACTTGCCATATTTTTTTTCCATCGATGCATTCATATGAAATTGTAATTCCCGCGTTCACCAAGATATCCAAAGGAATTGATTTTCTTGAACCCAATTCCTGTTTCAATATATTCCAACGATCTATATCTATGAAAATCGCTATATCAACACGTTTTGCTTCTTTATATCTAACATTAAAAACAAAATATGCAGCCCCTTGATTATTCTTTGTTTTCTGCAAATATTCTTCCTGTATAGGTCGAATCTTTGACAATGGGAATGCTCTATGAGACTTGTGCTGTTTATACTCAAAGCTGTATAATTTTTTATTAAAAAAAAGTATCGCATCAATATATTTTAAAGTGTTAAACCGCGATCCAATGCTATCAGGGATCTTTATATACATTGCATCAGGGAAAAGATAATTTATGCTTTGTTTTATTTCGCGGGCAAAATCTGATTCGTGCATCAAATCTCCTATTTAATATTAAATTTTTCGACTAATCTTCGACAAAATTCAAAAAATTCTTTTTCTGTTCGATTACTTTTCGAAATATTGCACTGATAACAAAGAATTTTCACATTATTAATTGTTAAAATTAATTCATTATTTATTCTATCTAACGTTGGACTATTTGGATTCAATTTTTTATCTTCGGGAAAATAATTTAATTTTTTGCCACAATAGGGACAATGGAATGATTTCCGAGCCAAAATTTCCAATTCATCTATTGTAATTTCAGTTTTATATCCAGTACTTCTGTGACACCCTAATGATGCCCTAGCCCACATCCTGTAAGGATTTTTCAATTGAGAGCGTTTTCGATATTTTCGTTGAAGTTTATTTATTTTTGATTTATGTTTCCGCCGATATTCTTTGTTATATTTCCGAGAGCATTCCTTACACCAAGAACCAATTCCCAATTTTTTATTTGGATTTTTACAAAATTGTTCAATTGATTTTTCGCACTTACATCTCGGACAAATTTTAGTTACTTCTCTCATAAT